CATCACATAAACATTTTCTCATATCTCTCATCACATAAACATTTTCTCATATCTCTCATCACATAAACCTCTTTCTCATATCTCTCCTATCACATAAACATTTCACCATTCCTCTCCCTCATCACATAAAAATATGGGGAACCTATCCAAAGTTCCCCATACTTATTTTACGACCAGTAATTATTTACTTTCCCATATTAGTTTATCTTCGGCTATTCCGATCTTTACTTCCTCGCACTTTCTTCCTATCCATCCATTGAGATACGAGAATGGTTCTGAGTTTTTTACTTCTTCTCCTAAGAAATTAAAAGCTTCAGTAGAAACATGGGATGCTTCATGGCAAACTGTTTCAAAATCAATTATTTTCTTATTAATAAACCATATCAAAAATCCCGTATTAGGATTTAATTTACACCCTCCGTATGGAACGGATACAGTTACAGCCTTGCTATTATATACGTAACTAAAATCGTTATTGAAACATTCTACCATGCCAGATACGTCTTTTCCTACGTATATCCACAGATTAAAAGGATAGACTTCCGGATAGAACTGATATAATTCACACTTCATTTCGATAAAAGTTTTTTACTTTCAAGGAAGTCCTTAAACTGGTCACTTGATACGTCTATAACGAATCCAGCAGCACCAGCATGTCCTCCACCACCAAATCTCTTACTTACCTCACAGCAATCTACGCCGTCTTCCACGCATTCATAAAGAGAGAACCGGACTTTACCACCTGGCATAATACAAAATGGCATCAGGGCTTTAATTTTTCTACCATCTAACCAGTCAGGTGTAAGAGAATCAAATACTTTGGAACTAAATTCTGTAGTATTCATCGCCACGACCTTAACCTCGTCTACGTAAGCTTCGAACGAGCACGCACTTACCTCTTGTTCGTTTTTGCCGGCCATGTAGTTAATTATAGCACGTCCTTCTTTAGCGAGATCATAGAAAATTAAATCCACCTCATTGTCCTTCATATTTTCTTTAAAATGGTCATACAAATACGACAATGCTATTAACACATTGAGTCTTATTTTTGATCTCAAGGCATACTGGACGGCTACTACCGTATCCCAGCCTAAACCGGATTCTTTATTCCACACATCGTAGTCTGATAAGCACCTGACTATCGCCGGCACCTTCCCCATCAGCAGATCCGAAGCCAGAGCGCACGCACCGGTACCGACTCTCCTAAGCCCTGGAACAGTGAACCCCCATGTCTTACTATCTTCGATAATTCCCTTATGGTGATCTATCCACATCAGGCTCTTTCCTTCATCAAGCCACTTTTTGAAAACCGTTTTAGAATCGGCTCCGAAAGACACGTCAAGAACATAAACAACATCTAAGTCACGCACCTTGCTGGTAACTTTCTTGACATCATCTTCATACGAATACGGGATATAAACAACATCCCTGTCTTTACTGTTTTCGTACATGGTTGCGATGGCTGCCGATACAACGCCATCTAAATCCGATTTATGATAAATTATCGCTGCTTTCTTTACTTTCATGGTATAAGCTTGTAAATGTAATATTATTATCCCCTTTATCTATTTTTATAATATCGCTATATCCTTCATGATATTGATCTTTTTTAATACGAACCTTCAAAGTAAATAAAGGAGGTTTACAGACAGGAGGAGTATCAAACTCCTCACTATAAATATCCTGTAATTTAATTTTTATATTAAGATCAACCCCATAAGGATTTTCAAGGATATATATATGATCGTTGTTTAGAATAACTATTCCTTCACTTGTATGTTCTTTGGACAACTCATAATTTAAATCAAGATCTTTACCAACAAACTGAATAACATCCATATAGTCAATGCCGGCATTCTCAGCACATACCTTATCCGAATCAGAGAACTGCCCTGGCAGACCACTGGCGCTTCCTACCATCAGCGTCATTGTCTCAATATCTTTATATGTTATACCATCCATCATCAACCTACAAGCACCAAGTGCCTTATATACCATACCGGGATTAGGCTTCATCATCGGATCATATTCATCAATTGAAAAACACTCATAATGACCATACACTACTCCTCTTATACCTCTTTTCACTGCAAGATCATGAACGCATCTAAGGACATAATTTATCTTCGCATCAATATCTTCATCGGAAACAAACCCGACACCCACATCACATTGGTTGCTTATTATACCAAAGTATTTAACGCCATTTTGCTCCATAAGATCAAGTGCCCTATTCACGACATCTTGCTTAATCTTCATATCAGTAAGATCTTTTGCATAAAGACCTCCAGATATGGTTTCAACCAACGTCCCGTCAAAATCAAATAGTAGTATTCTTTTGTTTTTAATATACAAATCTTTCATCATTTTTCACTCCTACTCTTTTTTATTACCCTAAACTGAAGACGGAATAGATTACTGTCTTCTTTTATAATATCATACACAGCATAAGAATTTTCTCCTATATCCCATCCAAGATAATCGAGCAGGTCTTTTAAGTAAATCCTCTTGTATTTTACACCAAGGTTATTTACCTTAAACGATCTCTCGTCTTCAACATCAGAAGCAGCCAGATAAAAGACCGTATTTTCAACTCCTTCAAATATCTTCCCTTCTTCTAAGCCGATAACAACCGCATCCGTTACCCCCATCCAATTCAAATTATCGACAGAGATAGTCATTATCTTACTTTTGCTGATTGACAACTTCCGGATCTTGCTTTCTTTAGTTTTAGATCCTAAAAAATCCGTACTGTTAAAAAAATCTACTTTCATGGTTATAATATTTTATATTTATGTTGCAAACATACATAATAAATAATCATCAAAGAAATAAATAGGATTAAAATATGATAAAAAACCATAGCACCACGTATTTAACAAAAATAAATCAATGACGTAAGATAATAAAAATAATCATATATTTGTCGGTATCTTAATCAATTAAAAATAAATGTCATGGCAGAATTGAAAATAGGTTTTGTAACCTTCAATCCGGGATCAGGTGATGGTGATCAGGCGGTTACCGTATCAGGTGAAAAATACGAAGGTCGTGTACAACGCACGCAACAAGTAGAATTTGGTGCCGAATCAGGCGGTGTTAAGAAAACTGCTACCATAAACCAAGCTGCGGCAGCTGAGTTTGTAAAAATAGATCCTACTGCATCAGTAGGAAAAGGAGGTGGTACTGTAACGATCAACGGTACAAGTAACTCAACTAAATTAACGTTCTCCTTAACTCCAGACGAGACTCATCCTCTGGCGTTGGAGATACCTGCCAGTTATCAGGCGGCAGGCAAGGCTACCAACAACGGCGCTGTTATTGCCGACGACCCTGGTGCAACAGGGGGCTTTGCTTTCAGTATCGTATTCTCCGGTATTGCAGCGAACACTAATATAAACGATCTGGTAAATACTCTTAAGGTGACGGCCGCTGGTGGTCAGACAGCTAATACGGTTATTACCCAGACAGCAGGTGATCCGTTCTTGGAGATAGACAAGGAGGTAATTAACTTGGATGCAAACGGTACTCCTCAGACTATCAATGTTAATGCTAACATCAGGTGGACTATCACACAAGCTGTTTCTAAGTTGGTAAGGACAGTAATGAAGTGATGTGATTATTCACGTCTGTATTGCTTATAAAAAACAAAAAGGGACGTCTATTTGGCGTCCCTTTTTTCTATGCATTGTATATAGTATTTATCTTTTTGCCTACTGACAAAAATCTTTTTGAAAATCATCTGTTTCCTGATATGGACTCTTTTCCCGTCATCTAATTCTCTCCAAATTTCATTAAAAATCGAATCTATTAACTCCATAACCTTCTTATCGGAAACGAGATTCTTTCTACCGGGGCTAACCCATCCATCATCAGTCATCTTACCGGCTATCCTATTAGCTATTCTACTTAATTCACGTGGGGTGCTCATTTCAATCTGTTTTTAAATATTCTACCTTTTTCACACTGAAGTATGCAGTCTCTCATGGGATGATCTTGTTCGTGATCGTCACACATCGGAAATTCTTTTCCATAGGGGAAAGCGATGTGCGGGCACTGCGCCCTGAACGCATCCCAGGCCGACTTCCTCACAGCCTCAGCCCCGGCACGCACGCCCTTCTCTCTTTCCTTGGCTGGGTCAGCATACACGTTTGAAATAGCTCTTTTCTTCCAAGTAAGCATATTGTAGTAAAACTTATCCACCAGTTTCCTACCCACTACATCAAACTTCTGTCTATGAATTAAAGGTGCGACCTTAACGACGTTCTTCCTATTTTTACTGACATCGACATAAATCAGCCCGGCATAAGACGGAACTTCATTTACGTCAATCATATTAGGCGGACAGGCGTAGTAGAAATAGTTTGGAGGATAGCTTATGACACCACCTACTTTAATAATGCCGTCTTTAAGAACCTTATGTTTTTTATCCTTTTTGAAGTCGTTAAAGAAATCTTGTTTAGACATCTTGACCTCTACTTCATAAGCGTACAATGATCTTGTTATGGCCAGGAAGTCAGATTCCCAATCATATATATGGAGATTGTTAATAACATACATCGGATTACTTAGCAGATCCCTATTAAGGATCTTAAGCATTTGTTGCTCTGGGTAGTTCATTATCTTACTTTTTTAGAGGCTTGTGGCGGAATCGAACCGCCCTACGAGATTTTGCGGACCCCTGACTAAACCACTCATCCAACAAGCCATGTAGCCCAACCGGGAGTCGAACCCGGAACTAAAGTTTAGGAAACTTTTGTTATATCCGTTTAACTACCAGGCTATTTAATGTTTGCTATGTTCACACACCGCAAACGCCGAGATAATTAACATTTCCACAAAAACTTAATCGTTATCCAAGGAGGATTCGAACCTCCGATAACAGAACCAAAATCTGTTGTGTTACCACTACACCATTGGACAGTGGTCCGGTAGGAGGGATTTGAACCCACGTGTAACCAACTACCCTTTCTACAAGGTATAAGCTTGAGGGGATACTACCGGATAAAATTTATGTATAAATCCTATTTTTACAAATATTAATTATGGTAGCGCGTGATAAATCAAAAATATCAGCTATTTCTCCATAAGACATATTGCGATTATTACTCATATCCCTTATCGTTTTAGCCACATCATTATTTATCTTTCCACTATATAAATTTGACTCTTCACCCTTTCTTATTTTAAACAGCCCCAATCTTATGGCTTCCTTAGTATTATAAGAAAGTGTACACCATTCAAGATTATCATAGTTATTATTCAATTTGTTTCCATCTATATGATTTAAAACATTTAAATTTTCATCATATTTATCAACAAAGTAAATACCGACCAATCTATGAATACAAAATGATTTATACTTTCCATTTTTACATAAATTCACATAATAGTATCCTCCTTGATTTATCCTTTTCTTTAAGATCTTACTCTTTCCTGATTTAAAAGAAAAAACATCTCCGCAATCAGAAATAAAATAATCTCCATCATATCCTTTAATTTCTACTAATCTACTCATTTTATTGATTAATTATAGAACAAGTAGGTATCTTTTCAGATACCTACTCATAGGACTTAATTTTAGATACTCACTTTATTAAAAAACTCTCTCTCAACGCAAAGTTAAGTACTAACCCATAATATGGCAAACATTAAAATATAAAAAGGATTAAAATACCTACTTCTTTTTTTTCTTCTTCTTTTTAGTGTCTTTTACTCGTTCAGCTTCGTTTTCGGGCTCCACAATGTCACCGGCTTCTTCCTGAATCACATCCGTCTCAGGAACAACATCAGACTTCTCTGACTCAGCCACATCCTTATCTGACTCCTCATCTTTATCCAATTCCGGCTCAGCGACATCGTTTTTGTCTTTACCGATTATACCTATCTGGTAGCCTCTTAATTCTACTTGCATTAATTTCATCTTCGATTCTAACTCTTGTATTGTTTTGGACCCAACCGAAACCTCGTTTTCCAAATCTCCGATTCTGATCCTGGCTTCAATCAATGCATTTGATTTCTTTTTTAATTCATATGATATACTGTTTTTCTTTTCTTCTAAGTTACTGATTTTGTAATTAGCCTCATCAAGATCAGACTTAGCTTTGTCAAGATCAGCCTTGGCCGCATCAAGTTCTTCCGTTTTCTTCTTGACGCTTTTTATCAGCTTTTTCTGATTTTCCTTCAAGGCGTCAATCTTTTCCTTAGACTCAGAAAGATCTTTGCCAACAGATAAAATCTCTTTATCCTTTGAAGCGATATCTGACTTGAGTTCGGAAAGCCTTTCCTTGTAAAAATCAGCCTTATCCTGCATTTCCTCAATTTCTTTTGCAAGATTTTCGGATTTAATAGCTTTCTCCCTGTACATTGACAGCTTGCTGTCTGTGATGAATGTAAAACCTAACATGCTCATTTTCAAAATATTTAAACATTACTTAACTCCAGAACTACCAAGACCTTTTTCTCCACGTTCATTCCCGTCTTCTACCTCAATATCTGTTACTTCTTCCAATACCATTTTGTATTGTGGAACGATTTCCATCTGAGCTATTCGATCGTTTTTGCGGATTACGGTCGGTTTTTTATTGATTTTAGTAAGATTAACCATATACTCTCCTTTGTAGATAAATTCGCATTTGCCAGGAGCGTTAGTAACTACCACTCCCTCGTCAAAAGAGAATCCAGATCTTCCTTCCACATTCACACACCAACCTTCTGGTATATTCAACTTGAATCCTGTTCCGATTCTAACAGAATAACCTTGATATAAGGTAATTGATTCAAAATCGGAAGGAACATCTATTTCTACTCCCATGTCATTCATCATCTTCACTACTCTATATGCACGAATATCACAACAGGCATCGCCATCATGTTTGTATTCAGGTACCACGACATCAGGATACAGCTTCTTAATACCTACCTGCACAGTCTTCTGATAACCTGGAGTCAAATACGATTCAGGTATTTTATTAACGACCTTATCTTCTTTTTTATGTTTGTTGTTCTTTTCAGAAACAGTATCCTTCTTGCTATCTTCTTTTTCAGAAAGAAGTCTTTCAATATCTTCTAACTTGTCCATAATTATATTTTTATAGTACAATAAACAATACCTTCTTTTTTTATGTCCTTTGTTGATTCATAGCACTCACGAAAAGTACTTATGTCTGCATCATTAGGATCATCGACCCACCCATCTCCTTGCTTATATTTTTCTCTGGTTTCTGAGTAGATCATACATAATTTATCCCCATGCTTCGCCATAATCCTTTCTTCTGTCACTTTCCTACGAAGCTTAATAAGGGGAAATCTTGTAACTATTTCTACTGTCATTCTACACAATCTTTAAAAGCCCAAGAGATGTTATTCTCCTGGGCTGATGTTTATATTAAAATGGAAGGTCATCTTCTTCCATAGGAGGAAAGTTCGGCATCTGTGCTTGCGGCTGTGGCTGCGTCTGATGCTGAGGCTTGGTGCTCCTTGTAGCAGGCGCCGGGGCAGGTGCAGCAGGCTGAGCAGTCGGCTGTGGCGTATAAGCCGGTGCCTGATACTGTGCTGGCCGTTGAGCAGGTTGTTGGTAATTCTGATACGGAATAGCACTCGGAACAGACTGAGGTTGTTGAACCTGTTGAGGCGCGGCCGGCTGCTGGGTATAAGTCTGAGGGGCTGTAGGCTCTTGCTGAGTATTACTTCCTAAACCTAATTTAGCCATTATACCAGCTCTGATGTCTTTAATAGAAGCATTGAACCTGTTTGAATATTCAGTAATCTTCTGATAAGTGAAGTTGTTTTGAGCTGAATAATCGAGGCTTTTCTTGCCATCAAATCCTGTAACTTCAACAGGGTCAGGCCAGCCATTTACGCCTTTTTTATAAAAACGTTCAACAAGCTGATCTTTTTCTCCGTCTACTCCAGCATATGCAATAATAAGCTCTGAAGAACCAAATTCATCATCTTTCTTCTTCTTAAAGACATTGAAATAAATTTCACGACTAAAATCGATGTTTTCGTAGTATTTTACGAAGCTCTTAACAAATCCCTTGATATTTCCTTTTTGATTGACGAGAGGTATGGAAATACAATAGTTTTCATTAAGCTCGTAATCTTTTAATACGATAAGGAAATTAGTAACAGTATTTCCATTAGAGAAAGTACTTGACTTTAACCCGATGTAGTTAATGTATCCAACTACTCCATTATAATACTCTTTCCAATATCCCGCCGGCTGACCGCTATTAGGATTTATGTGCTGAACAAAACCTTCTTTTGGTTCGTTACTTTTTTCATACAAGTTACCATCTGAATTAATATACAGATAATAAGTTGTACCAAAACTTCTGTTTTCTCTAAAAGCCATATTATTATTTTTTTATAGATTATACAATGTTTGATTTAAGACGTATGTTGATTCGTATTTAGGATTGAACATCTTTATCATCTTATACTGATCAGACCAATCCATGACAGTATCTCCTTTTATAAGTGATTTTACGGAAGACAGTATATTTTCCTTACCGATAGAAAAATTAAAACACGGGCCTTCAAGCGCATTCAAAGGCATTGATTCCATTATCTTTTTTCTATTTCCAAAATCCTCAGACATTACTGTTATGCCGCTTTCTTTATCTACCTTAACATTGACAACATTATCCACTAAAGTCATAGAATTAAGAACAGATATAAGCAAATCCCTGTCGAACTTAACCCTTGAAGATTTTTCGAATTTGCTACATACGTATTCGTAGTTAGGATACTGTTGTTCTACGTTCATATCCGATATAATTACATTATCAAAGCATAAGAACGTTCTAACGCCATCTGTGGAAATACTGATCTCCGTATCTTTATCAGATAGAAAGCGGTATAAGATGGAAGCCGCAACCTTACTTAGCATAATCGACCTTTCTTCTACTGCATTAGCATACTCTTTCCTGTTTATAAACAGACGGAACATATCAGTAGAAACAATGTCAATATAGTCTTTCTTCACATTAAGAAGAATCGAGCATATAGCCGGTCTAAATTCATCCGATCCAACAAACGCAAAAGATCTTTTCATAGACTGAATGAAAGACGAGCTCATAACACGAATACCATCACCTACAGGATAAAAGAAATCAGGGAAAGCCTTATCCTCAATCCAAATAGAAGAAAAAGATCCTCTATCGTATTTAAAAACGATACTGTAATCGTTTTTAATCTCTATCTCTATATCCTGGTTATGATTTTTAAAAAACGAAATAAGAGTCCCGGCATCTACTAAAAGAGAAAACTTATGGTCACAAGAAATATCAGTATTCACATCGAAAATATCATCCGTATATGTTATACGTTCGTTCATGGCTTGTATCCGGATATGATCAAAATATAAAGTAATTTTTATATTCGATGTGACACAATCCTTTAGAACCTTATCAAACATCTTTGAAATGTTTGAAAGTTTCTCATTCATTAGTATGCCAGGAACTCTTACTTTCATTTTTTTTTAAAACTTACGATTATAACTATCTAACACTGCAAATGTATTATTTTAAAATCTAATTACGAATTAATTTGATTTAAAATGATTTAAAATAGATTAAATGGTTCTTCTTGCTGCCTCTGCTATAAGCATCGCATCAACTATACCGTCATGGGCTGTCTTACATCTTTCGTTTTTAACAAACGTATCGTTTGGCCACAGCCTTTTAGCGCAAGACAATGACGTTTTCTTAGTATTCACCTTACTGGCCTCCATGACCTTATCAGAATGCGTCCAAACCAATTTCTGCCATGTTTTAGGAGCTATGAAATTAACGGAGCAACTTATGTCCGTAAATGCCATACAGAGGGAGAGGAACAGCCCATGCAGTTGGCCTTTGTTCTCCATGAGGGAGGCTGTAGAGGATGTGCTGACCCCGTACAGTGCGTGGACGTCCTCTATGACAAATACTACCCTATCAGGATTGTTTTCTACGATCGTATCCCGGCAAAAAACATATTCTTTAGTCAAGTCTACTGGTCCTGAAGCTGATATTCTTGGAGTGGAGATTCTTGATATTAGTTTGCTGTCTTGATCGATGCAGGCTATAGCTCCATCTTTTCCTGGATCTGCTGCTATATATAACACCATAACGCACTAATTTAAATTCATGTCAATTTTGCCAATGTTGTCATCATCGTCAAAACCTCCATTGTCAGTAAGTTCGTAATCAATAGCCACAGCGCCGTTGCTAAGGATGTAAAAACCTTTAAACATCTTTCCTATTTCAATAGGATACACGACATTTACGTCCCTTCCAATATCCTCAAACGGCATAGCGATATCTTCTGTTTTAGCTTCCTTTTGTTTTGCTAATACACCAACGGGTATATTTTTACCTTTTATAGATGCGTATGTAACCATATACAGAACATCGTTATTAACAAACGCCCTATCACTGCTTACCTTATCCAAGCTGACATATATAATATGTTTTATAAAACTATCGATATCTCCACATATGTTAATAGCTTCTACTTCTTTAGGAATAACGACTTCCACTTCTTCTGGTTTTATATTTTTCTTTTTCATTGCATTAATCTTTTCGTGTTTTGTTTCACTTCTTCAACAAGATCCTGATCTTTCATCATCTCTTGCTTAAGTTTCTCATTCTCCTTAATTCTTTTCACCCTATCGGCAAGAATCTTCTTATATTTCTTATCCGATATTTTAATAAACCAAGGACAGTTCCTTGATGGAATCCTTTTACATGGATAGTCAGTGAGACCGTTCGGTCCAAACTGCTCGCATCGGTTACATTTTTCTTCGCCTGTCATTGTACTATATTTTAGGGAAATATTCTTCAAGTTCTCTATAAGAGCACTCTACTACAACAGAATCTCCTTTAGGGAGAAATACTAAAATAGAATCGATAGAAAAAACACTATCTACTTTCCTTACAAGTTGGCCATGCTTATAAGAAGATATGACCAACCTAATTCCATACGCATCTGAATAAGATCCTTTCCTACATGGAGTTATGCTTTCAACAATATAATCAAAGCCTCCGATATTAACTTCATCGCCGGCACTGATTTCCATAATAGGAATCATTTTGGCTCTTCTATCTATGCTTATTTTCATTTCGCAATCTCAAATTTTATTTGCTCCTTCGGTTCATAATTCCATACCTCAAAATCATCAGCTACAAAATCATAAAACCCTTTCCCTTCCATACGAGATGAGATAGTAACCTGCGGAACCGGTCCGAAGAGAGAGCGACGGAGGAGCTCGTTTGCCTGTTCTTCGTGACGGTCATACACATGCATATCTTGTATAAAATGAGTGAAAACTGCGGGCCTTAACCCGGCGTCGTGAGCAAACATCATCATCAACGCCGCATATTGAGCTACATTCCAGCAAGAAGCTGTGATCATATCCTGGCTGCGCTGATAAAGCGTCATATACAACTCATCTCTTTTAACAGATAAATTGATCTGAAACGCACATTCTTGAAGAGGCTTAAGACTATTGGTTTCAGGATCGAACATGGATGCTACTATTCTTCTTGACGAACGATCATTCTTGAGTGACCAAAGAATGAAGTCTGTTTGGTTAAGAAAACCGTAAAGACCATCATGGATATCTGTCATACCCTCTGGAGCTTTTCCGGTTCCCATATAGACATGTCTATTTACCATGTCTCCATAACATCCTTCAATCTTTCCATTATCATCAGCCCACTGATCCCATATATGAAGACCAAGCTCTTTTACGTCTACCGATCTTTTTTGCCAAATCCACAATATTTCTTTTATGGAATTTTTAAGATTAGTAGGTCTAAGTGAACCAAGAGGAAATTCCCGGCGAAGATCGTACTGGTTGCATACTTGCAGGATACGCTTCACCTTGACGCCTGTCCCATCACAGTAGACCGGTCGCTTTACCTCTTCCCACGGCTGGCTCATTATAAGAGCCAAATTGTCTTGAAATATTTTATCTACTCTTGCCATATTCTTATTAGGTACTTATATACTATAGTATCACCATCTCAAGGTTATGCCAACAAACAAGGATCATTGAAAATTCTAAGAGGAATGGTTATAAAGACGATTAATTTCTTCTTGTTCTAAACACGGACCACCTACAACTTTCTCTGTCGCTTTTCTTTGTCTAACAAAATCTTCAGCTTCGGAAAAAGTTGTAGCATAAATATATCCGCCATACTTTTCTCCATTGATTTCAAATTCTGTCACAAACTTCTTTTGTTTCCATAACTGTAATTTTTAAAAGCAAATAATTGATTGATTTATAAAAAGAAATAAAGCGGTGATAAACTAAGTTACCTTAACCAACTACCATCCAATCATCAGCCAACATATCTGATTGAGAAGCTAACCATCCATTTACAATATTATCGTTAGCATCTTTCATGCACAGATAAGAACAGAATTTAATCATGTTGGTTTCATCTATGTCATAATAATCTTTTACGTACTTTTTAAACGAATCCGGTAATGACTTTACTCTATTAACTATCGTATCAGTAGACAACCAATCTTCCGGGCGCTGAAAGACAAACATTCCCTTACCGTTCCATCCTGAACGTGCAATTAACTTACCTTCTTTTACTGCCTCTAAAGCTTCTCCAAATTTCATAACTGTATTTTTTTATAAATTAAACTCTTCAAAATCTATTTCAGATCCGGTTGACAAATTAATCATTGACTTCTCAAGTTCTTCCATTGGAATAGGATCAACAATTCCATCGTTTGAAAGTGTTTTCTTGTAGAAGTCGTTTACCACCGGATCGCTTGTTTTTATTGTCTTAGGAATAGGTTGACGAAGATACATTCCTTCAAGCGATTTTACTCTTGAAAGAGCTGTATATAACTGACCTGTTTCGAAAGAGTTGGATACGTCCATCATCGCCGCATCTAAAGTTAGGCCCTGGCATTTATGGATAGTTATGGAGTAACCGATTTTTATCGGATACTGAGTAATAGATCCAATTACCTCAGACTCCACTTTATACCCGTTTCTGACGTATTTTACTTTATCGAACGAACACGGTGTAATAATAACCTTAGTATGTTCTTCATCTTTAGGACGATCAAGAACGACTTCGATCTCTCCATTCTTAATAGAAGACACAACGCCAAGAGATCCATTGACATACTCTCCTCCGTTTCTAGTGATCATAACCCTGGAACCTTCTTTTATAAGAAGCGTCTTTTCAACAGGAGCTTCTTTAGGATAATCACCTTTTATAATAGCTTCGAATTTTCTTAATGATCCAGGAACAGAATTTATTCTCATTTCATTAATGGCCGTAGCCTTAGCGTTGGTTGTAACGATCTCAACATACCCGGCACTATTTTCAGGCTGAATACATCTGCTATTTAACGTACTAAACACATCATCGTCCATCTGACCATCACGTACCTTATTAAGGATGCTGATAAATTTCTCATCTTTCTGGCGATATATTTTTTCAAAAGACACCATTTCCATACCAGAAGCCATAAGGGACTTAGAGCTGAAGAAATAAGATGTATCGTATATTTCTCTAAAAAAATCTTCTTTGATTACAGGTGGTAACTGAAATAAGTCTCCTACCATAATAAGTTTCACGCCGCCAAACGGATCCTTGTCGCCTCTTGCACGACGAAGAATGTCCGCAACATTATCAAGAAGATCAGGACGAACCATAGAAATCTCGTCTATGATAAGATATTTTATATTCTGTAAAATCTTTTCGGATTCTCCTCTGAACTTGTTTTCACAATTGTCCATAAACTTGCCATTCCTTATCTCTGGAATGTAAGGTTGCATTCCGATCCTGAAAAAAGAATGAATGGTTTGGCCACCTGCATTAACAGCAGCAATACCGGTAGGAGCGACAACAACCGCATTTTTTAATGCCGGTATAACACGTTTAAGGAAGTACGTTTTTCCTGTACCTCCTTTTCCCGTAATAAACAGCGGTTTAGGTGACTTACAAATAGACTTAATAGCCTTTCCCTGGGCGACATTACCTTCGGACATAACTGAACGAAGAACGCATTCCATTAGTTTTTTGTTGTAATTAGATGCCATTTTATTTCTGAATTTGTTTACAAAACAAAAGTATGAAAATAAGATAAAACATAAAACATAAAATAAATTAATTAGAATTAAAAAGAAATAATAAATTAGATAAGTGGCTTTGTGGCAGACAGTAATGTAGTTTCGTATTGATACAGTTATGGCATAGTAGTGGCTAACGGGTGTTTCCGTCGATGTTCTACGATATTATCGTTTTTCGGCTCTGTCGGCGACCACTAAGAACAGACCCTCTCTCAAGTACCAAACATTATAATGGTGAATACTGAGATGAAGGATAAAGATAGGTATCATTACAGAATGATAGTTCTTCAAATGGTATATCCTTGAATACAGATTCACCATCTAATTCTTTATCATTATCTACTGTTGTTCCAATATTAGGTAATGACTGGATACGTATATCCATATTCTCTATCTTTTCCTTAAACTGTTCTGCCCTAACATACGTATAGATGTCTTCGCTTACCGATCCCACCGCTTTAGCCATATCTCCGGCGAACTCAGCATACATATCCCGTACCTCATTAAAACCTGCCTTTTTGTCAGGAGTGGTATTGTTATAGGATTTCATTCTCCTACTTACCCTACCACAGACCCCGGCAACGGACGTCCCCACCTCAGCACAGCAGGCTTCCGCATCAGCCAGGCCTGCCTTTACCGTGGCTACCTTCTCCTTACTCCACCCACTAACCTTGTCGTATGATTGTTTAAGACAGTTTAAGAACATGTCCATTCTTCGCTTCTTATCTTCTGCTATGATAGCGCGATAGTACTTTCTTATAATCTGGTTTTGTGTACTTCGCTCATATCCTTCCCAGAAGTCTTTGTGCGCTTCTTTAGCCATAACAGAAGCCAATGACCTTGCTTCTTCTTCTTTTGTCTTTTTACGATCTATGCCAAGGATTTCTCCATCTTCGGAAACAACTTCTTCTGCGTTCAGGAAACGTAGGATATGAGTATTGTCTTTTAAGAAGAAATTGAAATCGTCTTTTTTACTCACTTTTTCTTTTTCTCCTTTCTCTATATCCTTCTCTCCAAAATACCATCTGTTTGTTGCTCCTTTTTTATACAAGGTCCAGGTATTTGCTATTTGCCAGAAAACAGCTCCGTGCCTATATACCGGAATCAGCTTACCTATTGGGTAGTTATGTTCGTTTGCTTCAATGTAAGCACGAGGATTATCTACGTATGTTATAAATTGTATGTTTTCGAACCTTTTTACGAGCTTGTCTTGTATTGCCATACCGACAATCTCTTTCGCTTTTGTTAGTCCTACATTCAAGTACAAGGCAATTGTTTTATTACTTATCGTCGAATCAATTAATCCATAATACGAGTGGCTTCCGTCTACGACATCCGCCTGAGAGTTTGTCTCTCCACTGTTCAGTACAGACTCATTGTTTCTGACTAAATTAACAAACATCGCCTCTCTTATCCTGTCAAGGACTTTTTCATGGTTTGTTATTTCATTTTTCTTTATCTTAATTAAAATCCTATTCTTTGGAAGATTCACTTTACCACATCCGAGAGTAAGTTGTACGCCATTAACACGATACCTTCTTGCAACGAACGTACTATCCGTCATACGGAACAGTTCGTTAAACATCGGATGTCCTGTCATGTTCTTGAACTTCGAATACCCGATTCCAAGTTTATGAAGAAGATCTTTCTGGTTTTTGAATCTTATTCTCGAATCCCGGCGGGAGATTTTTATCATACAGTATAAAGCATACAATTCCATGAACAGCGAATCATCTGACCACTGCTCCAAAAGTCTAAGACTTATGTTAATATTTCTACCTAATTGTAGCTTCATAATCTGTAACAAAAAAAAATCGGATGGATTTTTGGGGATATCCATCCGATTCATGTCTTTTTTTTCGTCCGGAAAACTCCAAAATCCCGTTACAAATTTGAATCAATCCAAGTAGAAAAACAACAAGACACTTAATATTTTATATTCTTGTTGTTTTATTTGAATTGACTTCAAGTCTGTAACGTGCTACAAATGTAGAAAAAAAATTCAAGAATCAAACAACAAGAACTTATTTTTTTAATGCTACAGTGCAAATATCGGGATAAATCCTGAATCCATTGTCATAAAATACGTTAATTTTAAATTTATAAATCCTTAACCCTTATCTTTGTATCAAAACGATAATCTCATGAAAGAAAGTGATAATAAAGATGTTAGTAATAGGGCTTATAGGCTTTTAGTACCTTATTCCAATACGGTAGATATGGCTAAGAAGATACTTCTGTTTTATAACGGATACCTAATGGCTTCCGGCAATGAGAAGAATGTCATAGATGCGAGGCATTTAAATCTTCTTGCCTATTATTTTGTGTTTGGATATTCGTATGAGACGAAGAAGAAGTTTTCTCATTGTTTCAGTACCGATCTTCAATATGTATCGGTTTTGGATACGGAGATGAAGAAGCGTGGTATTTTGATTGACCGTGAAGGGAATTACAGAACAAGGTGTTTGTGCTCGGATATAGAGAACATGCGCCGTCTTTTTGTATTGGAGGGTTCAAGAGATCAATGTGCGTTGGTTTCTTTATTTTACAGAAAGAAAACTTTTGAAGCCGATGCCGAAGAATGATTTCCCTATATCATTTGAGTCACATATTATAGATGATGTGATGGATAAGACCGGGGGCGTTTACGACCGAAACCAGATACGTGACGTTTTCAGAGCCAGTATTTCTTATGCCAATAACTTATGTACGTACACAGATAACGTGTCTGTATCGTTTCCGTATGTGGGTGATATGGTTTGTAACCTTCATGAGATGGAGAGGCGCAAACACAATCTTGAGCGTCTTAAATCCAAGGTAGAAAAATTATCTAAGTATCAGGAAAAAGAACTTCAGTGCCTTGATATTAAGATAAGGATGATAAAGGATGCTTATGACTCAGGTGAGATAAAAGGTGGGGATATGTTGATAAAACACAACAAATTATCTATCTTTAAATCTCGTAAGGGTCATAGTTTTAGTGAAATACAAAATATTCAAGAACAGGAATTTAACAGATAAGTTATGAAAAAAATTTTGCAAGCGGAAGTTATATACGATGCTTTTATGGATACGATATTAAAAAAACTTCCAAGAAAAAAAGAAGATTATCCTGATTGGTACAAGGAACGTCTTGAAAAGTGTGAGGGATGTAAATTCAATACCAAGAACGTCCCTAACTCTATGCTTCCTCTTTCTTTATACGTAAGCAAAAAAATAGGTAAAAATCGTTGTTCGGTATGTACGTGCTTCATCAAGCAGAAGGCCTGGAGCAAGACAGAGGAATGTGCGCTTGGGGAGGGGCTTCCCCGTCCTTCGTGGATGGACCGTCAGTATTCTGTTGATTTTTATGATGAGAAATCAAGATGGAATAGATTGGAACTTATTACAATGGATTCTGATGAATTTAATGTTATTTCTACAGATGACAAGCAATACAATATTGACCTATCTAAAGACGGTAAATCATTTGAAATCATTTTCGAACCGGTAGAAAAAGGGAACAGTATAAGGTTTTCATTCGTTCTTGAGTCGAAGCATGATATGAAGATAACAGCATCAGAGACATCTTGTGGTTGTACGTCATCTAATTTGAATATCATTGACTCACGTCACTTTAAGTTCAATATAGAGATACATACAGCAGGATTTGGAATAGGAAGATTCGTAAAGCACATGACTGTTCACTATCAAAAAGATGGGTCTCAAAAAGAGGAAAAAATTCCGTTTAATTTTGAAGGTACTATAATTCAAAAAAGTTAAGTTATGGGTGGATGTGGTAAAGCAAGGCATTTACAATGCGAGGATAAAAGGAAGTCCTTATTTTCTATGTTGCAGGCATCTTGTGACGATCTCCCCGATTATTCTGCCGGAGATATTCTCTATGCCGTACTTAGATCTTTTGCAAAGAAAAGAGGATTGTCTGTTTCTTTTTTAAGGACGTTGACAGACAGCGAGCTTTTTGAAGTGGCTGATTATAATTTATCAATGGAGTTGATGGACGTTATTATTCATGATAAAAAGGTTCTTGACAATGAAGAAGATTGATTTTGATTCAGATATAAAGCATCTTATTTCTTATTACAACCATCTACTGTCTGCGCAAGACAAGGCGGGAGAGGAGATGGAAGAGATAACTAAGGATATTATTAGGAAGAAGGATGAGGAAAACGACATAGAGTTAGAAGACTTTATTGATTTAGAAGAAAAGTCGTTTATGACCAACTTGTATCAACAAGAGATGTTGAAAGTATCTTCTTCTATAAAGGCCGTTTACAGGTTATCTATTAACGCCGGTCATGATCTCAATGTAGATGATGACAGTAAGAAGGTTCTTGATAGGATAGTAAATGACGGAGAATCAGATTTTATTATGTACGTTGATAATAATACTGGTTCTGTTGTATTCAAAGACGAATCTGTTGAGGAAGGAATAAAAAACATGTGCAAGTATCGTGTTGATCCATCTTCTCTTGAAGACAGGTTTAATATTCTTAAGTCTCAGTATGAGGCTTTTTTAAAAATTATCAACAATGAAAGCAAGAAAGCCGACTAACGATGATGTCTCTTACGTAGATCGAAAACTTCTTGTGCTAAGGGATCAGATAGATAAAGCTGAACGTTATCTATCTGAAAACCCTTGGGATAAAATAGAAGATTCTGATAAGAGGGAGAAAGAATTTAGGTTTCAAAAAAGCTTGTCTGATAGCTTAATGCAATGGACTGAATCTTATATTAAGATGTGTGGGATAATGGATGTCTATAATCAGCTTGAGGCTGCCAAAAACAAGAAAAGCCTAAAAGGAGGACAAACAGTATCAGGTATTCAGTCTTTTGTCAAGAATGAAGCTAAGAACAAGCTCGATAAATAGTTTTGTCATGAATTTTAACAGTAAAGAACTTTATATAAATATGGGTAACGATATCCCGTTATGGAATGACCTGTATTCTTATGAAGAGCAAGATGATGATGTCAAGCAATTCTGGGAGAATGAGGCTATGAAACTCCTTAACGGTGTTACCATAAATGGGGTATTTATACATCCTTGGCTATATTGGCATATCAATTTCTGGAAGATGATGATTGACGTAGGAGATGATCGTATTCCTGGAAATTCTCAGCTTCGTGATAATGAATGGATGTTTGCCGAATTTCTAAAGCAGGCGGAAGAAGAGAATAAAGGAATATTCATGTTCGGGTGCCGTCGTTTTGGGAAAGCCCTTCTTGATTCTGAGATACTTTATCTTGAGGACCGGGAAAAGATGATAGGAAATATTGTTGTAGGGGATAAGATATATGACGATAAAGGGAATTTGGTAGAGGTCGTAGGTGTTTATCCCCAAGGAAAAGTAACTACCTACAGAGTCGTATTCGAAGACGGTCGTAACGTTATTTGCTGCGGTAATCATCAATGGCGTGTCAATCATGGAGGAAAATGGCATGTTAGGAGTCTTAGAACCATAGCCGGATTGGATTATAAGAGTATGTCTATTCCAGTAGGTGAGGCCCTGAACTACCCTACGGCAAAGCTGCCGGTTCCGCCGTCGGCCTACGCCTCGATGCTGGCGGCTTATCTCGGTGGCTATAGTGGGGATATGTTTTTCGATAAATACATTTGTAAGAAATTTCTAAGATCATCCATAGATCAAAAGAAAGATTTTATAGAAAACTTCATTCGTTCTTTCAGAAATGTAGTAACCGGAGAAGAAGAGCTTACGTTGTCTCATATTGACATGGATGTCATAAATTTTGTACAACGTATGTTTTGGGCTTCAGGTTGGTATGCTAAATTGGAGGGGAACAAACTTATACTATCAAGGAATCGTAAGGAATTAAAAATAAGATCCATATCAATATACGGAAAGGAACATGCCACCTGTATAACCGTTGATAATGATTCTCATTTATTTTTGACCACCAATTACGTCGTTACTCACAATACGGCTATAATGAGCTCCCTACTGGCTCGTAATGCTACAATGACATACAATTTGACGCATAATGTTATTGGAGCAAGTAAAGAAGACCTTGCCAATATGGGAGAGTATCTTGAGTTTGGACTTGATAATCTTCCTCCTTATCTTACTATAAACAGGACCGGTAACGACTGGACTAAAGAAGTTGTTTTAGGTACAAGAAACATCAATAACCAACGTGATGTTCATGCCAGAATAAGAATCACCAACGTTGATGATGGAAAGACGCGAGGCTCATTGAAGACCGCAGGTGGAACTCCATATACGTCTATATATGATGAGGTAGGTAAATTTCCGGTGCTTGGGGCATGGCTTGCCGGTAGGCCGGCTCATATGATGCATGGTAGAATGAGGGGCGTTTGTTTGATGGCTGGATGTTGTTGTGCTGGTACAATAGTGTACAAATCAAACGGAGAACCGTGTAGGATAGAGGATTTAAAACAAGAAGATGGAATAATAGGATTCGATAATATATCATCAAAAGCTGTAAGTCGAGACATAACATGGATGAAACCTCCTGCCGAGAAAGAGTGTTATAGAATAACAACAAAAAGAGGAAGGGTACTTGAATGTAGTGGGGATCATCCCATATTGACTGTTGTAAAGAAAAGGAAGGGTAAATTTAGGTACTTTGGATCTGATTTTAGAAGGGCTGATTCTCTTAGAGTTGGACGTAAAATATGTGTATCAGATGGTGTGGATATATGGGGAGATAAAAAAATGTTTGATCCATACCTTGTTGGCATTCTAATAGGGGATGGGAGCTATGGTTTTGATAAGACTCCTATTGTGTCTACCAGTGATGATGAGGTGTATGATTATATACGATCTAAATATGAGTGTTGTATAGAGAAACAGTATAAGACTAAGGACGGAAAAGACTATAGGGAAATAAGAATAAAAGGTATATGCCATGAGTTAAGGGAACTTGGTATATATGGTCAGACTAAAAAAAACAAAACACTTCCATTAAATATACATTCATATAGGAGAGAGGATGTTATTATGATGATTAGGGGGTATTTTGATGCTGATGCTACTTTTTATTCCAATAGTGATAAAAAACTTCATCGTATAAGTGTAGGCTCTTGTAATAAGCATCTTCTTGAAGAGGTAAAAGATGTTCTTTTTAAATTAGGAATACATAGTACTATTTCTTATAGTCCGTCTAAAAACCCAGCAGATAGATCAATTATTCTTGATTCGTATGTATGTAATATATTGGATAAATTATCCATGCTTAAATATTGTGATATAATTGGAACAGATATAGGGTATAGAAGAGAGAAACTTGACTCTATAAGGAAATTCTGTTCTAATTTTAGCACATTTGGATCTTTTAGATCAAAGTATATAGATGGAGTGATAATAGAAAGGATAGACAAGATAGAGTATATAGGGATTAAGCCTGTTTACAACCTCACTGCATCAGATACTCACACTTATATAGCAAATGGTATTATAACCCACAATACTGGAGGTAACGTAGAAAAGTCTCAAGATGCCCAGAAAATCATGAACTCTCCGGACGAATATGGATTCATTATAATGAATTATGATATTCTAAATAAGAGAGTTATTAAACCAACATGGCGTATATGTAAATCTGGATGCTTTGTTCCGGCCCAGATGTCTCATGCTTATGAAAAGAAAGAAACGACTCTTGATAAGTATCTTGGAGTAGAGAATGCTCCCGGTCTTAAGAAGATAAAAATAAAAGTTTCAGACTTTGATAAAAATACTGGAATAATAAAATCACGTCTTGACGAACTTGTCAAAAAGGATAGAGCTTTATACGTCCAGGAACGAATGGCATTCCCTTTGTCTATAGATGATTGTTTCCTTAATACGAACGTAAATAGGTTCCCTGTAGAAGATGCGTTGAAGCACAAAAGCCGTCTTCTTGAAGAAGGTAGGCCTGGTAAAACAGTGGATATTTATCAGATAGACGGCATGAAAATGGGGTATAATTTTAGTGATAAGCAGCTTGCTGATTATCCGTTTCAAGGTGGTAACATAGATTCTCCTGTTGTTATATATGAGGATCCACCAGAAGAAGGAGGTGTTTTTGATTACACTTATGTCTCATCGCTTGACCCCTATAAATCTGACAAGGCTGATACTGATTCTGTTGGTTCGTTTTATGTACTTAAAAGATATGTAAAAATCAACGATCCATTTGCTTATTGCATAGTAGCATCATACGCATCACGTCCTCCATCTTCCGATGATTTTTGTAGGAATTGTGAAATACTTCAAGAAGCGTATGGGGCCAAGTGTCTTATGGAGAATGCCGACCGAATGTATGAATTTTATCTTACGAGACGAAATAAGCAGCTTATGTTGCTGGAAGATGGCGAACGTCTTGCCGGTAAGATTATCCGTGCCGGAGCCCGTCAGAACAATAAGCTCGGTTTGGCTCCTACGGTTCCCAATCAGCGTATGCTTTTCAATACCGTTATTCAATATTGTTGGGAGGATGTTGTTGTTGGGTATGATGATGATGGTAATGAAATAACACAGAAAGGTATTTACCGTATCCCTGATATAGAACTTCTTGATGAGATCATAGCCTTCGGCCCCGGGACCAACACCGACCGTATCATAGCCTTCGGCCACGCTCTTCTTCTGGCTAAGTATTATGATGATATGGGTTACATGCCTGAAAGTACGACTCAGAAGGAGAATCAAAAGAAGAGAGAGCGCAAGAAGATAGAACAGGTCAAAGGATTTACGGTAAGAAGACATAACCCTTATAAAATGAGGTGACGAGAACAAATTCCTTATCTTTGTGAAAAATAGGATAATAGGATGGAATATTTCAATAGAGATCAGGCTTTTCCGGCCAGAGGAGTATTTTCAGGTTTGCCGGTACAGGCGATACCTACCAAGAGAAAAACCAAGGAGTGGTTTAAAGCCACTATGGATTCTCTTGAATTGATTGGTTTGAAGCAGCTTGATGAGAACCAGAAGTTCAAGGATTTTTATAGAATGATGGAAGGTAAGTTATCCTTTATGGAGCTGAAAGACGTAATTCCTTATCTTAAGGATGTTCAGTCTATAAGGGACAATGTAAATATTCCATCATTCTTACGTCATTATGATATAATAGGTACGATCGTAAACGCTTTTGTAGGATGGTTGGGCAACCTTTCTGACAAGTATAATGTAGTTGGATTGGACGAATCTGAAGTGAATCAGTATTCTGCCACGAAGGAGAATCTCCTTCATAATTACATTAAAGAGGAATTGGACAGAAGGGTTAGGCAAGAATTGTTAAATAGGGGATTGGATCCGGATTATAATAATTTTGCAAGCGAAGAAGAAAAGCAGGCTTATGCTCAACAGATACAAGAGGTGAAAGCATCTATGACCCCTCCTGAGATAGAGAATTTCATGAATACAAAATGGAAGACTGCCGAGGTTATATGGGGTTCTCATACGCTTGAAGCAGACAGGGGGCGTTTTTACATGGATGAGATAGACACCGAGAATTTCATCGACTATCTTCTTACCGGTCGTTGTTTTAGAAACTATCATGTAGGATACGACTATTATAAGCCGGAGAGATGGTCTCCGTTGAATACGTTTTATTCTAAGACATTAGATAGCAAGTATCCGCAGTACGGTGATTATATTGGTCGTGTTCATTATTATACTGCCAATGATATTATAGTAAGGTGGGGGCATCTTCTTACGGCAAAAGACAAGCAAAAGCTTATAGGAGGTGCTGATAATTTCAATGGTACTTATAACAATGGTGATAATGGAAGCTATGTAAGTTTATCCAAATCGGCGAGTGTAGGGATGTTATATCAGAATAAGGTAATACCTTGGAAAGGATATAATGATTATGCTTCTATAAAAGCTTATGAGGATTATTACGGTATTCCAGCCGGCACATATACCGGATACGATAGTAATGGCAACGAATATCACAGAACCAGATTCATGCCAAATTTAGAGCATGGTAATTATTATAACCGTGCCCAGAGTTTAAGCGACGAGCATGTTCGTAGTGATTTGTATCAGGTAACTGAATCATATTGGGTATCCCCGGCTCAGGTGTATGTAATTACCTACCAAACTGAAACCGGATTAGTAACTACCGAAATGGTAACCGACGAGCTTCTTCAGGACTTTTTACAGGAAAATGGTATTAAGAAAATTACCAGAACCATGAGTAAGGGAATGGAGAACCCGGAGATTAATACCTATTTCGTAGATTACGTTCCACAGGTAAGGTACGGGGTTAAAATAAGTGGAGGTGCCCTCGCTCAGGACAACCTGTATCTGGATGGAGAACCTATCGATCACCAGATAAAAGGGGATAGCAACATCTATGACTTTGTTTTACCTGTTGCCGGATATATCGGTACTTCTATGGCTAACAGGATTCAGCCATATCAAATATTCTATAATTTCTCCATAAACCAGATAAACAATATTCTTGAAAAGGAGATCGGTAAATTCTTCTTAGGAGATATAAATCTGGTTCCGAGTGAATACAAGGATTTGGGTGAAGATGTGGCTGATATATGGGCAAACCTTCTTGATGTAGCTAAGTCTGTAGGTGCTCTTACATTAGATACCTCATCTCAAAACACGAAAGGTGGTGTCCCTTTCAACCAGTTTGCTGTCTATGATTTGTCCCAGACAGAGCAACTTAAAACAAGAATGGAACTTGCTGAATGGTCGAGGATGAAATGTTTTGAAATGGTTGGTATCACGCCTCAAGTAATTAACGGCCCCAACAGGTATGAGACCGCCACCGGGGTCCAGCAGGGCGTTACAGCATCTATGTTACAAACACAGATATACTTTGATAACTTCGGTTACTTCAAGAAACGCGCTTTGGATCTTCATCTGGCTGTTGCTCAACAATGTCAGGAAGAAGGAAAGGATATTTCTGTAATGTACACAAAAAGTGATCTTACCAGAGCGTTTTTATCTATAGGAACCGACGGTCTTAGTCTAAGGCATCTTGGTGTTCAGGCATTATCTAATTCCAAGAAAAGGGATGAGCTTGAGAAATTTAAAACTTTCATGTTGCAGCTAAATACAGCCGGAGGCGATATTTACGATCTTGCATCTATCTTCACATCAGATTCTATGGTGGAACTTATACAGAATGCAAGGAATACTCGCGCATACAACGAGCGTCAGATGCAGCAGCAACAACAGAATCAGATGCAGCTTAACCAGCAACAGATACAAGCTGAAGCTGCTGAGAAGGATAAGCAACGTCAGCATGAACTTGCTTTGGAAGACAAGAAAGGTCAATACAGGATACTTCAAGAGAAGATTCAGGCGGCAGGCAGGGCGGCAGACGCCAAGAGCGACGCCACCTCCCTCAACTTCCTGGCTTCTGTTTCAGATCAGACCGTAAGGCAAGCTGATATAGAAAGCAATGAAAGGATAGAGGATAAGAAAATTGAAAACGATTCCAAACTTCATGATGATGAAATGAGAATGAAAATGGAAGAGTTAAAATTAAAATCCAAAGAGCTTGCTCAACGAGCGAGGGAAGATGCCACCAAAAGGTATGTAGCCGGAATCAATAAGAATTAAGGATTAAACATCCCCAAATTTCATTAGAAAATCTCTAATAAAATTTGGGGATGTTTAATTTTTAGTGAAGATTAAACACTTATAAGTTTTTTGTCTGAAATATAGGTATTTAAATATTTTTGCAGTATGGGAAAATTAGAAAAAAATGGAATAGTAGAATTGGACGATATTTTTAGTATCGGTCCAGTTGATGATGTTTATAATAGGGAAGAAGATATTCTGCCTATTAATGGTAATGAACCGGCTAAAAAAGATGAGAAGCCTGTAGAAGAAGGTTCTCAAATTAAAGAAGAGCCGGTTGTCGATCCTACTCCTGATCCTAAAGAGGATAAAAAAGGAGAAGAGAATGTGGTTGACGTTAAACAGGATCCGGTAGAGACCCCGGTTGTCAATTACAGAAAAGTATTGGATGCCCTTTCTTCAAGAGGGATCATTCCCGATTTGAAAGATGTGGTATTTAGCGGTGAAAACGGCGAAGAGATTACTATCAATGATCTTGATTTTAGTAAAGAAGATTCGTTGTGTGACATACTATCTACAGTCCTTGAAAGCCAGAAAGAGGATATTGTTAAGGATAAGATAGATGTTACTTCTGTTTCTGATATTACCAAGAAGCTTATTCAGGCTGATAAGGCTGGCGCTAATATCGTTGATATTCTTAAGCAATATGATACGAATGTCGCTCCGATAGAAAAGCTTGACATTGAAAACAAAGCAGATCAGATAAAGATCGTTCGCCATTATGTTGATCTTCTTGGGTTGCCTAAAGATGAAGCTGATGAGTTTTTCAAAGGCATTATCAATAAAGGAGAAGAGTATGTTGAAGCAAAGGCTATAAAGTATAAGGCTGAGCTTGATAAGAGAATGGATGATATTATCCAGCAACGTACTAAAGAGGCTGCCGAAAAGAAGGCGAAGGATGCAGAAGATTTTAGAAGGTATAAGAAAGACCTTAAGTCTTCTATCCAGGCAAAGTATCAGCTAAATGACACTATGGTATCTAAAGCTCTTGATTTTGCCCTAAAACCTTCTGAATCGAATCCCGGAATTACCAAAGCATTTAATAGGGTAAGGGAGATGATGATGAATCCGGAAGAAGCGCCAGATTTGATTATGTTTCTTATGAACCCAGGAGAGTTCATAAAACAGAAGTCGAATCAAGCTGTAGTTGATGAGAAGAAGAAAATTTATAAGCTCATCAGCCACACAAATAAAGACAAGAGGGTAGCTCCGGTAGATGATAAAGGTGATCAAGTTCAAGGTGTGAAGTTCGATGAAATCAGTATAGATTAAAAATTAAAACATTTTTTCGTTCATGGCTAATGTACTTTTAACAAAAAATTTCCCGGCCACCATGAATGGTGACACGGTGATTGGATATACCGACGCTAAAGTCGTTAAGCAAAGTATCGTAGAGCACGATCTTAGCTCTTTAGAAGATTGGTACTACGAAAATCCGGATAAGAACCATCTGGGTATGCTTGAGTTGTTTTCTAACATTACAAACTATCCTCTGCCTATGTATATGGGTATGATTAAACAGGATGCTACTATTACCGTAAATGGTATCAATGGTTCATTCCGTTATGATCTTCCGGTATCAGAAACGTATGAGGTGGTTACAGTAGAAGACACGTCTTTGAAATATGCAAAACCTGGTATTGATGAAAGCTTCTTCGAAATTGTGTTGAATGCACAATTCAAACAAGGAGATGTTATTACTTACGATGTGATTAACGGTTGCCAGGCTCTTATCTCTACAGAGCGCCCTCCGAAACAAGAAGGTGAAAACTGGAGATATTGGTGTAAGCTGTGGGGTCGTTCTCGTGCTAAATACTTCCCGAAAGACATGCTTCGCGCCGGTATTAAATACTGGAAGGTAACAAACGTTCTTGGTGAGTTCTCTACTCAGTTCTCTGGTGTAGGAGGTGCTTCTAAGGCCGGTTCTATGACTTGTGAATTTACGCTTGGTGGACACCGTGGTGTTGAAGGTGAAACGACTATGTACGCTGGTATTAAGTCTTTGGCTTATGCGGACGAACGTACACAGAATTTCATCGACAAGGCTTACCAGAAAGTTCGTCAGCTTTCTGAAATCAGAGGAGGTGATGCAAGTTATGCCATTATCGGTTCTCGTCTTGGTGACGGAAGCATTGATATGCGTACGGCACGTGTAGCCAATACAGTGTCTTTGTTCTGTTTGGCTGAGTTGGCTAAGATGGAAGCATACGAACTTATGTTCATGCGTGGAGGTAGAGTTAAGGGTCATAATGGTGTTTTGATGAAAAACGAAGGTTTGTACCATCAACTTCGCCGTGGTTTCGTTATCTCATATGCACGTCCGGGCGGTATCAAGCGCGAACACTTCCTGGCTGCTGCTGACTATATTTTCCGTGGTCGTAGCGATATGCCGATTGAAAATCGTGTAATGAAATTCAAGGTAGGTGCTATGGCTTACAAGAACATCGTTGAAATCTTCCGTGATGAGTTCTTCTCTCAATTGGGTGCCTTGGCTCCGCTTATGGGTACAGAACGTATTATCAATAATCCGGTAACAGGATCAAACGATGCTCTTGAATTAGGAACTGTAAAGATCAAGGGTGTTACTATTCCGGGTATTGGTAAGGTTATTGTAGAACACGAACCTTCTTTGGATTACGTTGATATGGTAGATAGAAGCCAGTTGGTAGACGGTATGACTCCTATCACATCATATTCATGTATTATGGAAGACTTGACCGCTCCTGAATATTCCAATGCATTCGCCGGCATCCCTGCTTCAGCCGAAGCTCGTATTGGTAATATCAACAGCAACGTATTCTACGTTAAGCCTGATATCGGTTCTATGTGGTGGGGTTACGAACAAGGTAGATGGTCATCCAGAGTATCGGCTCAAGAAATTGTATCCAGCCATCCTCGTATGTCAGAACAATTCTGGTGCCACTCTGTATCGGCTTGTTGGGTAAAAGATACCAGCCGGTTCGTAACAATTGAATTGTTACCAAGTTCTTTGTGATCATAACTTTTAATATTAACTTGCGGTCGGCTTTAAAACCGGCCGCAAATTTCGTTTTCATAGGATATATAAAAGATGGGAAAAAAGATTTTTGAAGAAAGCCATGAGTCTAAGAAACTGCTGGCTACCGTAGGAGGAATGAAGATATATTCCGACTCTATTTATGTTATAACAGGTAAGATGGATGAAGAAGCTCCTTCCGGATATCAGGAAAGAGGCATTTCCAAGACTCCTTTCCCTGGGAACAAGACAGTATCTTGTTGTGGATGGGACAAGGATCTTAGGGTGTATGATACAGGTTTCTTTATCAATTCAGCATGTTATAAAGGTTACTCACTTGAAGACAAGAAGAATGAAATGGATATGCGTATTAAGAATATTCGGTATCCGTTTGAAGAAACTGTCAATGAGGACCTGGACCAAAAGAACTTCGATTTCTGGGATTCTTACAGAATTGACTTATATGATGGTCGTTTGTTCTACACTAATGACGTTCGTGATTTATTTGAGCTGTATATAGCTATTTTATCCAAGTCTCTTACTCCTAAAGAGGAAGACGGTAATCCGATGTACGTTGAATCTTATTATTGTGTAGAAGACAAGACTACGGCCGTAGATATCAGGAAACAACGTCAGATTGACAAGGCTGATATTTTATACGAGTTCATGAACAAACTGAAAGGATCCGAGGCTGAAAGGAAAAGCATCTACGATCTGCTTTTGTATCTTGATATCATATATAGCGTAGAGCTTGATCAGAGCATGGTTCAATACATATTCACTAATTGGATTGATGCTAAGAATACGAACGTTGACATGTATAAAGAAGCAAGCTCAAGGTTCTTGTCTGATGATGAATCTTCTGAGGGAATGCAGGTGATCAAATTCCATCGTATGATTAGGGAAATGATCGAGGGACTGGCTGTCACCGTCAACACCGACGGACTGTATCTGAATGGCGAGCTCCTGGGCGCCGACGCTATCTCTGCGTCTATGGCTCTTGCTTCCAATAAGTCGATGTTAGAAACCAAGTCACGTGTTCTGGAAGCGTATAATGCTTTAAAGAACAAGCATAAAAAAATAGAAGGAGATAAGTCTGACAAGAAGAAAAAGGAAGACGAAAAAGGTTTTGATATTGATCAATACGCTGATAAAAAAGAATAATTTATGAAGATTGTTGATTGTTATCTTCGGGCCTTACAGAAGGCTGAAGAAAACATGACCAACGGTGGTATAAAACTTGACAAGGCACGTTTTGTTCAGCTTTTTAATGACGAACAAAACCGCCTTGTTCGTTATATCCTTGATAAGAAAAACGAAGAGGATATACGTTATATCCAAAAGTTAGTTGTGTATTCAAAAGAACTTGACGAGAAAGGAGATAAAGATAATCCGGAAAGCACTTTGTTTTCATTGCCTTCTGATTTCTTTTCTTTTTCAAACATATCAGGCGTATTTACCAAAGGTGAATGCACGGTCACTGATTTTACCATGTGGGAGGCTAAGAACGAAAACCCGCATGAGCTTCTTGCCGACTTTTTTAACAAACCTGATTTTGATTTTAGGGAAACGTTCTACACTATAGGCGAAGATTCGGTAAGGGTGTACAAGTCTGGTTTTGAAGTAGACACCGTTTACCTTACGTATTACCGCTATCCTAAGGAAGTTGACATCGAAGGATATGTTAAATCCGATGGTTCTAATTCAACCGATATAGATCCTGAATTAGATGATAAATTAATTGGTATTATCCTTAACATGATTGAAAAGCAATTTGCTTTGAATGAAAGCGAATATGGACGTTATCAAATAGACTCAAACAACGTCCAATCTCCTTTATAGCAGAATAAAGGCACATCCTAAATTAAACATTATCAAAAAGCATTAAGAATTAATTAATTCCTAATGCTTTTTGTTGCTTATATGACTATCGCTATTTTTGAGACAGATAACAGAATACTAATTTTTAAAATATTATAAGGCTATGGCTATCCATAAACCGTATGACAGACACATTATCTGTCCTCCGCACGCTAAGTTGGCGGACGTAGATTCTTTGTTGCTTCAAGAAGGTCAGATCGCTATCTATGATTTGGATGGTGAGCAGACTAAAGATGGTTTGAAAGCGTTGAAAGACTTGAAAGGATATCGTAAGGACGAACAACGTTTCCAGATCAGAATCGGACGTAATGAGATGGTGAACGACCGTGTATCTGATGATAAATCATTCTCTACACCTACGTTTGCTATTGACGAAATCATAGAAGTGTATGCTTCTGCTCCGAAGAGCAAAGAAATTAAAGTAGATGAGGTTATTTTCGGTTATAACGGAATTGACGACAATACCGCTATTACAGCAAGAAAAGGCGATCGTATTCCTATCCATATTAAGCTGACAGGACGTTTGTTCGAGCTTCGTGGTTATCCGATGGGTGAGGTAAATATTGATGATTACATCATTTTCGAAAACTGTCCGGGTCGTGAGGATATGTGCTCAGAATGTGATCCTTGCGAAGATGTTGATATTTTGGCTGCTATTTTGAAAACAATCGAACGTATCAAGAATCAGCCGATTGCAGGTGGTGGCAAGGTAGGTGATTTTGTAGAAATCCATCCTATCCATTCTTGCAATGAACTGGAAAAAACTCCGGTGGAAACCGACATGAATTTCTATTGCATGGAAATGTGTGATACCGGTGATGCTTATGCCCTGGCTCAGCTTAAGGCTGCTTATCCTGGTTTGGATATCAAGAGAGTCGGACGTCATCTTTCTACATCCAAATATCAGGTGATGAAAGAAGGTGGTAAGCCTGCTGATTATACTCAAAAGCTGTCTTCTATAATGAAAGGCTGCGAAGAGTGTCCTGAAGGATATACTAAGGTAGACGGCGGTTTGATTTATGCCGTAACGTTAGAGGATGATGGCGTTGATCAGTCTACTGTAGTAGAAAGCATTAAGAATGCCGTTAGTAGCACTGCCGAGAAAACAGCAGCCCAAGATGGCGGCGTAGGTATGTACACTGTGGCCGTAAGCAAGAAACTGACGAAGGCTGATATCGATGCATTTGTAGAAACTAATCCGACTGCCACAGTAACGTTCGTTGCTAAAACAGCAGATATGTGTAGCAATCCTACTGTTACTACCGTTAGCTGGGAAGCATGTGGTTCTTGTAAGATTTCGAAAGAAGCTTATGAAATTACGTTGCCGGATGATGAATGTGGTAACAGTGCTAAAGAAGAATTGCAGGCAGCATTCCCGTATCTGACAATCGAAGATTACGGTACACCTGGTGGATGTCAACACAAATTCAAAACAACGGTCGTTACTAACATGGTTTGCGACGAATGCGATAAAATTTTCAAAGACTTTTTCGTATCTAAAGCTCCCGAATCTTATCGTGGACGTAACTGGAAACGTTTGGGTGCCGTAGCAGGAGATCAGTCCATTATCGCCGATCCGATTCCTAAGAACTGCAAATGCGGTATCTTGTTCCGTGGTATTGACTACATGATTTCTCCGTCCGACTGTTTGATTGACCGTCTGACATTCCAAGAAGGATCTGTTCGTATTGCTGTAAATGGCGGTTATCCGGATGAACAGCGCGAGGTTATCAGCACGTACTTCAACCCGATCCATACCGAATATAAACAGCACTGGGCTCCGCGTACTCACCTCGGCGCTGAATTGCTGGATAAGGAACGCGAACAACGTATGTTCTTCGACTTCCGTAAGACTCACCAAGAACTTATGGAACGGATGTTTACCAACGAAGAAACCCGCTTAGACCTGTTGGCTCCGTATGCTGATTATTCAGTAACGTTGAAGCCGGCACGTTATTCTAATGGCTTCGGCAGGGTAATTGATGATCATATTACAGTACACTTCCATGTACCGTATGGCGCTCACGAAGGTATTCAAGACCTTATGGACTTGTTAGCTGCTTCGGCAAATATCAAGCCCTGCAAGATTTGATTTTCCTTTTTTCTATATATCCCAAGGGGGAGGAGGCTGGTCCTCCACCCCCTTTTTTGTAATAAAATAATTTGAAATAAGTTAGTTTCATATGAATGGCGTGGATTTTTTATCCGGTGCCTTTGGTAGGGGCATTGATAAAATAACCAACATAGTTGGAAAATGGGGTTCCTCCCAACCGGTAGATGACAGCAAATCCGGTATAAAAATAGGGGACAAAATCTACCAGGTGGTTGTGTCCTTAAATGGCTGTTATTGGTATCTTGACGAAGAAGGCAAGAAGCATCCTGTTTCTGGTATTCCGGCCACAACCGAATGGGAGTGGATTAACATAGCTGAGAAAGTTATCAAAGATTTCAAAACCTGTTACCGTACACCTGGTGGAAAGGTTGAAGTATGGAGTTGGTATCTTCTTAACGATCAGATGGATGTTCTTAAAGAAACTCATAGAATTACCGACAGTACCGACATGGATAATCCGGTAGGTAAAGTTCTTATTAAAATACCGGACGAGTGGGTTATGATCGACTGTGATCTTCCTGATATGACAGAACGCGACATTACGTTCGTCAACAGATGTTATAAGACTCCGGATGGTAAGGTTGAAATAGAAGGATTAGAAGCCATAGATGATAAGATAAATATCAGGGAATCTATTTATACCGTTATTCAATCGACGGACGATAATTTCCCTGCCGGCCATGTTTTCAGGCTAATTCCGGAAAATTGGGTTAGAATGGTTTGTGACTTTCCTGACATGACAGAGCGAGACGTAACTTACGTTCTTGAATGTTACACTACTAAAAAAGGAAAAGTGCAAGTAGAAGGTTTGGTAGCCATAGATAATATTCTTGGGACCAGGGAAGAGGTTTATACCGTTCTTCAGTCAACTGATCCTGATATTAAGGTAGGAACCGTGCTGGATTCCATTCCCGAAGATTGGGTGAGGATGGTCTGCGATTTTCCTGACATGACGGACAGGGAAATTGTTGAAGTAGACGAATGTTATAAGACTGATGGTGGTAAGGTCAATATAAAAGGTTATCAATCTATTGATGCTGTTCTTGGTGTAAGGGAACAGTATTATTATATTGTTAAGACAACGGATGCCGCCTATCCTCAGTGGACGAGAATAGATAAGATACCTAACGAATGGACGAAAACCGAATGCGATTTTCCTGATCTTACGGAAAGACATATTATGTCCGTAGATGAATGCTATACCACTCCTGGTGGTAAAATACATCTTGGTGGATACAGGTCGGTAGATAGCATAATAGGTGTCCGGGATGAGTATCTTATTGTCTTAGAAACGACCGACCCTGATATACAAAGAGGCGCCACATTCAGCAAAATACAAGAAGGATGGCAGCGTATTGTTTGTGATTTCCCTGATGCTACTACATCCGACACAGAAATAGTAGAAAACTGTTATAAGACGGAAAAAGGTAAGGTTCAGATCCGGACATACATAACAATGGACGGATACGGAAATACAAGGGAATTGAGACATATGGTGCTTAAAACAACCGATCCTGATTACAATATCGGATCTAATATTGATCAGATACCGGTAGGTTGGTTAAGTATCGAGTGTGATTTTGCGTCTGCTACACAACGTCATATAAGACAGGTAAAAAACTGCTACGCCTCTGATGCCGGAAGCATTTACGTTGAGGGGGAAATCGTTTACGACAATGACCTTGACGTAGATAAGATGGCGCTGACGGTCATGGAAAGCACTGACCCGGCGATCGCCGTAGGGACGGAGCTGGCTGCCATTCCTTCTGGCTACGTGAGAACAGTTTGTAGATGTAATTGTTGCAACCACTAAATCTTATTGTCATGAGCTGTAACGAATATTTTTTAGTAACACTGGAGTCTAAACCGACTCCAGTCCGTCATAAATACACGAATTTAACAGACGAATGGTATGGTCCTGATGGTGTTAAGTACGAAGATCCTGATACGATAGCCAAAATCGAAGAACAAGCTACAGATAAGAATCGTATAGGGGATAACACTTTATATCAGAAACTTATTGAAATACATTCTCAAGGAGAGTCAATAAAATCAGACATCGGAGACATAGGTCAGGTATTAGATTACATAAATGGGGAGGAAGTGTAATGGGAACCATATCAGATAAGTTAATGAGGATCATAAATACCAAGGAGGATATAAGGCAAGCCCTTATATCCAAAGGGTATGATGTACCTACTTCCATACCTTTTAAGGAGTATGCGAAAATGATATTAGACCTGCCATGTAATGCAGATTCCTTTCCGGATATAGAAGGTATCGTAGCCAGATATTCCGCTTCCGGTCTCACCAATGAACAGATGGCTACCAATCCCGTATGGGTTGATAAGACGGGTAATGGATACGATCTACAGTTGAAAAACTTCTCTTGGAAGGGAATGTCTGGAGTTGGTGGGTATGGCGATGAAAATCACCAAACATTCTATAAATTCACATTAGATGATTATGTCTTTATAGCTACCCCACCTGGTGTTAAGCACATGAATTTTACGTTTAGGGTAACGGGGTTACAGCCTGGAAATAAATTAACATTAGCTTTTTTTGGAACAACGAATACTGTCTACGGTACATGGGACAAAGATGGCATATATACTGTTAATTCAGCAGTAGTTGAAGTTGGTAAACCTGTATATTTTTATAACGGATATGGAGCAACCAGAGGAGAGTTTACGATTGAAATTCTTCCTCTCTACCCCGGCGCACTCGTTTTTGACGGAGTAGACGATTACGGTGCCTGTGATAACTTCCCTATTCTGACTAAGGAAAAGGGATATACGGTTGTGGTGTTGAGACAGTGGATTACATATAATCCAAATGCAATATCTGCTATAGCGACAAACGCATCCGATCAATCTTTTAATGGTGCGTTCACTTTTGAAAATTACAATAAAGGAGCAGAGCAAACTATTTCGTATGGAGCTACTCAAATATCATTACAATATTCAAAATCTCCTTTTTCTTGGCAAACAACATCTAAGTATAATGGATTTAATATTGCCAATGGAAACAAAGATGCGACAAATTCACTTGTTTTAGGCAGGTCATATCCTCAAAGAAATGAATTTGCTAATTTTGCTATCTGGGAACTTGTATTTCTCGACCACGATGCCACCGAAGAAGAGCTAACCAAGATCAAAGACTACTTCGTCAAAACTTATCCTTGGCTCTTCCCCGACCAAGCATGGACTGTCACCGGCAAAACCAACGAGGACGAAGATCGTGCTACTATTGCCAACATTACGGGCAATGGTAATAATCTTGTGCTGTCGAATTTTGGGTTTGCAGAAGGGAGTGGGTATGGGTTGTATGCTGAGAATTATGCTGGTGGTAGATGGGTTCAATCTACTGATAGAGCGGATTTAACTTGGACGAGTTATTCTGTAAATATAACTTCAGTTAAAGTTGCGTCTACACAGTTATATTATCAATCCTATCCTGAACAACCTTCTTTTATAGTTCCTTCTTATAAGATAAAAGTTTATGGACTGAAAGATGGTCAAACCCTATCTTATAGACAAGCAACTTCTGAAGGGCAACAATTATATAAAATATCAGAAGATGGAACTTATACATTACCGTCTTTTCCATTTAAAGCAAATGGAGATTGGTATGGATTTACCTTAAATAAGGTACAAGAATCCTGTGACATTACTATAGAGCAAATCCCCGAATACGAAGGATATCTGGTTACTGATGGGGTGGATGATAAGATAATTTCGTCTATATTTAAAATGGGTAATGATTGGACTGTAATAGGAGATTGGGAGCTTATAAATACAGGGAAAAATGACAATGCTGGTATTGTAAAATTTGATAGTATAGTCATTTATAATTATAATTATAATTATAATTCAGTGCTCATTAATATAAAAAAAGGTAGAAATATTTTGATTCCCGATCAAAATACCGTTAATGCAATTTGTTCTGATGGCAGGATTTATTCAAAAGACTGGAAAGAATCTATTTATAATGAAGAAACGGAATCTACCAGTAAAAATTTCTTAACTATAGGATATTCAGGTAACGCATATACTAAAATTGCTTTCAAAAACTTAGCGATTTATCCTACAGTCCTCTCCAGGGAAGATTGTATCAAAGCATATAACTATTTACAAACCCTAAAATCAAAATAATATGAAATTCATTATTATACCAATAGAAGTATATGATTCCGTATCTGAAGAAAAGAGGCGTGAATTAGGAACAGGAAGCCCAAGAGCGAGTGTAGATGGTTCTAAAGTTATTTTACATGTAGAACATTATGACCTTCTATTTAAGTCTTTAGACACGCAGGCTGATGACGAACCTCAATATCCGTATCCGGTATATGACAGCCCTTCTTCTGAGTTTGAATCTGTTCTTTCATCTAAAGAATGGGTGTCTGATGTTAATGACGAGCGTCTTTGATCTTGTTATGGTTGGGGTAATTACTATATTTGTAAAAAGTTGAATAATTAAAGCGTGTGGTAGCGTTATCTACCATATAATCATCATGTTTCAGATAATAATCGGATGCGTTTTGGCTAATATCCTTACGATAGCAATCATCGGTTTAGCCCTGTATTTAGTGTATCGTAAAAACGAAGACCGTTTAAAGGCTTTGGATTCTAAGATTGATCAGAAGGTTGAGGACGTAAAAAATAAGGTTGGCGCGGTGATGGACATCGTAGAACAGATCAAGAAATTGTTGGATAAAATTAACAATAAATAAATATGGCAGAAGTAGGTTATAACAGTAAATTCGAAGGTCAGGAGGTTGATTCCAGACTTGAGAATGTGGTGCAGGCCGCTCCTGGGACGGGCTCAGAGTCGGGCAAAGGAGGCCTTATCCCGGCTCCCCCTGCCGGAAGTCAGGACGGTAGCAAGACTCTTCTTAGTAATATGACATGGGGAGATCATGTAACAAAACAGTACATAGATGATGCTGTTTCGGCAGCAGGGTGGAAGAAACAGATTGTTAGCAAACTTCCTACTGTTGAAGAAGCGAAGGATAATGTCATGTATCTTGTAAAAGACGATGTGGCATCTACAGAAACTAAAAACGTGTATAACGAATATATTTTGGTTACTGAAGAAGGTGGAACTAAGGTGCTTGAATCACTTGGTATGGTAAGTACAGGAGTAGATTCATCTTATCTTGATTTATCCATATTTCCCAGTACTTCTGGAACTCTTGATGAGGATTCGTATGCAAAAGTTCTGAATGCTTACAATAACAATATTACATTAGGTAAGCTTAGTTTTTATTATTTTTCTTTGGATTATTTTTTAGACAATGATAATTCTGAATTAAAAATAATAGCTGTTTTATTTAATAACACCAACTCAAAGGAAGACGTATCTGGATCTTATATAGACATTGAGATGGTAACTTATGTTGTTTCCAAAGATAAGACATATAGAGCTATAGCTAATACGGCTACGTTGTCTAATGACATGTTATCTTATTTGAAGTTTATGGCTAAGACTCCTAATGTTGTCACAACATTAGCAAGTTTGCCAATAGATGCTCATAATATCATAGCCAACGTAGCTTCCGCTACGAACCTGTCTATGGCCGTATCTGCTGAGGATGTTGGGAGGGAATGGCAGGTGCGGGTCAACAACACTACCGGCACAGACATCACGCAGCCGCTTCCTACCTATGGCCTGTTCCAGAGCATGTCAGGCGATAGCGTAGTAGTACCTAAAAATAGTTTTATAGAATTAAGTATCTGGTATATTAATTATAAGTTAGTTATCAGAGTAGGTGAACAAGCTTAACAGAAAGGATAGAGTATGGTTTATGTAAATAAAAACGTAAAAGGTTTTTACTGGGAAGGATACGAGTTGGATTCCTCTTCTTACGAAGTAGGGTATTCTTACCAAGATTTCTTAGATGGTAAATGGGTTCAACTTGACTCCGATCAAGAAAAATTCCATCAAGACAATCCTGATGCGAGTGTGAAAGAAGTTATTGCCATGCAGCTTGACCCGGAGCCTCCTGGACCAACTGAAGAGGAGTTGCTTGCCAAGGCTAAGGATAAGAAAGTTTCTGAGGCCAGGGAATATGCTTATTCTGATACTGTCCGTTCTTATAGTTTGGATGGTAAACAGATATGGTATAACAGCAGCATGAGACAGAAGGTTAAAAACGATATTGATGTAGCAAAAGGAAGCGGGATATACACCGTATCCGTAGCAGATTCAGAATACGAGCTTGATATTGCTAATACGGCAATGAATGAAATGCACGTATATGAATCTGAGTGCAACGATCGTACTGCTGCCATAGAAAAGGAAATAGCTTCTAAAATTGACAGGAGTGAAGTTGAATCTATGAAAGTGGATGAAGGATATCCTGAGAAGTTGGTAAGGACAAAGGATCAGATCATAGAAAAAAATAAGATCCTTGAAGCTAACGATCCGGAGAAGGCTACAGCCATGTACATGAGGGCGATGATCAATACGCCGGCTATGTTGGAGAATACTGACCAGAGTCTGGCTCTTAAGATAAAAGGATTGTATCCTATTTGGGATAAGGATGGAGTTTATGGCGACAAAGGTCTTCCTATGGGAACTGCTGTTGTAAAGGGGCAGCGTTTTCGTAGTAAAAACCAGCCTTCAGATTTGGATTGGACTTTGTTTGAAGTAAGGCAAAATCACAATCTACAAGCTGATTGGGTTCCTGGCCAGGGAGGTGGAGCCGAAAGTCTGTATATGGTTGTTCAAGAAAAGCATTCAGGTACCGTAGACGATCCTATTCCTTGGGTATATAATTCTATTTTAGAGAACGGAAAGTATTACATAGACAAAGAAATTAAGTATCTTTGCATAAGAGATTCAGGCATCCCTTTGGCTTACGAGAATCTTTCTGATCTTGTATCAGCCGGATACGTAAGGGTTGTTTAGGTCGTAATTTGTTGTTGATGTTATGGATGGCCCCTGTATATTTATTTATGCAGGGGTTTTTCTTTAATCCAAACTCCGCTTATTTTAATATTTGGTAAGGTTCTGATTATCTTTGTGAAAAAGGTTAAGTTATGGAAAGAAGTGATATTATAAAAGAATTGAGTCAGTATTTTAGTATTGTTGAATTAGTTGGTCCTAAAGAATACGGTAGAGACAAAGATCTTTGCTGGAGGTATTTAAGAACTGAATTGCTTCACACGATACTGGTTTTAAGGAAAGACATATTGAAAACGCCGATGACGGTTAATACCTGGAAGTCGGGCGGAAGGTTTGATGAGCGTGGTTTTAGGAACAATGTCTCGGATATAGTAAAATCCAAGACCGTATCAGGGTCTTTGTACATCAGTCCTCACATGCTTGGGGCAGCTATAGATTTTGATGCCAAGGGTATGACGGCAGAAGAGACAAGGAATAAAATAATTCAGTCACAGGATTTACTTCCTTGTCCCATCAGATTAGAATCAGGTACCAATTGGGTCCATATTGACGTATATGACTCTCTTGGAAGTAGCAAGAAAGTAACTATGTTCTAATATGGCTTACAGATTTGTAGGAAGGATGAATTTAGAAAGTTTCTGGGCTTTTCTCATTTCCGGATTATCAGCATTGTGGATGAATTTCCAGGAGATTCACCACCTTATATATTCTATATTGTTTATATTAGCTATAAATCTTTTGTTAGCTACTATAAAAAGTATCAAACACTGCTATATCCGAAGAAAGAGAAAGAGGCCTTTTAAGATATTGACATGCATAAGCGAAATGGGAGTTTTGAAAATCCTTCTTGAGTTCGCGGCCTGCTCTTTCGGGTTGTTCACCATATCCGGAATGGATCTTATTATGTCTATGGGAGGGCATAAATCCCCAGAGTTTATAGACATGCTTCTTCAGTGGATTACGATATTCGCCTTGATATTATACGGCGGAATGGCATTCAAACGCCTCGGCGACCTTGCACCTGATTTGATGATAGTAAAAGGCGTTAAGTATTTCTTTAGCAAAGTAAGTTGGTGGCAGAAAGTTCCATTCGGAGAAGAGCTTAAAGAAGGTATTAACAACGGTGATATACAGGAACTTTTAGATGAAGATAAGGAGGGTAAAAGATGTGTTTGCAAAAAATGAGAGCCAGGCATGTGTTAGGAGTTCTTCTACTGTGTTTTATATCTTTCTTGTTTGGTAAAACATGTAAGAAGAAAGAAATAATACACAATATAGAAATAGATACGGTAATAGATACCATTATCCAATCTATTCCTGTTCCTCAGTATATAGTTGACGTAGGGGAGGTAGAAATACCTTTCCCTATGGATGCTATAGTTGAAAAAGATACGATAAAAGACACTGTTTATATCAATATTCCTATACAAAGAAAAACATACAACACAGATGATTATCGGGCTGTTATAAGCGGATACAGACCTAATTTGGACACGATGATCATCTACCACAAAAAAGAAATAATATACGAAAAGAGCCGGCGCTGGGGCATAGGACTGACGGCAGGGTATGGGGTTGGGCGCGCGGGATTCTCCCCCTACTTAGGCGCTGGAATCTATTATCGGATATGGTAATAATCACGTCCTATTTTATTTAATACACAACATTTTAAACTTTTATCACCCCATTTACTTATCTTTGTGGAAAAAGGTAAGTTATGAATTATATCGATATTTTACCACAGATAAGAAATAACATTTTCTATGTCAGGATAGTAATGACCGACTACGATGTGGAAAATCAGATGGTTATTAGAATAGTAGCCAGAAGAAATGACGGTTTGTACAAGACGGAAGTAGTACAGTATCCAAATGAAGGAACTGATTACAACGGAGAAATCATTGTTCCTATGTTTGGTATGGCTAAGTCATTGGTGGCCCAAATAGTAGGAGTCAAGATAAATGGTACCGAGGTACGTGTTAATAGCACTGAAGTAGAGGGAGCTGATATAACAGCCAGATACGATGATTCCCTTACCAGAATGGGATGGGAAGAGAGTATGAACAACATTCATCTTGATTTTGAGGTTATAAGCACCAACAACCCTAAAACGCTTCGTATAGCCGATCAGTCGGAATGGGGGATACTGGCAGACAGACCGGCTATTATAGAGATCGTGCCACCTGAAGACGAGAATAAGTATGTTTATTATCTTGGTAAGAATCAGTTGAATGTATTCAACAGTAAGACTCTTGGCATAAATCCGGGTCGCGGAAATGATTTTGAAAACCTAAAAGATGGTATATACGATATTACCATAAAAGGAAGTCCTTCCTCTTATTCATTTAACAGAAAGTATTTAAAAACAGATCTGATCCGTCTTAACATAGATAAGATATGGGCCAGGTCAACTGTGTTATGTGATCATGAGGATGATGACGTTATTGACAAAATAAAAGAAATAGAGTTTCTGCTGGCTGCGGCTGAAGCTAATATGAGATTAGGGAATTTTGAAAACGTAAAACAATTATACGAAAAAGCATCTAAATTGATTTACGTTCTCAATAATTGTGAAAATTGTGGTTGCAAAATATAATTAATTAAATATAAATAAGTTATGGGATGTGGATGTGGAAGAAGTAATATTACTTCTGTTAATAAAAATAGGGCTATAAAGCCTCAGTCAAATACGACACCTAAAGCTGATTCTAATGCGGCTTGTATTCAGAAATATGATGAACTTGCTGTTTTGGATAAGAAGATTATAGATCTTCATCGTAAGTTCAGATTTGTAGGAGGTGTAAGTAAAAGGTATGCTGATATTCAAAAGCTGGTAAGAGGCTGGATCGTTAATTTGAAGAACGAGTGCCCGGATCCTGATGATCTTGCTACTTATTCTGAATACATAAATAAAGAATACGCCAGGTATTTTACCGTGAAATAATATGTCAGCTACCGGAAGTACACAGCAAATTCTTTTCCCTTCGTCTTACTTATGTGAGTGTGCTGATCGTTTTATAGCATGTAAGGCTGATCAGTATCTACAATATCATAAGTATAAGGTAGGTATTAAGCCTGATATGGATATGGTTCTTAAAATAGATCGTATGAGAAGAATCGTATGTGAGGGGGAATGCGGGTTGTGCCCGGACGAGATTCAGAAATTCAAAGAAGAACTTAATAAGATCTTGTCATGAAAAAGATGTATTACAACAAAGAATACAGAAAAGCTTTCAAGAAATCGGACTGTCCGGAAGATCTTGGTTCTGAAGAAACGTTTATCGTTCATGAGGCTGAATTTTGTTCGGATATAAGCCAGGATGATGCAGATAGGAAAGCGGAAGAGTTTGCGGAGAAAGAAGGTCCGTTGTATGCTAATAAAGTAGGTGGCTGTTGCGAGGTTTATTATAACACAAGACAGGAGGGTGATTTCTTTAAAAATGATTGTCCTGATGGTCAAAAACAAGAACAACCCACACATCACGTGGTAGAGGCCGGGCGTGTATGGTCTAAGTTCAGTACCGAAATAGCCAACTACGAAGCTGCGAAGATTCTTGAGCAAGAAGGGCAGGCTGCCGCTAACGAATCTGGAGTATGTAAAACCGTTTATTACAACGAAGATCAACATGGTTGGTTTAGTAAACGTTGTAAGGAAGGATGGAAGGCTCCTGAGAAATACAGGAGGATATACGCCGGTACCGTAACGTCTTTCATTAGCGTTGATGATGCCAATGAAAAGGCTAAGAAGATACTGGAAGAAGAGGGCATGAAATGGGTTAATGAAAATACCAAATGCGAGCCTGTTGTTGATGAATGCAAATTTGATTTTTGAAAATGAGCAACGTAAAATTTAATCCGACAGAAGGTGAGAATGATAAACTGGTGTCGGTGTTTTCTGAAATAAATGAAGGTCTTGATACGACTTTGAATTACACTATTTCCGATGAGGGGAATAAGGCTAAGAAGAGCATCGTCGTTAATCAAGTTGGTAAAAGGGAAAAGTTTTTATCGAAGAAAGGGGAGGAATCTGAGCCTTTTGTTTTGTCTGATGGTAATACTTTCAACGTTCTTAAAGAAGGTGCTTCAGGATCGGCATCCGCTTGGGCTGAGGACCAGCTTCCTCCAGAAGCCACGGAATCAGTTGGCGACAAAAGCCTTCTCCCTTCTTGGGATTTTTACCTTATAGACATGACTCAAAATACCGGAGACAAAGTGCGTCCGGTCGGAAAGCTTCGTAAGAATAATCTCCTTAGATTTGAAAATGGAGATTTTGCTCCTACGGTAGGCATAACCGAGGAAATGAGAGCCGAATGCGATGTGGAACTGTATTTGGATAACGGTCATAAAAATAAGTATTGTGATGCTGGAGCATTTGACGCCAAGGCTTTTTATGAAGAGTATGGCATTAGCCAAAAACTTTATAATGCTTCAGGATCAGAGGTAAGGATTTTAAGACCTTGGGAGACTACTTCAAAGAATTATAGCATATTCTTAGGATGTAGCAAGAGTCTGTATATAGTTGATAAGGTAGTTGGCAAAAGCGGGAAAATATGGTCTGGTGTGTACGACGCGGACACGGTTCCTATGCTGGACGGACTTGACCTGCGCCAGACTTGCCCTGTGCTGCCGCCCACAGCCTTATCTCCTGGACCGGTATGTACAGTAGACTCCAAGGCAAGATCTTTCTTTTTCTTGTATGAAGGAGAAACAAATTGTAAATCAGGAGCCGGAGTTGGTAACGCCTGCACAATGTTTTTAAACGGAAGAACTTATCCGAGATACAATGACGTAAATCAAATCAATATGGCTAAGTATTCGAGGGTTAATAACGTAGATCCTGAATCTTCTTATCCTTTTTCTGAAGGTGGGTTCTTGACCTTAAATGCTTATATCATATACCTTGAAATGCTGTACGGTACTAAATACTTGGTTAATCCAGATACTTTTGGATCAGGGATATCAAGTAACTCCGGGGTAGGTAATGATGTTAATTACCATAAATACGGAGGATTGAAATACCGTAAAAAAGGAGAAGATACATGGATGTATGCCACATGGAACAACAGTTCTTCTATTATCCATTATGAACCTACTAAAAAAACTCACTTCTCTTACCTCATAAATTCAGAGTATCCTAAAGAACAGTGCATGGAAAGCCAGATGGCGGCTTCTTTTGCATTCGAGACAGGCGTAGAAGAAGGATCAGAGTTTGATTTTTATGGAGGAAAATACTGGTATAAGAACGTCCAGGGAGCCAAGAGTATGGCTGAAGGTCATATGAATGTTATTGTATTTAAGGAAATGACCGGCACTATATCAGCCTTAAACGAAAATGACGAACCGGCAGAATTTGATTTGGAAGTTATTTTAAGGATGTCTTTGTATGATGGCATGAATTTGTCTGGAGATGTCTTTAGGTATTGTGGAGGAGGATACGAACAGGTAGGGACTTGTTTAAATGATCCTAATGTCACTCGAATAGGTAATACTATTGATATTTATATAGAGCCAGATCAAAAGAAATGGACATATGAGAAAAGGTCTACTATAAATAATGGTGAGGTTTTTAATTTTGAATCTAAATATAAAAAGATAGCAACTACCCAGAATTTAGGAGATAGTTTTGCTTTACACCGTATTCCTTATACCGGATGGAAGGATAAAAAAGGGGGAAGTATCGGAACGGGAGAATGTTTTTATACATGGGACAATTGCTACTGGGCTTCATATGTTGGTATAAAGTCCAGAGTGGCTGCTCGTTTCGGCGGTATTGCGCACTATGGCTATTGCTCGCCTCGTGCTCTGTATGCGTCTAACGCCACTTCTTATACGTATCGCGCCTATTGCGGCCTTGCCCAGTTGTTATTAGACGTCAGTCAACCGCAGGTTTGATGGGTGTAACCCATTGATGGCGCAGCCATCATAAGCGCAGCGATAAGGCGCAGCCTTATATACTATATCACGGCGCAGCCGTATCTTGTTAATATAATATTTTATAGCTACAAAACAAAAATTTAAAATATTTAATACAAATTGTTTTGTAGCTATAAAATATTATACATACATTTGCAATGTCATTAGACAACAGAGATAGTTAACATTATAAACAATAAAAATTTATTCAATGAAATCCGTTAGTCTGCTAACAAGTCTTACATTGGGATCTGACCTCTGAAATAGCAAATAACGGTTGAGAAAAAGGTTAAAAAGAATTGGCTGCTCGTTTCGGCGGTAATGCGAACAATGGCAATTGCTCGCCTCGTAATCTGAATGCGAATAACGCCACTTCTAATACGAATCGCAACAATTGCGGCCTTGCCCTGTGTGGGCTAAAAAATTGGGTATATTCTTTTTAATCTTTCCCAGGAGTGGATAATCAATAAAAGACAAGCGTATGAGGTTATATGATAAAAATATGATAGAGATGCGCGACGGTCGTAAGCCCGTCATTAGCCCACAACTGAAATCAGTTTCAAACTATATAGATGTAAGTTTGGATGATATTAGAGAAGCATGCGAAGCGGCATTTAAAAACCATTCTAAAAAGAATGATGTTGTTAATTTTAATTCTGATTTTGATGGTAATTCGTTAAAATTGTATGAATGGTATTTAGATGGTACTTATGTTAGCAAAATCAAATATCGCAAACTTGTAAAAGAAAACAAGAATGGTAAGGTTCGTGAAATAAACAGCCCGGATCTTACCACCAGAATCTATCAGCATCTTGTTTTAGTAAAGTTAGGTCCTTTGTATTATGAGAAGGATAATATGAATGGTCTTAATTGTAAGCCGGGATTTGGCATAACAGCATCGTCTAAATCAAGGTCTCTTATTAAAAAGATAAAGCATGTTTATTATGATAGACTTGATTTGAAGTATTGCCTGGTTATAGATCAACGTAAATGTTATAACCATGTAAAAGACAAAGTATTTAGAAAAGTACTTAAGAACTTTATTTCAAATAAAAAGTTTATAGATTTTGTAATAGACGTAAGTTTCGTATCTGGATAGTTACCTATAGGAACCCCTACAAGCCCTTTCATTCATCATCTCCTTATGAAAGATTTTGATGATCTCGCAAAGAGAATAGCTCCTTTTTCATTGAGATATGCCGACGATAATTTCCTTGCTTTCTATACTAAGGAGGATGCTAATACTGCCAAATGGAGGATTAAGAATTATTGGTGGTATGAGCTTAAGATAAGATCTAAAAGGCATACTTGTATTATAACAGACATGGATAGACCTCTTGATTTTTGCGGGTATGTTTTCCACCGTAATAACAAAGGCGTATCTGAACACAATAAAGGTTATGTGACAATAAGGAAGAGGGTAGCCAAAGACGCGAAGAAGTGTATTACAAATGAAAGCTGGTCTTCTTACTTCGGTCTTTTAAAACACTGTGACAGTTATTCATTAATGTCAAAAATAGAAAATATCATGAAATTACGAGATTTAACAAGCACGATTCGTATTGATAAGAAAATGGATGCGGACAGCATCGATGTCAAGAACCTTGAAGGTATTGTATTTGATATCGTGAACTACGAAATACGAAGCAATAACAAGAATGAACCAAACTGGATAAAGTGCTTGATAGGTATTCCTGAAACCAATAAAGAAGGGATTCCTACTGGCAGGAAACTCGCAAGGGAATTTCATGGTAATTATCAAGGTATAGTAAATTTTATTTCAAAATGTGAACTTACTTATGGCAAAGATGCTATTCTCCCTATTACCGATGTAGAGATAGAAAACAGATGCGGATACGTTTTTAAAGGCAGCACTAACCGCTTGGAATACATTGATTGACTTCTTATTGTGATGGTGTGAATGAAAATTATTATCTTGCACCAAAAAAAAGAAAGTCATGAATTGTAACACTTGTAAAGATGACAGACCTGATATTCTGAGATCTAATATCTGTATCGGGTCTGATCCGTGTAATGACTGTACGGACAATTGCGAAATTCTTCCAAAAGAATGCGATTGCCCGTATGGTCATTTAAGCGATCATTGCATTCATTATACAGGATGCAAGACATTCATATCCAAATTAACTCCAGGTATGCCTTATAATGAGGTTATGCATAATATAGAGCTGGTTTTTGAAAACATAGATAAGTTTTTGGATAGGATGGTTGAAGAAAATACGCTTCTAAAACAAAGGGTTGAACAACTTGAAAAACAGTTACAAAATGGAAAAGAGTGCACAAATTGGTAAGGACTTAAGTGGCAAACACGTATATGTTCCACATGTGGACGAGACGCCGGTGCCATGCCCGGACGGATACACCTGCACGAACTGCGTGTACTGCGCTGACGACATTAACGCTGGCTACTTCAGTCTGGCTCAGAAATCTGATCTTACGGCTTTAATCAATGCAATGATATGCCGTATGGAATATCAGGATAGGGAAATAGAATTTTTAAAACAAAAAATAAATATTTTAAGCAATAATGGCAATAACAGGTAACAACGGTTGTTTTGGCAGTCATGGTGGGTGCGAACGCCCGCATCATTGCGATATTCCTTCTTCTAAAATATTCTATGATGGGGAAACTATAGAAGAAGCTGGTTTGTATCATGGTATGCCTTTAAACAGGGCTTTGGCTAATTTAGCTAAATACGTTTCAAGGGCTATTAACGTAAGTGGATCTGTCAATACAGAAGTATTTGACGGTACTTCTCATGTGGTTCTAAAGAAGGATCCGGCAGAGATTTTGCTTGTATCTTATTGCGGAGGTGTCGTACCTTCTGATATGTATAAAGTCCAGGGCCGTACTGTTAGGTTCTGCCGGGATATGTGTCAACAAGATGAATTTGCTGAAGTGAGGGTCGTGTACCGAGAAGAGGCAAATAGTTCTTATGGGTTCCATTGTTAATTTAGGAGGATGAGAAATGGCAGAAAAATGCAAAGGATTTATATGTGGGGGTAATCTTGTTGATGGCTCTGTGCCTTCTAATAAGTTAGATAAAGAAACCATTATCGAGCTTATTAAAGAGATTCTGAAAGAGGAAATGCACGAATCTTGGCTTAAGGAAATAATAGAAACCATACTTAAGGAATCCATTGATTCGGATTGGCTTCGTGAGTTCTTTAAAGAGGTTCTTAAAAAATATGCTAAAGAGGAATGGTTTAAGGACATTATCTGTGGCTTAGGATGTGTAGGTGTACAAGAGATATTCGACGTTATTCCTACTGACATAACATTTGAAGCTACAGGAGGTACGGCTACGGTTCAGGTGGTTGTCGATGATGGAGTTGAATGGGAGTTGACACTTTAAATTAGGGAGGATAATTATGTCGAGAGAGAAAATATATAAGATGGATGATGGTTCTTGGCTTACCTCGGACAAGAAGGAAGGTGTCGGTCGTGATAAAATGAATTTCGATGCTCCATCTTGGAAAGGAAGGGAAGACAGGATCACTATCCGAATTGTGAAGAAATCCGATACTGAAAGTATGAAAGCTATAACTTTCAGGCAAAAAGGCATTAAAATCACAGAAGTCTCGGTTAGCAGGCTGGAGTTCCCTATATCTGGTGGAGATAAGCAGATCCTTATTACTACCAACGCTGCTTCTATCAATGCCCTTATTACGGGTGAGAAAGATATAAAGGGTGTCATAAAAGCATTTACTACCGCTTCCGGTCTTAATATTGACGTCAATGATATTAGGCTTGATTATGGTTTCCCTGGTGATCCGGGTCTTGAAGACACGTTCCAGGTTTCGATGATTGTTTCCATGCCTGGCAATGAGGATGGGAATGAAGTTAATGAGAACATAACTATAAATGGTGTACTGATTCCTATTTATCAGCCTGGAAAGGTCGTTCCTTACATTAAATTGGATAAGGAATTTGAACAAATTGAGGGTGATGAAACAAGTACGCAGTTAAGTATAGAAAGTAATATAAAAGATTATGTTATTGAAATAGTTGAATGCGAGTCTGTGGATAAGGAGGAGATTCACCTGGACAAGGATGTTGTTGATCTTGATTCAGATGGATCACCGGAGGTAATCAACGTAAGTACAAATCCTGAAAATTTAAGATGGAGGATTAGGAATGAAAGTAGATAATTGTTGGGCGAACATAGATAAGAAAGAAGGCGGTCTTAACAGTAAGGTTAATATTTACTTTGATGAAAATGATACTGGTGCCAACAGAAGTGTCAAGATAAGGGTGTCTTCCAGGGACGGTAGCGTATCTGAAGAATGTACGTTAGTTCATAAAAAAAAAGAACAGGTAGTTTATAGAAATAAAAGACAATCGGCTCTTTTCACAAAAGAAGGATGTAATTCTGAGACAGAGAAAGGGGAAGAGCTTGAGTACGTTGTTGAGGCCGGAAAATACACATCTATCATATCTCAGTCTGATGCTGATGACAAGGCTATGAAAGATATTGAGCAAAATGGTCAGAACTGGGTTAATGAGCATGGTCGTTGTATAACCATATTATGGTACAATGTCAAGAAATCAAAGTCGTTTAGAAAGAACGATTGCGATCCTGATACCGAAGAAGGAAGTTTGGTTACGATGACAATCGAAGCCGGGCAATTTTCTTCTACCATAAGCCAAGAAGATGCCGACCGTAAGGCTGAAGCTGAGTTGAATGCCAAAGGTCAAGACTATGCTAATTCTCATGGTACTTGCAATACCATAAAATGGTACAACGACAGGAAATCCAAGATGTTCCAAAAGACAGATTGTGAGGTGACTGAAGTTGGATCTATGGTAGAGTACGTTGTAGAAGCCGGCCGCTTCTCTTCTTCTGTTTCTAAGGAGGATGCTAATCAGAAGGCTTTGGATGCCTTGGAAGCTGAAGGTCCAGGTTATGCTAATGAGCATGGTACATGTGAAACAAATTTATGGTATAACGTAGAGAAGTCAAAAGTATTTTATAAAAATGACTGCGAAGATGGGTTTATCGGAGCACCTTACACTTACACAGTAGAAGCCGGTAAATATACATCAGACGTAAGTCAAGAAGATGCTGATAAGAAAGCTCTTGATGATATAGAGAAAAACGGTCAGGATCAGGCAAACCTGAATGGAGAATGCGTTACTGATCCAAACTATTTCGTTGGAAAGGCTTCGGCTCGTGTTCAGAAAAATGATTGCGATGCCGAATCTCAGACCGGAAGCTTCGTTGATTTGACTGAAAAGGATCTTGCCGGATACCCAGATGCTTTTGTATCAAGGGAAAGCCAGGAGGCAGCTAATGCGCTGGCTGAGGCCGCTATGGAAGAACAGAAACAAGATCTTGCAAATAAGAAAGGTACTTGCATAGATAAAAACCAATTTGTTGGTGTATATAGCAAGGTATTCACAAAAGACAATTGTGAAGGAGAAGGCGTAGGTTCGCAGGTAACAGTAGATCAAGACGATGTAACTGGTGGTCCTTTTACTTCATACGAAAGCCAGGAGGCGGCTAACGCGCTCGCTCAGGCTGCTGTCGAGCAACAGGGCCAGGCCATAGCTAACCGGGACGGCCATTGCACGTGGACTGGTAAATACAGTGAAGAATTTACCAAAAATGATTGTACTGAAGGTCAGGTAGGATCTAAGATTACGGTAACCGAACAAGATGTTGTTGGTGCTCCTTTCACATCTACCGTAAGCCAAGATGATGCTAATAACAAGGCCAAGGCTGCTGTCAAAGAGCAAGGTCAGGCTATTGCCAATAATAAAGGGAATTGCGAAGATATGACGGTCTATACCGGTCATTACAGCAAGAGATTCGTTCCCGAATGCGAGGCTTGTCATAAAGGTGTAGAGATGGAGGTTACGGCTGAGATGGTAAATGGAAGCCCTGTTACATCAACAGAAAGTCAAGAGGCGGCAGATACAGAAGCTCGTAGGATCGTAGAAGAAGGCGGTCAGGCTTATGCTAATAAAAACGGTAACTGTACGCCATTAAGCACCGATCCTGTATGGGAAGACGTAGAACCGGAAGAACTTAGATGTAGCGAAGGTAAGTCTCAGAAAAAGCAACGTGACACCAACGAATGTTCTGAAACTCACAATCAAGAACGCTGGGTAGACGGCGGAAATAAGGTTTGTAGCTGGACCGGTCATTATTCAGAAACGTTCCAGAAGAACGACTGTGAGATACCGGATTCAGGAACAGAAGTAGAGGTAAGTGAAGCTGATGTTGAAGGTAATCCTTTTACTTCTTTCGTAAGTCAAGAAGATGCTGATAATAAGGCTAAGGATGCTGTAAAAGCCCAAGGACAGAATATTGCCAACCAGAAAGGTAAATGTAGGTTCGTAGGCGTATATAGCAAGGAATTTACGAAAGATAATTGCGGATCATGTCAACATGGCGTTCCTCTTACTGTAACACAAGATATGGTAGGTGGACCGTTCTATTCTAATGAAAGTCAGGAAGAGGCAAATAGGTTGGCTCAGGAAGCCGTAGAAGCCCAGGGTCAGGCTTACGCTAACAAGAACGGAACGTGTGAAACAGATAACACCGATCCTGTATGGGAAGATTCGGAACCGCTCGAAACCAAATGTGAAGGTGGTAAATCTTATAAAAAACAGGTTAATACCAACGAATGTTATGGTGGAGAAAACGAACGATGGGTAGAAGGCGGAGATAAAGTATGTACCTGGACCGGAACATATAGCAAGCAATTCACAAAGCAATGTGCTGACGGAGGTGTCGGATCTAAAGTTACCATAGACCAAGATGATGTAACCGGTGGTCCTTTTACGTCTACCGTAAGTCAAGAAGACGCAAATAGTAAGGCTCAGGCTGCCGTTGAGGCCCAAGGTCAGGCTCTTGCTGACGCACAGGGCACTTGTACTTGGACCGGTAAGGCAAGTAAGGTTTTCACCAGAAACAATTGTGGAAGCTGCCAGCATGGTTCTTCTGTTACCGTAACCCAAGATGAAGTGGGTGGTCCATTTACGTCCAATATCAGTCAAGCTGATGCTAATAAGAAGGCTCAAGATGCTGTAAATTCCCAAGGTCAGGCAGTAGCTAATAAGAATGCTGATTGCTTGCCTGATAGCACAACACCTTCTTGGTCGGATACCGGAAGCACCCGTTGTGACGGGTGTACGTCTCAGAAGCAACAACGTGACACCAATCCATGCTCTTCTTCTTATAACGACACAAGATGGGTTAATGGAGGTGGAGAGTCTTGTACTGACTGGTTTCACTATGGAACAGGAGACTGCGTAGGTCATACTCAGTACAATGCTTATCGTGATAGTTGCTCTGGTAGCATAGATCGTCAATATTCTGTAAGTTGTAGAAATTGCTGTAATTGCGGATCTTACGGTTCTTGGCAAGAAAATGGATGTAATGGAACCAAAACTAAGTTTATTCGTTACGATGATTGCGGAAATTCTGATACTAAAGAAGAGTATGTTATTGGAAGTTGCGGATATGCACCATATGAATTTCAGTTCCATGATGGAAGAACGAGCAAGTCAAGGTCTGTAACTGGAGAATCTCAGGATATTGAAGAAGTTATCATAAGTACTAAGAATGATTCATATATAGGATATTCTGTTAAATCGAAACCTTCTTGGTGTTCTGTTGATTACAGAGACCAGACATCTGAAAGCATGAAGGCTGTGGTGACATTATCTGCCAATACAACATCTTCTTCCAGATCTGGTGACATTGTTTTTGTTCAAAATGAATCTGGAAAGACTGTTACTCTTAGCATCACACAAGATGTTGCAGTTACTTACGAATTTAGTACCAACCAAAGCACTTGGAATGCCGATGCAAATGGAGGTGCAAATAACTCATATTTATGTATTCAATTAAAAAGTAAAAAGAATGGAAGTAAGATAGGATACGCTGTATCATCTAAACCAAGTTGGGTTACAGAAGTTACAGAAAAACCATCAGGAGTAAGTTGTCCTGTTTTGTCAGGTTATGATTATTCATTTGTAATAATCTCATCCGCAAACAGCTCTTCATCTTCCAGAAGTGGCACTGTGACATTGAAGCAAAATGAGTCTGGGAAGACTGTTAACATAACAGTCAACCAAGAAGGAAAGGCAGAGGCTAAGCCTGTTCCGGCGCATATTACATTGAAAAACGGCTCTTGGGCTACATATAGGAGGGATAATGTTTCTTATAACCCTGGCGCCGGTAAGTGTATTGCCGGATTCGAATGGACTGGTGATGAAAATGGAAATATCCGAATCTACACCTGTGATATTAAGGTGGTGGATGCTAATTATCGTGAGATATCTGGAGCTACTATAAGCATCGGAACAACAACCCAGAGAAGACAATCCGGAAGCTCTTGTTCGTATTTCGGGGCCGTTAATGGAGGAATATTAGCCGGATATGTTCATTCTGGAGATGAGAATGGATATACTACATGGTATATACGAACTATAAACGTGTCTTACGAAGGCAAAGTGTATAAGACCGCTACTGTTAGGCAGTATGAAAAACAAAATATCTCCAAGAAAGGTGGTGTTTTCAATGTATATAATGAATCTCCTGCTTCTTACAACTTTATCGTAGATGGAGCTGAGTGTGGTGATGAAAATGGTACTTTGAAATACGCTTATTCTCAAATGGATCTTAATCCAGCATAATTAGCAAGGGGAGGGAATTTAGTTCTCTCCCCTTGAATATTTTAGATTATAATATTGTGTTTTAAGTATTGTCTATTAGAATAAAAATGATTAATATTGCACATCATTCAATTTTAAATTTTTAGTATCATGGCTTGTAAAAAGAAAGCTCGTCAGGGTGGGGAAGTTGATAAAAAGGACAAACCCAAAATGCGTCAAGGCGGTAGTGTTGGCGGTAAGATGAAAAGAAAGAAGACGAGCACTAAAAAGTGATTGAAAACCAGGGGAAGGTGCTGATCGCCTTCCCCATTTTAATAACATAACAACAATTTATCATGAGCAACAATTTTATTAGCAAAGGGCAAAGGAATGTCTGTGTGACGTTTGTGAAGTATTATCCTGTGTTGATGCAGGTTATTATGTTAGCCAGCATTTTTGATGAGTTTTATCCTTTTAGTTTCTCTTGGCTTTTTCAAGAATGTTTAGGTTTTGTATATGGCATAGGTTATTGATCTATAGTATGATTTTTAATATCTGTGTAGAATGGGTTACGGTTAATATTGAGATGCCTATTGAACACAATATCGTAGTGTGGTCTGTTATGGCTGTTACTCTTTTGATAATCATTGCCTCTATTGTTTTAAGGTTTAAAACAGGATGTTTTGAAAATGAAAGAAATTCTGACAGAGACGCTGCGTAAAAGCGGTGCGGCGGTATGCGATAAGATAAAGGAGATGTTTTTAAGCGGGGAATGCGATCATCTTACAGCCAACGATCTTGAGACATGGACGCAGCTTGCTAATCCGGCTAAGTACTATACCGGAGAAGAGGCTGTTTCTTATCTTAATGTAACTTCTAAAAGATTTTATGAATATCGTAAGGCTAAGTTGGTTCCTGATCCGGTTAAGATAAAGGGATTCCCTAAACCTTTATATACGAAAGTTATGTTGGATGAGGCTATAAAAACCATATCCGGCATGAGTGAAAGAGATATTTATATGAGGATCTTGAATGCTAAATCAAGAGAATCAAGAGCAAAAGAAAGGAGGGGAGCATGATCACTAATGGTGAATTTGTATCAAGAGTCGTAAACGGTATTCATGCCCTTGACAAAGATTCGCATGTTAGTCGGAGATGGATATTGAATATCGGTAGAACTAAAGCCGAATCTTATACAGCACAGAGGTGGGATGACGGGACGTTACTTGGTGACCACCGGCTCCTAACTTACGTTACTTGCCTGGAGATGATTGAAGTTGATAAAATAGTTTGCTGCGATGCCGAATTTGCGTTATGTAATACTTTGATGCGGTCAAAGCATAAGCTTCCAGGACTTCTTTATTCTGCCCTTAGACCGGCTATTACTAAGGTGACTAACGTAGATAACACTATATTTTTTAAGTTCGCTGAAATAAAGTCGTATCGCAATGAACAAAAAAGACCGTATGCTAAATACGTTAAAGAACGTCGTCCTTTTTATTATGTAGAAAACGACTATATTTATATACCGGATTTCCATATAGAGCTTATTAACGTAGAGTTCTTTACAACAAGAAGAAAGAAGGCTCTGGAGTTAATGGCTTGTGATCCTACACCTAAAGGGTGCGAGTCTGAATGGGAATACGAATTTATCTGTCCTATCAAGCTAATTGAGTACGTGGTAGCAGAGACGATAAAGGAAGTAGCGTTCAGGCTACAGATTCCTGTTGATGAAAATCCGAATCTTGATTCCAATCAGAAAAGTCAAATTGTTCAGTGATTCTTTTTATTGGACACCCGGCCATAGTTATATAGTTTGGCCGGGTGTTTTTTTTGTACTATTTCAATGCAAGAACAGGGTTTCCCCATTTTCTTTTCCATTTATCTCCGAGGTAATTTATCAAAGAATTGTAATCTTTGATAAAACCGTCATCAATAACAGAGGCTATGACGTTCTCTATAGCTATTATGTCATTGAGCTCATCTTTGCTGGCAGTATTCCTTATCCCATCTTCGTGTTTATTAAAAACAATGAAATTAATAGCTTTAGCAACTCTCTTTATATTGTCTTTCAAGTCATTCTTGTTTGGAACTATTTTGCTTATTGCGCTACACATCCTAACGTATGCATCGCCGGCTTCGTTCCGGTTTTCTATCAAACCATCTGTGAGCCAAATGACAACCTCTGCGTAAATTTCTGGATCCATCTCTAATGCAATCATAACAAACAGATATGGATTGACAAACCATTTTTGATCTACTCCTTTTCCTTTTTTGTAGGCAAGGTCTAATTTACCAAGATCCATTACACTGCTGATATTCAGGATATTATCTTTGAGTCCGATATTTCTCCTACTCAATAAGTCCCTGTCATTCAACTTATTAAAAAGCTCGAAACATCTCTCCCTAAAAGAAGAAGTTAGCATTATTTCGTTAATCCATCTTTCTTTTAACCCTTTTTCTTTTCTTTTTTTGTTCATGGCCGATACGGCGTCTGTTATACATATGTAACCATCTTTAGACATAACAGACACGTTCATTCCTAACAAAACTCGATCTTTTGATTGTAAAACAACATTTGATTTCATAACTTTACTACGATTTTAATTTTGTAAAATATAAGTCTACCTGTCCGTGAGGATCGGTAGACTTTGCAAATATAGAATAGTATTTTGACGCAACAATATATTCTAATGTTAATTATCTGAAATGTATAATTTTAATTTTTGAATTATGAAAAGAACATCAATACAATCACCGTATTTTGCAGCTTACTACCATCGTCTTATGAAGAGAAAGAATGGTTTTAAGAAAGGCATGATAAGAGACAGAGGAGAGATTTTAAGACTGTTGTCTATTATATGGAAAACCGTATCAGAACATTATGTGGAAGCTGATGCTGGTGTTTACGTAGATAACGTGGGCTACTTATGCCATGTGCTTATACCGGGCCAGCGCTTTACCGTCAGGCGGGACCTGGACATCGTGAGCAGGCTCGGCACCAACGGCTACCTCTACAACCACCTGGCTATGGATTTCGCAGACTCTAAAAGATATTACCATTTTGTAATACAAGATAGCTTGAAAAAGAAGTTAAGGGTTAAAATGAATAAAGGACGAAGATATCGATTTATGTACAATGAAATACTTGCTAAAAGAAGAGTGTTTAAAGATTTCCAGATTAAGAGAGTTTTCGAAGATAAAGAATTAGGACACAGAAAGTCGTAGAAAAAAAGTAGCGATCACCCTTTGTAGATACAGGATAATCGCTACTTTTGCATATCCGTCTACTTTCTCAAGCAGGCGGATACAAAAAACAATTCCTATTATGGGAACAAAGGTAAACAATTTTCAAAACAATGCGAAGAACAGTAACATTATTTTGACGCAAAAATCCAGCGAAACGGAAACAAACGGGAGCGTAACAATCTTTAAAAATTCAGAATTTGGAGATATTAGAACCATAGTAGATCCAAATGGAGATGTGTGGTTCGTGGCTATAGATGTAGCTCGATCACTTGGCTATGCTACGCCTAAAAATCCAATAAAAAGACATGTTGATGAAGAAGATACCATTCTTTTGCAACTGTCTGATTTTCAGAGGGGCTCGTTTTGGGCTCCCTTGGAAATCAATGAGTTAGACAGCATACGTGTAATCAATGAATCTGGGTTATATTCTCTTGTTTTGTCATCAAAATTAGAATCGGCAAAGAAGTTTAAACGATGGGTAACATCCGAGGTTCTCCCCTCTATAAGAAAAACGGGTTCTTACTCTATAACTCCTAAAGATTATCCATCTGCCTTAAGAGCTTTAGCTGATGAGGTTGAAGCCAAGAACAGAGCCATAGCAGAGAGGGTTCAAGCTGAAGCCGAGAAACAGCAAGCTATAAAGACAATAGAAGAGCAGCGTCCCGATGTGGAGTTTGCGGAGTCGTTCAAGAAAGTTGATCATGAAAACATGTGGTTGATTAGAGATATCGCGAAGAAGCTTGAACAAAATGGTATTATCATCGCCGAGAAGAATCTTCGTTTGTTTCTTGAGGAAGTCAAGTTCATGTTCAGAAATGGGCAGGGTAGATGGGAGCTATACAGTGATATTGTCAAAAATAAGTTTGGTGTTTACAGATCATATTTTGTTGACAAATATTCTGGGGAAAGAGTTAATCAGCAAACCATCTACATGACTGGTGCCGGATATGAAGTCACACTTAAGGGGATAAAGGAAAAGTGTAGGAGCCTTTTCTTGAAGTACGGCAAGTTTGAAGATCCTAACTTTTGAAAACACAAAATATGGCGTTATACATATTATTCATATCTTTGTGGAGGTCAGGTTCGTTTCCTGTCCTCCATTTTTTTTTAAGAGATGACAGTCGAAAATTATATCATAGAGTTAAAATCGTCTTTAAGATCATTTGACAAGCGTGATCTGATAGATGAGGTATCCATCTACAAATGGATAGAAATTGCCCTGAAGAAGTTTGGAGGCGATATTACTATGCGCAAAGAAGCGGTAGTGGATGTCAAGCGAGGGCAGGCCCGTATGCCTGGTGATTACTTTGATCTTATTTTGGCTTTTAAATGCGATTTTAAAGGATATGAGGTGCCGGAAGGTGACAAGGTGATATCAGAACTTCAAAATACAATAGCTTGGAAAGAACGTACCGAAAGAAGTTATAGGTGGTGTTCTTGCGATGAATGTTGTAAAGACGAATGCGAGAAAGTGATAGTTGAAAAATTTTATATCAATGTTCATGATCGCGATCATGAAGTTCGTTGCTATTATGACCGGCCGGTAATGTTAGGTCTTGCTAAGCCTATGCTTCGTGATTCTTGTTTAAGTAAATGCCGGAATAAGGTAATAAAGGATAGTCCGTATGAGATAAATATCGTAAACGGATTCCTGTATGCTAATTTCGATGGTCCTATTTACATGCAGTACCGGTCTCTTCCTTTCGACGGAGAATCTAATATAATTATACCAGACACGCCTCAAGGTCTGGTATTGGATTATGTGGATAATTTTGTAAAGATGAGATTCTTTGAGGAACTGATGTATAATGGAGAGGCACAAGGAGCGGCCGATTTGTTCAAGTTGTATGCACAGCAAGATTTGGTTAAGCTGAAAAATGCTAAGACCGAACTTAAGATGATGGGAATGACATTGAAAGGTATGTATGAACCTCTTAGGCGGCGTCGTGCCGAGTTTGAGATTTATTCTAAGGCATATCCTGTAATTGACAACATGCTTAAATTGGTATGACAGAAGTAGTTCTATTTATATATTTGTCTGGCGTTATCGCATCCATGATTGTTTGGTCAATCAGGCAATTTAAAGGAGAGGCGAGTTTGGTAGAGACAATGTACTGCCCGGTAGTATTTTTGTTGAGCTGGATATACGTATTTGAAATATTTAAAATGAAATAATATGTTAGAGGTTAAAGCAAGCGAAATAGTAACCGCCGACAAAATGAGAGGCATAGGACCGGCAAACATCATCTTCACAGCCGGCCCTAATCCGGTAGCTGAAGATCGTAGAGGCGTAGCTAAGGTAACGGCTGGTGGAGAGAGTAAGAACGTTACAATCACACAAGCTGCCGGCGAGCAGGTTGTTGTAATTCCTGAGTTCGATTATCTTGTTCTTAGGTATGGATGGGAATCAGAAGACGGCTCCGATTTTGATACTGCAACCGGTTTCACCAATACAGGCATCTCAGATGTAGATAATAAATACGTTGGATGGAGTAAGCAGTGGGCTACTACCCAACAACAGGTAGGTGATTACCTTGTTTATGGTGGTGATAACATGCAGTCCGGTCTTGAAGGTGCGCTTATTAAGATGAAGACCTTGCTATCAGCGCCTGGAATGGACGAGTCGGAACCTAATATCAATGCTGATATCTATGGTAATTGGTATGGAAATAGAGGGCGAGGAAATGTTGTTGTGTCTTTTACAGCCTACCTTGGAGGAGAGATGGTTAAACAAGGATTTAATTTCATTAATGAAGGAGGTACGGAAGTTTACTCCGACAGCATCACTACTAACGTTTCGGCTCATGGTGAAACCAATTACCAAAATATAAAAGGTTTGTACACTAAGATGGGTACGATGGTTTATAATAAGGAAAAGCGTGATTGTGTTATTGTTATAGGTTAAGGTGATGGAAGGTCTTTGGGATAAATACAATAGGATTAAGGAGGTGTTTTACCGGGATTTTGTTTATGATTCCAGCTACACAGAGCAGGCCTCGTGCATCCCACTGTCGTCGGTGAAGAACGGGGCAGGCTGGGTCGGCGACGGAACTATCAACCTGGCTCATTATCTCCAGTTTATATACACGGAAATGGTTCTTGGCAGCAAGACAGAAGATGATGTGCGTAATTCCATATTGGTACTTACCCGTCTTGCCGATACTACTTATGATCTATTTTTTAATAACAACAAAGGTATTTATTTCAAATTCGAAAAAGGATTTTTCTTAAGAGACGATATCCATAGCGAAGATGCAAGCAAATTCGGTCTTACCAAAATAAGTTCCGGGTACACTAATGGTATAGAGTTAAAAGACGAAGATCCATGCTTCTCTCCATTCACTTCACAAGATCAGATCTGGAATCTGGCTCCTATATTAGCTTTCTTGTCAGAAAAAGGATTTGAAGAAGCCAGGCAAGTAGGATACGATATTTTTGAGTACGTTATTAGGAACAGACACAAGATATACAATCCTTATTACAGTGCCTTGCTTCATCATTGGACATTCCTTCCTGATATGGATACCGATAAGGTCAAGCCGTGGGATAGGGTTAGCAACCGTAACAAGAATCTTAAATACAAAGTTAAGGTTAAGAGAGGAGCCAACAACTGGTATTTTTCAGGAGGATTCAGATGGGCTTTTAAGAAGTTCGGAGGCGAGTGTAGTACATTCTGGCATTGCCTATGGTATAAGCCATTTATATTCTTAGCAGATAGAGTATATCATCCATACGTATGTAAATGGTTTGGTATTAAAGTTAAGAACAATTCTTACTATTGTCTTGGATCCACAAATGAAAAATCATGGTACGGTCCTGGATTTAATAAGAGGCTGGTTAAGTTCTTTAATAAGTCTTTGGAAGGATCGGAGTTATTTATGCCTCATCTTGTCTTCTTGCAAGAAGCCGAATGCGTTGAAGGAGATAAACTCAGGGCCTATTTAGATAAATGGGAATGGGATGGTGTTAATTCACCTATTGAATTTTTGATATTGTGTAACTGGTACAAAATTAAATTCGGAAAATGAAAATCTATTACAATTCTAAGATAGCTAAGTTGTTTACGTTCATTGACGGCTATAAAACAATTATGCTGTTTGGAGCCGTATTTACCGAACGTGATGCCATATCATTAAAGGCAGAATATCATGAAGGGACGCATTGTAATCAATATCAGGCGTTGTTTGCTACGGGCTTTATAATCATCTCAATCATAGTATTAGTATCTGGTCTTAACGGCCATGCAGGATGGTGGATGTTGTGGCTGCTTACTATCCCGGTATTTTTGTACTATGTATGGTATCTGGTTGAATACCTAATAAGATTGTGTATATACCGGAATCACAAGAAAGCATATCACAATATCGTATTTGAAAGAGAGGCCTTCGATCTTGAAAATGACTGGAACAAACCTGGTATATTTAGAAGAGAGTCTGAAGGGTTTAGTTTCTTGAAATATTACAGAAAGGAGTATTATCGTGAGTAGGAGAAGATATTTTGAAGAACAAAGATCTGGTAATGGAGCTATTTATCATTGTGTAAAAACAGAAATAGAACCTGGAGATAAAATCAGATTATTTAATTTAATGAATAAAGTCAAATCCGATACAATTAGCCAGGATAAGATAAATAGTGTACTGAATCAACTTAGAGAAGGTACGGCTTTTAATATTCATACCCAGAGTCCAGTTTCTTTTTCGTTTTCAAGCACCTCTACCGGTTATGAACCAATGTCAATACGGATTACATTTGACCCGTATCCTACAAGTGAACAACAGGGTATTATATACAAGTTTCAGATAAATGACCAGAGGTACGTTTTTATGTTTTCTAATAGATACGATGGAATGAGAGATCTTATTAATAATGCAGATGAAGATGTTGATTGTATTACTTCTGCAACAGAGAAGAGTAGTATGTATCGCAATGATTCTTTCTTTGTATTTGTTTGATTATCTATATTAAATATAATTATATGATTTACAATAAGTTATTATATATAGGGGGGGGTAATTCCTGATATATTATGAGGCGTCGTTTTTTTGATAAAAATAGGGAGCTTGAGGACTTTCTTATAAGGTTTTATCCGGCCGGTAATTACACATGGGTAGTGCCGGCAGGATGCACGGAAGTAGATGTTTTTCTTGTTGGTGGAGGTGGTGGAAGTGGAAACGGTTCTGGCGCCGGAAGTGGATATACCAAGACTTACAAAAGAAACAATATAGGAATAAAACAAGGTTCTCAAATATCTGTAACACCAGGTCAAGAAATTAATATCATAGTAGGAAAAGGTGGAGCAGGTTTGTATTATGGCTATCCTGAGAAGGGAGGATTCTCTCAATTTATGAACTCATCTTACAGAGCAGAGGGTGGAAATCCTTCTGGTAATGGTCTTCTTAACGGAGAAAACTCAACAGGTGGTCCTTATACTGGAGGAAATGGTGGAAGTGGAGGATCTGTAGATCAATTAGGTGATGAGTTTTACGCTGGATCGGATGGATCTGATGCCCCTGGAATAACAGACGGTAATGGGATATATCACCCACCTGGAACGAAATATGGAGGAGGAAAAGGTCAAGGATATACAACCAGAGATTTTGGAGAACCGACGGGTAAAAGAAATGCTGGAGGTGGTGGAGCTGATAGAAATAGGGATGGTGGTATGGGAGGTGAATCCGATTATGATGAAGGATGTGGAATCGGAAGAGGAAACAGAAAAAGTGGTGGTTACGGAGGAGGCGGATGCGGCTCGGGAGGAACCGGCGGTGATGGAACTGTGTTAATTAGGGGTAAAAGATATAAATCGTAAGTAGATGTTATGAGACGAAGATTTGAAAATGTTAATATGGCGATGGGTAATTGTTTCTCCCCTGTAATGGAAGGGAGTCAATTTCAATGGAATAATATTGTAGTTAATAGTCCAGTATATATAACTCCAATAAGAAGAAAGAAATTCAAGATAAGTTTTGGAGAATTTGATTTATCCAAGGTTTTGTCTAATGTATCATCTAACTGTGATATTATAATAAGAGATAAATCTGCATATACATTTCTATTGTTACTTCTGTCTGCTGATCATTCTAAATGCAGTTTGTTTAATAATCATCTAACAGTTAATACCCAGGATTTACCAAGATATATTTTTTACATTGATTCCGAACATGAGGAACTGTATTCATACAAAGACGGGGTTTTAGAAAGTAATGTGACGATAATGGATCCAGTTGATAATTATTTCTATAATTATATTGATATTCAAATAAGAAATTTCAATGATAATCCTATCCCCGATTTTTATGTAGGTGTGGTCGATAAAGTAGGAGACTGAAAATGTATTTCTTTTCTTCACCTACTTTAGAAATCCATGATTAAATCTCTTTTGTTATCTTTGTGACAAACAGTTATTAACATGGCATTAGAAGATAACAGAAACATAGCGGTTCCTCAAACAGGTATGAATCGCGATCTGCATCCGTCGAGTCTTACGGATCAGCATTATACGTTTGCCTTGAATGCCAACATCGAATCCGAGGACGGTAATGTTGGGATGATATCTAATGAGCACAGTAATCTTAAATGCATTGATTTCGATGGATTTAAAGTTATTGGTTATAAGAATGATCTTACTTCAGGCAATATCTATTTTTTTATAACAAATCCTGAAACAGGCGTATCTAAAATAACTTATTTCAAGCCTGAATCCGATACAAGTATCTTATCCGATTCTGATATAGAATCTATGGTAGAAGGATCGGAGTCTTTGTGTTCTGGCATGAAGACCTTGCTGGAAGACAACGAGCAAGATCCGTGCCTTAATTTCTCTATCTACCATCCTATAAAAACCATAGAAATAAAGATAGAGAAATGTGGAAAATGTATTTACTGGACCGACGATTATAATCCTCCCAGGTATGTTATTGTAGACAAGGCTCTGACTCCTGATGATGAAGGTGATATATGGTATCATTATCATGGGTATAAGATATGCGATAAAGAATACGATAGAGACAAATTCATGCAGGAGAATGGTTGTTTTCTGGCATGTGAGAAACTTAGGGTGTTTCCGCTACTGGACCAGCCATGCGTAGAGCCGGTACAGATAGAGTACGGGGGCAGCCTGCGTGCGGGCGTGTATCAGTTTGCTGTGGCCTTGTGCGATGAATTTGGTAACGAGAAAACTAACTATACTTCATTAACTAACCCTGTTCATATATTTGATGAACAATATATTAGGATAAATGATGGTAAATGGGGAGAAAGAACTAATCTTGGTATAAGACTTAAGGTGTCTAATCTGGATAGGCAAGTCAGCCATTATAAGGTGGCTGTTATTCAGAATACTGTTGGATACAATGGTGAAACACAACCTGTAGTGGATTATTTTATAGAAGGTATTCATCCTATTACAGAGAAGACTATATACTATTATTCTGATCTTAATAACAAAAGAACGACATTCGAACACATTTCTTTAAAAAGAGCCATATATAATACATCAAGAGGAATAGTGTCAGTCGGAAACCGTCTTCTTCAATATGGTCTTACGGCAGAAAAAGAATGGAATTTACAGCCTGTAGTTTCTCTTATGGGGCATTTTCTAAAATGGCAGACGTCTGTAGCCCACGAAGACCTGTATAAGGATGGTAATGCTTGTTCGTTGTATGTGGGATACATGAGGAATGAAGTGTATCCGTTTTCTATCTCGTTTAAGACATCTACTGGTTATAAAACTCCAGCATTCGTTCTTGTTCCCCCACCTTCTGATAAGGCAAGAGAGGAAATGAACAAAGACAGTATCCCATACCAGTCTATAAACGCATATGCTCCGGATTGCTCAGGTGTTGATAGGAAATATGTATGGCAGTATAGCAATACGGCAGGAGATGGGGTATTGATTGACGACGATGCGGTTGTTATAGATGAAGAACAGAAAGAGTGTAACAACCCGGCTACTGTAGGTCAAACTGTTATAGTGGAAAGCAATTTCGCTACTTTTAAAGGGAAATCAAGATTTATTATCGATTATGATGATATTGTAGGAACCCCTATAAATTATTTGTCTGAAAATATAGGTCTTGTAGCTTGTAACAATAAGGAGAATGGAGACAATGAAAGACAGATATGCGATATAGCTACCAAATACAGAGAAGACGGAACACAGGATTATATGGAACCAATTGATCATATTGGGTTGCCAGAAATGGAAGGAGACTGCGAAGTTCCCCATCGTCAAGAATCTATATTGTCTGCTCCAGTTCCACTAATAACAGGCCTTGTAGAAGATTATATCTATAAGGTTCTTAGCGAAATGGAACACGTCTCTACAGATTATCTATATACCACAGGAGGAGAAAATCAGAATAAGTATTCTGTGTTGTTTAATTACGAGACAATGGATTCTTTATCTGAATGGATGGAGGAAGCATTTTTTGGGTATAGCGCTGGCAGCATATCAGGTGATGGCAATCAACACCTTTGTTCTGAGTTTTATCCATACTTACAACCTGGATCTGTTTTAAAAACCGTGTCTGATGCTATATACGTATTAGATACCATGCCTTGTACATGCGGATGTTATATTGAGAGTTATTGCTCTGATCCTACTGTGTCAAGAACTGATTATAACAACTTTCAGAATTATAATTATCTTCTTGGAAGTTATATTCTTCATATAGATGGATGGAGCCAAAAGATAAATGATGTAGGAGATTGGCGAGCCGGTAGATCTACCAGTACAGTCATAAATAATCAGTATAGATCAAAGAACGGACCCAGGTATTGTATTGAGCAATTTTGGCCTGAAGCTTCTGAGAAGTTGCAAGATATGATATATAAAAATTCGGATACCGGTATAGATGAAACTGATTGGAAATTTGAAGGGTATGTAAACAATGCTACATTTAATAATCCTACAGGGGATAAGCTTAATATTGGATTCGCATCTGAATTTGTGGTATGGAAGTTTGTCAGAAATGTAATGACAAATGCAAGATTTATTAGAATCAATAGACCAGAAGAGTGGGACATAGAAGGTTATAAAGACGAGAACAAAGTTCTTTATCTTGAAGCTCTTGGAAAGGTAGATGGCATAATGGATGCTGTGTCTACCAATTACGTTCGTGTTTCTTTTTGGAAGGATGTTGAAACATGGTCCCCTCTTGGAATAGTACCAGTTGAATTTGATAGACCTGAGTATGAATCATCTCATTCCGTTATTGTTAACATAGCAAGACCGGCTTTCGGAGAAATAAATGAAGAGTTTTTTGATTCTATAGGTCAAAATTATTTTTATGTTACAATAGAATCTCCTATTGTAGCAGTTCCTTGGATAATGACGTTTAGACAAATTCAATTTTGTTCTTATAAAAATTATGATACCCCAGAAGAAGAGGAAGAAGAAGGAAAGAAGCCTTCCCGTGCTATTCTTGGAGTCGCTTTTGCTACAGGTAAAACTATATATCCGTATATTTTTGGTATAAGAGAAAAGGAGGTAAATAAGATTGATTTGTCTGTGGATTCTATAACACTTAGATCAACTGTCTTATTTGCATCAAAATGTCAGACATGTGGAGATAGGCCCATCAATTGCAAGCCTCGTCCTTATAAATACGGGGATTTTGCATATTGGGAATCATCTGAGAAATATCCTGCTAATTTTGAACTTTATGATAGTAGCAGGATGAAAATAGACACAGGCAGATCTTATGGTGATCCAAAAAAATCAGAAGCTTATTCTAATATTATGAATAAGTTAACAGAATATTATGGTGCTCCTTTGTCAGACAAAAATGGATTATCTTATTTCAAGGGTCATTCTTATGGAGGGGTAGATACTTCTACCGTATTTTGCCAGCAACCTATACGTCATTACCGGTTTCCAGATAATAAGCATATACCATTCATGAACAGTGATGAACGTGGATATGACATAGCTTCTGAAATATATCCGGTAGGTATTATGGTAGATGAGAACACCATACAAGTGTTTTTGGATTTTGCAGTGGATTCTGGTTTGATTACGCAACAACAAAGAAATACGATTGTAGGATATGAACTGTATCGTGGAGATAGGAGACTAAATAGGTCGGTTGTGGCTTCAGGATTAGCCTATGATATGCTTAGATACATAGGAGACGATGGTAATGTGAATATCTATCCTAATTACCCATATAATGACCTGTCACAAGATCAATATAATTATACGTCTGGCAAAAGAGACGAGTTTATATCCCATCCTTTCGACAAAGGAGGAAACGTGTGGTATTCATTCTGTTCACCTGATATTTATTTCAACAAGCCAGAACTTCCAAATGAAGTATGTATAGACGGGTTTCAAAGAGGAATGTCTGTGGGCAGTTTCGTACCTGTAGAAGATCATCCAAAATGGACTATCTTAGGTCCTGCCGCATACACGATGGCTGCGTCGCTTGCCGCAGTTGAATCAAGTGCTACAATAGCAGCTATGATAGCAGAAGAGCTTCAGATAAGGGCGCAGTCTGGATACATAGGAGGGTCGGCCGGTCTTACCGGAGGAGGATTCCTGACTAATTTAAGCGTGGCCATGCTGTTTTCTTCAATGGTGTCAACCATCAGTCAGACTCTTGCTAAAGGCCCGATATTGTACGGTAAGTACCGTTATGATTGGCTTAATACGTTTATAAACAATGGACCAAGACGTAATCATGCATGGTATTATACTTCTGTGGGATTATATAATTCAATGATAGGCATAACAGATCAGGATAAGTATGAACGAAATTTTGCCCGTGGTTTATCTTCTGTTAAGTACATTAAGTCTGGCGTATATCCGATGATGGATGCCAGTATGTCTTCTAAATGGGGAACCGGTAGAAATGATAATGAGGGACGTTTCTTATTCGTTAATAATATAGATCGTGAATCTTCGTTATTTTTATCATTTGGTGATCCAGGTGAAAAAGGAGATGGTAAATCGAAATATTTATTGGAATATCCGAACTATGTTTACAATTACGACAGTAGCCGCATAGATGATTCGGTTATTGCTGGAAGTGATGTTGTAGCAGGAAGAACATTCGAGCAATCCAAAACAGTATCGTACATCTGTTCTCCGTATATGAGACTTATGCGATATAGGCCGGATCAATATGGACAGATAGAAGATATAAAATGGATTTCCATAGGTGGATGTGGATTTTTCACTAATGAAAAGAAACTGATATTCGGTGGCGATACGGTGATAACCAGATTTTCATTAAAAAGAAAATTCCCTGTTTTTTATAATAGCGCTTTTGGTATTGGAGACATGATACCATTCCCATACATGGATTACAGAAATGTAGGGTATCCAAGATATTTTGTTAATTATGATACTGGAGAAGACGCTCTTGAGACAATAGATAACGAACGTTTCAATAGCTGGACATCATCTAATAAAGGAAGATACGCTTTTTATCCAAACAGGAAGAGCTTATACGAATTAAATGGTGACACATCCGGCAGGTACGTTAATGGAAGATTTTATACATGGTTCTATGGCATTCCTCAGTTCCTTGTAGAGTCTGAAATAAATTGTAATTTCAGATTAGAGGGCCCTCAGCCTCATGAACTATTCTATCCAAAAGTAGGAGATTTTGTTTGGTGGACACAAGAAAAGAACGTATCTATCCATAGGGATAATGATTACAAGATAAGTCCTATCTATTCGTCGAGGATGACACTAACACCAAATGTATTGCCGGCAACGTACGAACGACGTTTTTATGACTGTGCTTACCAACGTCCTAATGGTGTTATATGGAGTAGGGCTGATGTATCTGAAAACAGCCAAACAGATCCGTGGCTGACGTACAAGCCTATGGACTATCATGAGTTCCCAACCAGCAACGGGAAGCTTATTCACATGAAGCGTATTGAATCCGATCAGATTCTTGTCAGATTCGAGGATCAGGTTTCACTCCATAACGCCATAGACGTAATCAAGGAGCGTACCTCCCCAGGGCAGGCCGAGATGGGCACCGGCGGTCTGTTCGCGTCCCGGCCTCTGGAGTACAACACGACCGACCTCGGTTATTCTGGAACCCAGAGCACTGAAATAATTAGTTCAGAATTTGGTCACTTCTGGGTAGATACTAAAAGAGCACAGGTGTTTATGACCGATCCTAATGGACGTAATCTTAAGGAACTTAGTGTAGGTATCAGACATTGGCTTAAGCGTCATCTTCCGTTTAAGATTCTTAGATACGGAATAACTAATATCTTAACCGGTACAGAGATGACAGAAGAAGATACAGACAATAAATTTATCGGTCTTGGTCTGTCTCTTGGATGGGATAACAGGTATAAGAGGGTACTTATCACGAAAAAAGATTATATACCTGTTAAGAACCCGGCATATTATAAATATGATGGTGGAAGGTTCTTATACAATGAAACAGAGGTGCTGTCAAACGATAAGGAAATATCTTTAAAGGATGAACAATATTTCAAGGACGTGTCGTTCACTATCGGATATTCGTGTCTGAAGCAAGAATGGATTTCTTATTATTCGTTCTGTCCTGACTATTATATAGAACAGCAACAATATTTCCAGACAGGAATAAACTTCCCAGCATCAGACGAAGAAGGCGGCTTATGGAGTCATTTGCTGACGAATAAGAGCTTCCAGACATTTTACGGAACAACATATCCGTTTATATTAGAAGTGCCGATAAAAGAGAAATATAATGGCTCTACGCTGGCTTCTGTAGAATACGAGCTTGATGCAAGGAAATACGTCGATGATGTGAATTACACTCTTGACAGGAAAGTAGGTTTAGATACGATAACTATCTACAACGACACAAACAACTCAGGTGAAATTCATCTTGTTCCAGAAGAAAAGAATAATTTAGCACAACGTATATCATATCCGAAGATCGTAGGTGACCATACTGAGGTCCTGGATACTGAGGTATATAGAAGACATAAGTTAAATGACTTCTTCAACAGGGTTGACGATGACCGATCTGAAACACCTATCTGGATCAAGGACGATAACGATATAAATAAGTCGGTTAATTCTGATGCTCTTAATTTCAGACGGTCATGGCTGGACAGGTTAAGAGGAAGTTGGATGCTGATGAGGATAAAGAAAGTAATTAGCAACCGGAAGATTATATTCCAGTGGTTGATTTCTGAAGATAAGATTAAGAATAGATAAATTACAATATTTAATAAGTTGAAAATAAGTAGTTTTTATTTTGTGATTTAATAATAGTTGAATATGTTTGTAGCGCCTATTGATCCATCTCGGACAGATAGGCGCTTATTTATGACAATTTAACCAATAAAACCACCATGCTTTAGTAGGTGGATGAATTGGGTTGATTAATTTTGAATCAAAATTACAAATAAAAAAATGATTTCATACAAATACAACATCTATCATTCAAAGAAAACGAAGTATCTTGACAAGATGTTTCGTGAATGTTGTTTTGTGTGGAATCATGCTTTAGCTCTACAACGTAGATATTATAGACTGTTTGGGAAATACATACCAGTTGGTAAGATGCAAAAACATTTCTCTAAAAGAATTAATAGAAATCTTCTTCATTCCCAAACAGTACAAGAAATCCTTCAGAGATTAGACTCAGCATACAATCGTTTCTTCAAAAAGTTAGCCAAACGACCTCCTAAGTTTAAGGGAGCTGATTGTTTTAACTCCTTTGTTTTTAAGCAAGGAGGGTTTACCCTAAATGGTAATAGTCTAACAATTAACAAAGGAAAGAAACGATTTAGATTTTCATACAGTAGAGTCTACAAAGGTAATGTTAAACAAATTAGAATAGTTAGAGAAACCTGTTCCCGTTTTAGTTTGATTATAGTTACAGATCATAATCCTTCAAACTCTTATAGAAAGACACATGATGGTGCATCTATAGGATTGGATTTTGGGCTGAAAACTTATCTAACTAAAAGTGATGGTAGCAAAATCGATTCTCCATTATTCTTCAAACGATATCAAAACAAGATTAGAAAACTAAACAAACGGTTTTCTAATGCAAAGAAAGGATCCAATAATAGGAGAAGGAGACTGTTTGAACTACAACAAGCGTATCGTAAAATAAACGATCTTCGATCGGATTTTCAATGGGGATTAGCTCATCAGTTATGCAAACAGTATGATTATATTTTTATTGAAGATCTAAACATTGAAGGAATGAAACGTTTGTGGGGAAAGAAGGTTTCTGATCTTAGTCATTCTTCTTTTATTGATAAACTTACGTATGTTGCCTCAAAGTATGGAGTAACGATACACAAGATTGACAAATGGTATCCTTCTTCCAAAACTTGCGAATGTGGCTGCATTAATAAAGGACTGTCGTTACGCGACCGCACGTGGGTATGCCCGTCGTGCGGCGCAGTCAACGACCGTGATGTTCTTGCAGCCCGTAATATACTTCGGAAGGGCATTTCCGAATTGGAGAGCAAGAGTAATTCCAGCGATAGTAATATCGGGGTTTCTTGCGCTTGTATCCAAGAATCCCATTCGCTTTAGCGATGGGAGTATGTCAAAGAGGATCTAATATCTTGAACATAGCTGGCTGGTCAGAATCTATCTTCGATGTTATTAACAGCAAGTTCTGTGGATATAAGAATATGATTGAAGAAATTAAGAAAATAAAAATATAATCATTGATTTTGCTTCAATAGTAAACAAGTTTTAGCTTTAAAGGTATAGCCGAAGAAGTACGTGAGTATATCTTCGGCTTTTTTGTTTATCTTTGTTGAAAAACAGTTTGTTATGAAACAAGTATTATATAAAAATGATATATACCCCTATAATGTAAGGGTATTGCTTGGAGCAGATGAAGAGTATATAGTTAAGACGTTCGCCAACCTGGAAGTAGAAGATCAGAGCTGGGAGGGGTGGACTGATGATTATGGTGGCAGAACTATTTTCGTAGGAAACCGAACCAATCACAGGAAAGAAATATGTTTCTTATTTCATTCACTATCTGATATGGATGTTAGAACCATAGGACACGAATGCCTGCACGGTCTTTCTATTTATTGTAAGTATCTTAATATGGATTACGGTTTTGAAGTCGGAGGAGATGAGCATGCCGCCTGTCTGATGGGATGGTTAGTTGATAAGGTTTGTGGTGCTTACCACAAATTTAAGAAGGAGGAAGAAAAAAATGGCAAAGAAGACTAAAAATTATGTAAGAGACAAACAACCAAAAACATTATGGAGTAAAATTGGTCCGTTTGTAAAACTTAGAGAATATCTGGCATCTAATATAACACCTGACGTGTATGCTAATGAAAGAGGATTAAAAACCAAAATAATGGAATTTTTTGGTCAAGATGTTCCGAAAGCCAATGTAGATGATTTTAGTCAGAATCTTTGGTTTAGATTCTTAAACCAACCAAATAATCTGAAAGAAGAAAATGGGATTGTCAGAATACCAGACAATATCAAATCCATTATATCTGACAGGATAAATGGTGGGTGGGAGAAAATGACTAAAAAATATGGAAGGGAGCTTGATTCCTTAGATAATAAGATAATTGATGGAAAAGTTGCAGGCAAGGACGTATCTGATTTGGAGGAGTTAAGGGATGTAACAAGTAGGAAACTTGGAATGGTGGAAGAGGGAATAGATCTCTTAAAAAAAGCCAGAACTGGAGAACATCAGGTATTTAACGAATACAATTTTATACCAGATGCTTACGGCGATTTAAATGATTTATCAGGCTTATCAAGTTTCACTATGTACCGTGATGATAGAGGTAGGATGGTCGTAAAAGATAAGTATGATTTTTATAGAAGCGATCAACCTCTTGGTGTAGGGATTGTTACTAAGATTCTTGATACAATAGGATACCCGTTTGATATTCTGGATTATGTAGAAGATAAGAATCCATATGAAGAGAATGATCCAAACAAGGTTTTGTTGAAATCCGCCATTGATTCCAAGAATGATCTGGATAAAAAAATGAAGATAAGATCTAAAAAACAAGGAGGGGATTCTTCTAAGCCGGAAATAGATTGGGATTTATTCAAATCCAAATATGAAAATATGAAGCGCGTGGGTAAGGGTACGCACCGCACTATGGACGTAGATGGAATGAATATGATCTATGATGCTTTATATGATAAAGGTTTTAATCAACGCCAGATAGAAGCCGTACTTGGAAATATTATTGAAGAATCTGGTGGAAACCCCTACGCTGTATCTGAGGATGGAAAATTTAGGGGACTTTTTCAAGAATATTACAAAAGATATCCGCCAAAAGAGTTTGAAAGAGATAAAGAGAGATTTAAGAGCGATAAGCGTGGATATATCAACTATATGATAGACAGATTTTATGATCATGTTCAAGATGCTGGGATGTATAGTATAAAGGATACTATACATGATAAAGCCATTCATGCAGTAAACGAATTTATGTCAGAAGATCCAGATACAGATTATTCGTATCCACTTGTATATGCTTTTGAAGCTCCATCAGATAAAGAAGGAACTTATAAAAACAGAAAGAGCGTATCAAACTTGATAAGCCAATCTTATGTTACGGATAATGTTAATAATTCAGATGATGCTGATAAAAAGAATAATAGTATTATTGATGCTATTCTTGACATAAAAAACGATCTTGAATTACAAGACCCGATTTCCACTACAAGAGGCGAAGCCTTTAAAGAAGCCAGGAAAAGAGGTCTTAAGGAATTTACATGGAATGGAAAGAGATACAATACCAATATAAAAAAAGAAGGAGGAGCCGTAGATGAAGAAAACGGATCTAAATATAGGTACATTGCATCTAAGGATAATACATCAGTAGGGTCAAGCGGAATAAATGAAAATGCTAATTATGGTACGATCCCTGTTGATGGTGTGAATATAAACGAAATTGTAGCTGGAGGCGTTCCTGTAGTAGGTGATATAATGGACGTCAAGGATGCGTATGATTCTTTCATAGATAGAGATGCGCTTGGAATGGTTATGGCCGCTATGGGTCTTATTCCTTTTGTAGGAGGCATATCAAAAAAGGCAATGCAGGCAAAAAGAGCTACTAAAAAACTATCTCAAAGAGACAAAGAACTTTTAGAATCGTTGCCCGACTATGCTAAACCGGCATCTCCTATAGGTGAGTCATGGGAAAATCATAAAAAGCGACTTTTCTCTGGAGCCTATGAAAGACTTACTGGGGAGAAGTTAAGGATGAAAAATGGGGAGCCAGATCCGGATATGCTTGATACCAACATATATGATTGGGATGATCCGAAAGTTTTCAGGGATGCAAAGTATTTTTTAGGAGATGAATACTCTGATGATGAGATAAGGGAGATAATAGATGAAATATCTGGATATGGGGTATTAAATGGAAATATAATCAGGTCTAAAAACGTTGATAAGTTCATTGATTTATTTCTCGAAGGAAACCCCAATATATCTAACAAGGATGTAGAGAATTTTGTGAAAAGTCATGAAGTGGAACACAAAATTCATTATCCAGATTCAGGCGCAGATAAAAACGGATTTGATTTGAATAAGATAGATGATGATGAAGTAAAAGATTATTTCAAAGAGGATCATTTTACGGAAATGGCGGCCAGAGGAACTCAGATTAAAAATTATTTTGGTTTGACCGATGATGCTCAAGAAGTGACGCCTGAAATGTTAGAATATGCAGCCAGAAATTACTTGAAGGATTATGGGTATGATAATGAGATGAAAGAATATTTTGAATCCATATCAGACTATAAAAAGGCTGCCAAATGGATAACAGATCACGCCTCGGTGGGATTAGGGGCCTACTATGTAGGGGATAGGATTGCTGATCCTAAAAAAGAAAAGAAAAGAAACGGAGGGAAGCTTACTCCATACAAGGCTGGTTTTCGTTTTATTGATCATAAAAAAGAATACGGAGATCCGAAAGATGCATCACACAGATTCCCTGGTAGGAAATTCATGTATTTCTACGAAAACGATAAACCAAGTAAAAGCATTGTGTTTGCTGAAGAAGGTGGCGTAATTGGCAAGCAACGTGAAGCATATGATTACTTTACTAATAAGAGAGGCATGTCTAAGATACAGGCGCTCGCCATCATAGGTAACCTCATGGCTGAATCCGGTCTTAAAGATGACATATACGGAGACAACAGAACGTCATATGGCATACAACAATGGCATAATGAGCGCATGGATAAGTTGTTCAAGCACGCCAAAAAGAAAGGTCATTCTACACCCACATTCAAAGACCAACTTGAGTTCTTAGCTGACGAATACGAAGGGAAAACCGGATATTCTAATTTCTTATACACAAGAAAAGGAAAAAAAGGACCAGGGTATTACAACTACAGCCGGCAGGATTTTATGAACGCCGATAACCTTAAGGATGCTGTAGTAGCTTGGAACCAAGGAGCAGGACGTCCTCATAAGAGTGTTATAAGAAACGATGACCGTTATAATTATGCTATGGAGGTTGCTAAAAATCTTGGTTTGGAAATTGAAGAAAATTCCGTATCTTCGTATGGTCAAATGGGATTCGGAGATGATGCTGAAATAGCAGCATCGGTAACACTTCCAGAGGTAGAAGTGGCAGCCGCCCTTCCTAACCCGGAAGCCCCGTCCCGGGAGAGACAGTCCGAGGAAGAGAGATTCCGTACATGGACTGAAACGTATGGTAAGGACATCATAAATCATTTACTGACGTTAGACGGGAAAAAGGATGGTGATGACAGTGATTACAGCATGATGTATAAACAGCATGAAAAAGAAAGCGAAGAGGATAAGAAAATGGCTTTGATTAATGCCGTGCTTCCCAATATACAACTTCGCATTAAAGGCGTCACTGATAATTAGAACAATATTATTTTATTTCTCATATTAATAAAGCGAAGCCGGATTTGAGACTCGTTACACGGATACCGAAGGTTGAAGAACGATATCAAGATAATCCGGCTTTTTTGTGCGATTTCGTGAAGGATGGAACTATCATCGCCTTGGTTTAACAGAACAGACCTACGTACCTCCACTGTCCTGACGGGCATGGACGCCCGTCTCGCCTACCAGCCTGCCTAATTCTCCACTGGCTACCTAATATAACTATTAACGTCACTCCATCACCTATCTCCCTTCAGTCGATAGGTTCAGTCGTTTTTAAATATTATATGTTCTTTCGCATCGTTCCCTTCGGTCACGATACTCAATCTTTTAACACAATTAGGCTAACAATACAATGACGGAAAAAGTAATTTGTCAATCCGTTCACTCACTTAACTCCCTTCGGTCGTCAAGTTCATTCACTGTAAACAATTATATGAATAAATGATAAAGTATATAAAATAATATAAATAATATAATGAGTAAGATCATTGGAAATGGTCTTAATATTAAGGAAAACGGAGACTATTCATAGGCGTAGTTTTAATTCAAGATTTGTTGTCCCACCACTGACGGTCAGTAGGTTACGTTCAGAGTCGTTTTCCTGTCTCTTATCCAAACCGTCATAAAATAAAAAACCTTGTATCCTATTTCTCTCAAACCGGATACAAGGCAGTGCATTTTCTTCTTTTTATATAAAATCATATATTTGCACTAAACAACAAAAACAATATGGAAACAAAAATAACTGAAATAATGAATCCTCACAAGTTACACGACAAGCTCTTCAAGAAAGAGCAGGTCTCTCCGATAGAAGTTATATACAATAGCTTCAGCAATTTAGGGTACAATGTAGTACGCCGTCCAGCCGGTCAGTGTTTAGGCAATTTGAGATATTTTAATCTATTTTATGACAAACATACTCATCATTTCTATCAGAAAAACAGGAAGTTGAGATATTGTAGTAATTTTCTCATATCTGATTACTGGAAAGATAGAGTGCGATGTTTCATAGTTTGGAACTTTGGATTTGGAAGATTCTTTCCGTACAATGACTTTATTGAGGCTATGGTTTATGATTATCTTCGATATGGGAGAAAGTCAGTTCCTTATCTTAAAAGCGTGCAAGAGGCTGAAGAAAAGTGTGTAAGGTTCTATATCCGGTCTCAGATAGATATGCTTCGTAAGGAAGGATATGCCGCTTATCGGGCTAAGTTCAAGGAAGAACGTCCTCAGTATTTCATCGGAGACGATAGGACGGTGTTTAGATGCCTTGACAGCTCTTTAAAAAGAGAAGAGAAGATTGCTGCATGCGTAGCCCACAAAAGGGCCTTAAAAGAAGGGATAATGACTTCCTTCATTAATCACCTTAAGAAACATCCTACCACTTTATATTCGTGGTTTTCATCAGAGGTAGATAGCGAAGGAAAGAATAGGCTCTGTCTATCTGAAAAGGCTGTTTCGTATTTGAATAAGAGACTGGTTCGCAATGGGTTAAAGTCTCTTTCTGCATCATATCTTTTTAGAACGTTTAGAAAAATGGTGAAGATCTTGTTCGGTTCCAATGTCAGGTCGTTTTTGAATAGCTGTCTGATGTCTGTTTCAACAGAAGAGGTTTTAACCAAATCTATGAAGAAAATAGTTTCCAAGACAGTGCTGTTTTTGTACAAGAGAGCGCTTAAGAACTATCGCATGGCATGCGGTCTTAAGTACGACCCTGATTCGGGTGGTTTGTCTTCCGTACATGATTGATTTTTAAACGTATCCCATAACGTTGGATTTTCTCGTTCGTTTCTCTTATCTTTGTGAAAAAAGATAGTATGAGATTACGAATCATAAAAAATCGTCCGATATTCGCTCCTGGCGGTAGTGTTCAGGATAAGAGACAGGATATTAATGTATCCTCTACTCAGCCTATTCTTGATTATGGAACGCCTGTTAATAAATGGGGTGAATCTGATATTCAGAATATATATATGCCTTCTGATGTGACTTTAGAAACAGAGGAGGGGGAGATAAATCCATTTAGTAGTATGCCTACATCCGATTCGTTTTTTGAAAATCATGATGCAGGATATGCAGGATATCTCGCTGATAATAGGGGCATGGTTAAAAACGTAGAGAAATCAGTCGTTGATAATGCAATGAATTTAGGTGGTGTTGATGCTGATTCCTCTAAAGAAAAACGTTCCCAAGATGGTAATCCTCTTGATCCTATGACTACCCCATATTATTCACCTGATCTAACCGGCAGAGCTCAAATGTTCGGTACAAGTCTTGGTCGGATAAGAGCCGGTAATAAGGTCGGTGCTAATGTGGCTCAAGCTGCCTTGTCCGGTGTTAGTTTAGGATTAGGTCTTACTCGTAATATCATGGGAGCTTCATCTGCTGCGTATGCAGCCAGCAGAGACGAGCAGGCGGCGAGGGAAAAGCTCGAAAAAGAGCGCCGGCAGCAGTTTATCCGATGGGAACGTGAAGGCGGTGGTGTTAACCTCGGAAATGGACAGAGAATAGATTCTTCCGATTTGACAGGAGAATACATTTACCCTCTTCCTAAATCTATGGAGGATAATGCTAATGTTGAGATAGAAAAAGGAGAATATGTTTCGACTCCGGATGATGTTGGTCCTATGGAGGCAAAAGGTAACAGGCATGAAGACGGCGGCACTCCCGTTGATTTGCCAGAAGCTCATATTATTTCAGATTACCGTACTATTGATGATGATTTTGCTTCTTACGTAAGGGAAAATTATGGCATTAGAGCTACGGAAAAAGATACATATGCTACGCTTCTTGATAGGTACAAGAAAAAAATAGGATTGTCCGAAAAGTATGATGATCAGGAACGTGTTTTCAAGAGGCTGGAAAAGAATAAGGATGTTAAGGATAAAAATACTTCTGAGTTGAATAAGTCTATTCTTTCCAAGTACGTAAATGATAATCAAAAGGAAATAGACGAACTTGAGGTGCAATTCAGGTCTTTTGCTGATATTGTCTATAACAAACAAGAGGAATCCAAGCGCCAAGAAAAGATAGATGCTTTCTTTAGAGATGGCGGAAAGGTTGATTTAAATGCCGTAAGAAAGCAGGCTAAGGCTCTTAACGTATCTGAATCTGATGCTAAAAATTGGATATACGATGAGTATGTAAAGAGAGTTAGGAAAATGGCTGAAGGCGGCCCTACCAAAGAGCAAATAGAGTGGGGTAAGAAAGTACAGCAGCTTTTAATGAAGCAGTTTGGACGTGCTCTTAATATGTCTATAGTAGATGTTGCAGACAGAGAGCAGATCCTTAATCCTGATTCTGGTGTAAATTCTAATCAAAATCTGCAACACAGAAGCAGTTCCGGTTATGGTAGGGTAAACAACAAAGCTATTTCTAATTTGCTTGATATTAACCGTTGGGCTAATAAATACAATACGGATGGAGATTTTAATACAGAAGGATTCCAGACTGGATACAATAGCCAACTAAACAACCTATGGGCTTTGGCAGAATCAGGTGCTATAGCCAATGCCGAAAAAGCCAAGAAATTTAGAGACGAATACGGATTTTGGGGAGAAGATGCTGGTAAGTACGACCAAGGAAGTAAATCGGCATATAACTCATTTGCCGTAGATGACAAATTTGGGCAAACTACGGCAACCAGATCATTTTATGGATTGGATGTAGTTACTCCTGAACAAAAGAGATTGTTGAACGAAAAAGGGATAAAGAATTATGTTGACTTATTTGGTGATAAATCTGATGCAGCTAAGAAGATTCTGGGTGCCGATTATAATAAGTTTGCTGCTTTAAAAGATAGCGGTTTGATGTTAGAAACAGACTTTGTTTTAGAAGCCGTAAATCCGGCATCAAAACCTATAGAAGCTAAACCTGTAGGAACCGGCGCTAAATCTCCCAACCCAGGTTCTCCAGGCAGGATAGAAGTGAAGAAAGAAAATCCTGTTATTAATACTACTGTAGAAACGGAAGCTGAGGAAGAAGATGATACAAAAGGAAGAAAAGGTGTCAATCCTGCTTTATCAGGTCCTATATTCCCTGAGATGTTGAGGATGCTTGATACCGGATTAGAGATAGAGGGATTGGAAAGGCATCAGGCTCCGAGAATAGATCCTGTTCTGCAATCTGCTGATCAGTATATCAACGAGCTCAACCGCGCGACATCGGCTCAGTTGGACGCAGTAGGTGACGTGCCCGACTCCCAGCGCTCCGCTATTCTGGCTAATATGAACGCCATAGCCGGAAGCAATATAGCCAAGTACATTAACGAAGTAAATTTCAATAACGCAAGGCAAATAAACGAAGCTGATAGATTCAATGAAATGGCTTATGTTCAGACAGACGATAAGAACATAGCGGAAAGGCAACGTTATGAATCTGGATTATTGAAGGCTATGGCTATAAGGGATGAAAATCTTGCTCGTTATTATGATAGTATAAACAGCGAGATACAGAATAAGTTCAATGTTCGTACATCGTTGAATACCATAGCTTCCATAGCTCCAAATATGAGAATGCTTCCAAGTGGTCAAATTATTTACGTTCAAGGTAATCAGGATGTGATGAATATGGGTGATTATTCCACACCTTACTTGAGAAGTTTAAATGAAGAAGATGACGAAAATAAAAGAAGAAGGAGGACCAAATAGTGGCTTCACAGTATAGTATTTTAAGGCAATATGCCCCGTATGTTAGTCCTTATAACATAGATCTTGTTAAGGATGTCATGATGTACAAACAGCAGAAGGTTGATGCTGCTCGTGAAAAGATCTATACCCAGGTAGATTATCTTATGGGTCAAGAGATAGATAAGCCTGAAGCCCGCGCTTATATGGAAGATAAGATGTCAGGTGTGATTGCTAACATCAATCAAAAATTCAAAGGCGTGGATCTTTCTTCTGATGGTGTTACGAGAGCCATACAAGGAGAGATAAGTTCGGTGTTAGATGATACGGTCATTAACGCGATTGCCGGCACAAAAGAAGGCAAGAGGGTTATGAAGGAAATAGAATCTATAAAACAGAATCATCCTGAACTTTATTCTCCTATTAATGAATGGCATGCTTTGGACCCTTATTACAAATGGAGGTCAGATGGTAAAGCAGGATCAAGGTTGGGAGGTCTTCATTATTCTCCTTATGTCGATTATACTAAGGAGATAAATAAGCTGGTCAGTGATTTTAGGAAAAACAACGAAGGCAAGAAGATTCAGACAACAGAATATGATGTTAAAGGTAATCCTACTGGTGGAATCATAGAAGTCAACGTAGATGAGCTTACTGATTCCCAGATAAGGAATTTTGTGTCTGCTAACTTATCTGAAAACATGAGGAATCAGATGAGAATAGAAGCATCATACATGGCAGCTACCAATCCGGTGTTCAGTAATCCGGATTTGGTTAGTCAATACATTGGGTCTTATGTCGAAAGATACGATAGGCACATAGGAGCATTGGAAGCAAAAAAGAAATCAGTAGGGGATAATAAGGATATTATTGATCGTATTGACAGTCAGATACAGGAAGCTAAAAATCAGAAAGCAGAAGCCAAGAGGGAGGCAGATATGATAATAGCTTCATCAGATCCGGTAGCGGCTGCTAATTTTGTTGTTACCAATAATCTTTTCGATAAGATGACTGATGCATGGAGATACGACAATACAAGTTTTGAAAGGAAGAAAGATGATCTTTATTTTGCAAGGTTGGCAGAGGATAGGGCTCAGCAAAAGTTTTTGACTGATAATGCTAAGTCTATGGTTGAAATATCGTTGGCAAAAGAGCAACTTGCACAGGCTAAGATTGAAACCGAATACATGCGTACTTACGGTTCCAAGATGGGCACTGAAAGCTCATCCGGAGGCACAAGAGGAGCAGGCGGTGTAGGAGTGCCGATGGCTCCTATGGACGGGCCTACGGCTATCAATTCTGGAACGGGTAAGATAGGATCTGTTAATTTGGCTAATATCCCTTATGAACAACTCACATCTTCTTCCACAGAGCGTAGAGCAAATTTATTGAAATTATATAATTCATTATCTCCTACAGACAGAAGTAATATCGTTGCGGCATCATACGAAGAAGAAAAAACTGACCCAGGATTGTATGCTAATATGACTCCTGAAGAACGGATATATTCTTATTTAAAAAATAATGGAGGTCAGAAAAACGGATATTTTGGACAAGGAAATAACAGATTGTCTGAAGCTTATGATGCTTTACTTCTTTCTGATTCTAAGGCAAATGGAGCTACAAAGGCTATAAATAACATAACTGATTATCAAATAGATAATATAGTTACTAAAAAAAATAAGGATATTATCAGTAAAGTTCGTAATGCTAAGTTTATGAAAGGAAATTCTTTTATAAATCTTACCGATACAGATGATAAGGCTGGAGCCTTCCTGCTCGCCACAGCCATAACAACTGGTGTATTTGATGCCGTAGGGTTCAGAGAATACATGATGGACCCTTCAAGAGGAATAGATATTCTTAGTGCTATATCTCCGTCATTAGGAGCTAAGGCGAGTGCCGGCAAGTTGGGGAAAAACATATCTGATGCTATTACAAGCGAGAATAATGGTTCTTCTACTGGTACATTGGCTCTTATTAATGGAATGAAGAAACTCAACGGCGATCCTGATTTTAATATATCAGATTATATGACCATAGATAAGGATGGTGATATAGATTTAAAAGATTATCAGGAAGGTGAACCATTAACTATTACCCAGCTAAGATATGCTGAGAAAAACAGTAGAGTGTCTGATATGATAGCAGGTCAGATGCAGGATGAGATAAAAATGTCTGTATCTCCTGATCAGATTTCTGATAAGTTATCTCAGTATCATTACCTTGATTCTTACAAAAGATACAATTGGAATGCCGATTCACCGGAAAAGTCTTTGCAGAAGGCTCAGTTTAGAAGATTGTCTGGTTACATGGCAGGAAAGGTAAATAATCTGGATCCTACTGCTATTAATGCCATTAATATGGATGCCGAGATAGATAATGGCACTGTTAGAAGATTCTTGACTGCTCAAGTAGGTTCCGGTAAAAATTCTTATGTTACAGAAAGGGTTGAGATTACGAATGACGAGCTTCTTAAGGCGGGTATAGATCCTTCGGTCGAGGAGCGTAATTATCCGGTGGATGGTTACAAATCAAGTTTTGGAACCTGTGATTTTGTAGATACCGGAAAGAAGGAAGGTTATTCTTATGATAAGTATCTTATACGTAATGGTCTTCCCCGTTTGGCTTCTAAGGCTGATGTTAAGAATGATCTTTATGATATAGTAAAGGTTCATGGTTCTTACCTTAAGCCAGAAGAAATGAATGTTGTTAAAACCCTTGTTGATAATTTTATTGACATGTCTGATAACATATCAGTTCAGTTGGAGGGAATGGATGACAGGGGTTCAAGAGAGGTAGCGGTCAATTTCTATGACAAAAGGACTAAAAATTCTAAAAATCCTGCATTGTTGTTCTCGGATTTTGTTCCTTTGGATCCAGGTAATGATGAGTATGCGGATTACTGGAATAGCATTCACCAGAAGTGTCCTCAGTACTTCTTTGTAAAATACGTGAAGGAGGCTGTTCAAGAACGTCTTGATCAGATGAGGGATCCGTATATGAGAGGAATAAATATCACGCCCAATATGAATGACAAGTTTAGTAAGTTGAACGATTTTTTGCAGAAAATTTATGGCTGACAATAATATAGATAGATATAATCCTGCTGCTAAAACCACTTACGAAGATGTGGCAAGGCAAAGGAAATTAGCCGAAGAAGAGAATTACACTCCGGCTACATTACCAGAGACGACAACGCCTCTGGTTCCTAATTATATGCCTGGTGAAGGTGTGTATGCCCAACCTAAATTTCCGGATTACGCATCAAGGATAGCTGCTGCCGAATACGAAGAACCGTATATAGCCAAGGAGATAAGCAACAGCTACTCAGAAGCACTGGCTCGTAACAGCTACAGGGGGGCTACACCTGCCCCGCCGCCTCTTAATCCCTATGGACCGAAGGTAAGTATCCGTGAAAGTCATCAGATGGGTAATGATGGGGTATGGCGTACAAAATATTCTAACTATATTCCGGGTATAAACAATGAAGATTATTATGCCAGGAGACAGAGCGGATGGAGTAAGTTTTGGAATGGTGTAGGCAAATTCGCTTTAAAATCCGCATTGTACGGTGCACAAGGAGTTGTGTCATTGCCTGACAAACTTATCAATATGGCATCTGAGGGAAGTTACAAAGCTGCGTTAAACACTAACATGGATAAGTTTGTAGGTGATCTTGACCAGCAAATAGACATGCTTCTTCCCCATTATTACAAGAAAGAGGTAGAAGATTATAATTTTGGTCAGAAGCTTTTTAAGGATACCGGTAATTTCTTGTGGAATGACGTCCTTGGTAATGGTATGTCTTTTACCGTAGGAGCCATGATATCAGCGTACATGACCGGAGGACTTGGAGTTGGATCATTGGGTAATATAGGCGCTAAATTAGGTGGAAGAATCGGAGCTAAGTTAGCAGCAAGGCAAGCTGCCAATAGGGGCATAGGAAGCCTTAAAAGCGTGTTTAACGACTATGTAAGAAAAGGAGTTGCTACCGGAAGAAATGTAGGGGAGGCGGCTAAGACCATGACGTTGTTGGCTACCAGTGCCGGATTCGAGTCATCGGTTGAAGCAAATTCTTTTATGAAGCAATCTGAGTCTGATTTCAAGGATTATTATCGTAAGATTTATGGTCGTGATCCCAATGCAGAGGAAATGGCTGTTTTTCGTAATTCTAATGCTGATGTAGGTAGTGCTATATTTGCCGCCAATATGGGTATCGTAGGATTATCTAACTGGCTTCTTTTTGGTAAGTATATAGGGTTAGGAGGCAAGGCTATACCAGGGTTGGAAAAGAGGCTCAACAAGCATTTATTTGGATTAGGGACGGAAGTTGCGAAGCCGGGAGAGATGGCTATTAAAATAACCAATCCCAATATAGGACAGAAGATAGCAGGCAATGTTTTCAATATCATGAAAAGACCGGTATCTGAAGGCTTATGGGAAGAAGGATCTCAAGGTGCTGTTCAGAATACGGCTGAGGAATATGTTAAGTCAAGATATGATAATGTCGCCATGAACGGAGCCGTTGATGTTCTTGATGCTATTTCTGAAGGATTTAAAAAGCAATATACGTCTAAAGAAGGATGGACTGAAATAGGAATCGGTGCTATTATCGGTTCTTTGTTTGGTATGAGAGAAGGCTTCTTTGGGGTGAAAGAGTATAGTAATAGTCAGATCTTGCTGGAAAGGCAAGTGAATGAATATAACAAAGCATCTTCTAATCTTAACACGGCGGCTTTGAATACGTTGAAAAAATCAATGAGTTTAGGGCCTCAAGTTCGTTCCGATGCCCAGTCTATGACTGGTAAGGAGCTTGATGATGCTATGTTTGAAAAGATGTCTATTGACAACCAAATGGGAACCTTAGAGGATTCGGCTGAAAATTTCCGGCAGATGATTGATATGATGCCTATTTCGGAAATAGCCGAAGCTAATGGAATGTCTTTGGAAGAGGCAAAGAAATACAAGGACTCTATTATTGATAATTATAATAATCGTCTTTCGGATTTCAGATCTGCCCAGAGTTTTGCCGAAGATCTTATAGGTGATGATTCTAAGATTGAGTTTAGGAAATACGTGGCTCGTAATGCTTTTCTTGGTCTTCAATCGGAATCAAGAATGAAAGACATAGCTTCTGTCATAGAAACGCTTTCGGGGCAGCCTCGCGTGGCGGATGCTCTAAGTACGTTCTCCCGGCTGTCGGACAGGGCAAGGGAGCGGGCGATGGCTATCCGTGGCATACGGTCAAGAATAGAAGAACTTGAATCCGAAATAGAAGATCTTGCTACCCGCCCTCGCAACGTAGAAGGGAAAGATCCACAAGCTGAATCCATACAACGAAAAACCAAAGAATTGGAAAGCCTTAGAACCAATTACAACAATTCGTTGTCTGAGTTATCAACGTTAATAGGAAAAGAGTTTTCGATAGAAGAGCTGGTAAGTAAAACCGAATCTGTTTTATCATCTCCTCTTTCTCCCATAAGTTCACAAGATGTGATAGAAGCCTATGATACGCTTGTGGCTTTTGATGATTATTTTAATGTAAAATCAAGACAGGAAAAGAAGTTTACAGCCAAAGACAAAGCCATGAGATCCTTGGTAAATGAATACCGAAGAAGTTTGATGGACTATAGGAATATGAATAACTTCTTGTCTAAGATGCTTGATAAAAGATTCTTAGCTGAGGAAAACAGGGGGTTTTCAAAAGCGCTGTCTTCTCTATGGTCTACTCCTTATAAAGGGGATGACAAGGTTCCTGATTTTGCAGAGTCTAATAAAGTTGGTGAATATGACACTGATGAGGTAGTAGATCAAGCTGTGTCAGAAGGTAAGATTTCGGAAGACGAAGCTTGGACTATCAAGGCTTTTATGCATGCTCTTGATAAAGTAAGGGAAGATAGGATGAAGGAAGCAGAAGATGATATAAAAGAGTCACCGCTTACGGAGTCTGTATCGGATGAAGATTATGAGGCTGCTATGGATAATCCTATTATGGTTCCGGCCGTAAGGCAGTCTATAATTGATAAACTATATACAGGTAATGCCGATCTTCTTACTGAGAGAGAAAAAGATGTGTATGATAAATACAAACAAGATTTTGATGATTATGTATCGTCTTTGGGTGACAGTCCCGTTAATCTCATAAAATCATTATCTGAAAAGGCTGATAGGCTTACAAGTCCGAGATCTGTGTATGAGGATAATAAAGCTATTATTGATATGGCTAAATCCAATTTGGAACCAGATCAAAGGAAGGAACTTGATGATGCTATTTCTTCGTATGTTGATATAATGAACAGACGGGACAAAGGGGAGAAAGTTGACGAAGATAAGCTTGCCGATTCGGTATTTACCATAGAAGATCTTGGCCAGGTTGGAAACATCACGGATCTCCTTCCTTATATCGAACAAAACAGGATTATTGATAAAGGTCGTATTTCCGAATCTACGTTAAGTAATTTTGGGGAGGATGATGCTAATATAGATTCTCTTGTAAATGAATTAGACGAATCTGATAATACGCCGGGAGCCAATATAGATAGCGCCCAGAATCCAGAGACGTTGATGGTAAGAAGAATCTCCAATGACGGCAATGAAAGGTATGAAATTGCAGGTCTTAGAGCCGATAAATTTATATCTTCTATAAAATCATTGGTTCCTATTCAAATAAGCTCTGAAACGAACGCTAATGGTACTAAAAGGTATTCTCTTAACATAGGTGGAGAAACGGCTACTATAATTGAACTGCCTTATCATGCGAGATGGTCTATAGACAAAGAATCGGCTCGTGTTCTTAACCGTTACACAGATGTGTCTATTCAGGACGTGGGTAATTCATATTCTTTGGTTTATAAGCGTCTTGATTCAGACGAATTGGTTCCGTACAGAACAGGTGTTGGATTCGGAGAGAATGAAGTAGATAAAATAGATCAGGAAGCATTATCTTCTTTGAAGAAAGGAGATAAGGTTAATCTTGAGATAGATGCAAATGATACCTATAATCAGTCTCTTTTTGCCGAATACAATGATGCTGTTCAGTCCGGTGATAAAAAAAGAATAGAATCTGCTGAAAATAAGCTGGTATCCAATATGGTTATCAAGGTCATGAGTGGAAACAGATTCGTTTCTGTTGTAAAAGCTGACACAGGAGGCATAGATGGTATAAGTAAGATAAGAAGAACGGCTTTTAACAAGTGGAAGAAGGACGCCGGCCGGTCGGCCACCATCAACGTCGGCACGCATGTTGTTGCCCAGACCCTTCCTGGAAGACCGGTGTTTAACATGAGAGTAAACGGTCAAGGATATGGTCAGGTAGAAAATCTCCCTATTACCGAAAAAGGAGCTGAAAAAGTATCTGATGTCGGATATGTATTAAATGGCAAAGTCGTGCTTAAGAACGGATCTAAATACACAGGCTTCCCATTTGCTTATTCTATATTAAATGACAAGGGGAATAATTACAAAAATGTAAGAGTTCCGGTAGTTGTCATCAAAGGCAAAAACGGTCTTAATTATCTTTTCCCGGTTAGTCTACGTTCTGTGGAATCAGAGGAAGGAAAGAAATGGATTTCTTTTATAGATATGCTGCTTGAATCAGGTGACTCTGAATTGTTACAGATGGGTCAAGATGATATACAAGATCTTAATGCGTATCTAACCAAGTTAGGCCTTGATCCGGCTTCGTATCAAGTATCGTATTTGAATCCTATTTCAGGGCTTAGAAAAGCTCGTGAGGCTATAGAAAAATTATCTACGGTTCCTGATGTTGTTAAATGGGTAGAAGATGAAAGCAGGAATGTGAAAGACATTGTGATGTCTGAAGTAGAATCTGGAATAGATTTCGAAGGTGAGATGTTTGTCGCTCCTAAGATCAGGATTCAGTTTGGTAAATCATCTTCCAGACCTAAATCACTTATAGAAGATGATCTCCCTTTCTCCGATGAGGGTAAGACCGTTACTTCCAAGGAAGATGTGGATATTTACGAAGATGAAATGCCAGAGGAAGACCCTGTCCGGGGGACTCGGCCGGCGCCACCAGCCCAGCCGGCTCCTGCGGCACAAGCTACGCAGTCCTTACATGGCAAGAAGCGCACCTCCAGAAAAAACTTCTCTCTTATGTTAAACGAAATAGAATCTCATATAGAAAAAGAAGGATTGCCGTCTTATGCTAATATTTTTGATTTTATAGCAAGGAAGATTGTAGGAGGTGATTTGAGGTTTCTTCGTGAGAGAGGTAATCCTAAAAGCCTTAAGGAAGAAATGGGATTAGAACCTAAAGGAACAGTAGGTGATAAAATATCCACTCCTTCTAAAAAGGGAGGTAAGACCTTAGAAGAATATGTTTCTTGGCTTCGTTCTCAAACAGATCAGGTGGTGGTTGATTATGTTGGTCCAAGATCTGACGAACAAATTATATCAGAGTTGAAAAACTTTTTGAAATATATTAATTTTGTTCCAAGCAAGGCTTTGAATTATTCTCTTAGAGTCAATGGCATGGATGCCCTAAAAGAATATGGCACAAAAGAGGAAGTAGAAAAAATGGAATCTGACATCAATAGTTTGGTTTCTGAAGTTTTGCCTACGGTAGATAATCAAACTGTAGAAGATGTTTCTACTGCAATAGAATTAAATAACCTGCCTGCCATATGGAGACCTATGGAAAGCCTTGATATGACAAACGAGGAAAAAATAGAGTTTTTGAATAACGTAGCAGATTTCCTTAGCGGCATTCCAGAGTATGATGCTGTTGTGGAGTCTATAGAGTCAGAATCAGATAATATTTTAAATGATGGAAAAGAAGGAAGTGCAGAAGGCGGTGCAGTACGCGCTGAGGAAGATGGCGATAAAAAGGGAGATGGAGAAGGCAAAGGACAATCCAGAACAAATGTCGAAGTTAAAGGAAATGTCGAATTACCTGGATCTACAAAAGGAGAAATAGAAAAAGACGAACCTCGCATATCCGAAGAACCGCTTATTCACATATCAAGGGTGACAACCCCTTATTTCCTGTACGGCGGCGATGAAGCATATACATCTGTTCCGGCTAAGGTAGAACCTATACCGGAGAAGATAATGGGTCGTAATGGCATTAAATTTGGTATGAGTGTAGTCGAGCTAACCAAATCAGGGTACAAAAAAGCTGGTGGAAACTGGATATATAAATTCTATATGAACTCAGGTGTGTATGATTTGTATAATATCAGTACCGGTGAAGCGTTTAGGGCAAAACCGAATCTTGGAGTTAAGATAAGTTCCAGTGCATTCATCCGCTCTTTATCTCAATCTGGTAGAAAAATACAAAATATGATGAGTAATATGAGCCAGGAAGAGATAGACAGGAATAAGAATCTCGTAGAAGGTTCTGATAATTCGGATTCGATAAATGAGTTAAATAAAGAGTGTTGAGTATGAGAAGGAGATTTTTTAATGCTGCGGATAATTTCGTGGGAGGATGTTATAATAAGTTATCCAATGAAGATATAAAAAGGCTTGGAGGAAAAAGACCTTATGTATGTCAGTTTAATAAAATTCATATACATATAGGACCTGTATTAAAAGATCATGATTCTGATGTTAGTTACATAATGTTTAATAGTAATTGGAATCATGGTGGTTATGAATCTATGGTTTATAATCATAGCAATAATGGTATTTTTATATTAGGTGAAAACAAAATTGGTAACATAGAAGATCATATACAAGATCTAACATATTGGTACGAATATGATCCAAGCATTAATGAAAATTATTGTTATTTTTATTATGAGGCTAATAACAGCGGAAATGCTATCAAGTTGAATGGTGAGTTTGGTGATACCAGTACTGTTTTCAACATTCCCAGCTTGGAAGTCACCACTCTTCGTGATGGCAGTTTGAGTTTTCCGGAGATTTATATAGAAGGAATTTGGGATCCGTCATTGTATAAGTCGGTTTTATAATTAACTTTGCAAAAAAGTTAATTACAATGGGTGTCAAATGTCAGATAGAAAAAAAGGAAAATGAAATAAAACGGGTTAAGGCTCCTAACGGGGAGCCTTCCGTTCTTTACGAAAGTGCTTTAAAAGTATTAGGAAACAGCGAGCGGGCCCTTCAGGTATGGGCTAAGGCTTACACTCCTGGTTTTTTGTCGTATTACGGTCATTGGAATAACCCGGCTCCAGGGGAGATGTTTAACACCGATCCCAATGGCGAACCTCTTTTAGAAGATGTGCTGTCGTATATGAAGCGTCAGACTTATTTTGCTGATCCTTTAACGGCTCAGGATGTTAAGGATGTAAGGGATTTCCTTTTGTCTACTCATTATTTTTTCAATGCGTCTTCATTGTCTAATGCTATTCTCTTCGATTTTTATGTAGATGGCAGTTTGATACTGAATGAGCAGAAATTAAGGAGATCCGGTTTGTATGATGAAACAGAAATAAGTCGTATTTTATCCGATCCTTCTGTTTTAAACGAGGTTTCGACTTCCATGAGAAAGTTAATAGATTCTTCTATTAACGAACATGATAGGGAAAAGGATAATTATTTTATGTCTGTTGACTATCAGTATGGTCCTATTGTTTACAAGGAGGGAGTGTTTAACCAATTTGGTAAAAAAGTACCATATAATCCTTCTGAGCTTTATTGGGCTATGGGCAAAACAGTAGCCGGCATAAAAAACTTTTCTGAATTTTCATCTGCTTTTGAATCGTTGAGAAACTCATACCCTGAACTGGTTGAGAAATTCGTTTCTGATAAAGAATTTGCCGAATCTATGTTTGATGAGTTCTCATCTACGAATAAGATTCCGGTAATAAACATAGAAGGGGATGATGTGGTAGAAGGCAAGAGAAGATCCTTGTCTAAGCTACAAGATCTGTCTTATTACAATCCTGGCAAAATAGAGTTCCTAAGAGCTCGTATATCAGCTTATTTACATAGGGCTAATGCCGACACCGAATCCGATTTAAGAAGCATGATATGGGATATAGAAGAGGCTTGTACGTGGTTTGGCATAGATATAATAGGGACATCGGAAACTTATGATGGCACAGAAGAATCTTTGAATAAGATAGATAATTTGATGCTGGATCTTGATATTTATGTGGCCAGGCATAATGATGTAAATTATGCTCCAACGCTGGCATCTTCTATAGATGATGTTCTTGGTGATAGTACAGACTATTATTTTGGATTATTGCCGGAGTATATGGATAATTTGAATATCGTTTATTCTGAATCCGATATAGACCCAGTAGAGGCATTTGAGAAACATTCATTGCTTAAGGTAGGAGATAATCTATATCAAAGGATCAGCAAAGATGATCTTAACGAGATGTATCAAATATCAACAGTATTAGCCAAGCACAACCTAACTCATTTTTCTACTAAAATATATCCTGAATCTTGTTTTAAGAACGGCGTTTTGGATAAAGAGAAAGTACGGAACGTAGATGATAATACGCTCATGGCTTCCATTAAAAAATACGTCAGATCGTTCATGGATTCTCAGAACACAGAGGACATGATAATGACCAGGATGGCGTTTGGGCACCCTGCGGTACTTGACGTTCCTTACGTGGATGTGGATCGGGAGTATAGTCGATACATGAACAAAAAACAAGATAGCGAAAACCCATTATCCTTATTCGATTTATACCAATCTTACCTTGACAACAAACTCCATAAAACAAAATTATATGATAATGCCTATAAGTATCTTGACTTCAAACCTGGTCCATCTTTGGGTCTTATTTCTGATGATCCTGATATTTTGAAATCAATAGAATTATCTTTATCTGGAAAAGACAGGTTGATGTTGTTTGATTATAGCATGACCAGTACCGACCCTTCTTTATCAGAATTGTTTTATTTGGAGAGGTATGACCCTTCGTATGCTGGGAATGATTTTGAACACTATTTTTACACCAGGCACCCGTATTTGTTAAAAGAAAAATCGGGTTCTAATATCGTAGAGCAAGATGGTGTTATAACAGCAGAAGGTATTTATGATAATTTTATAAGAGTAGGTAATAAGATATGGTCTAAAGTAAGCGAGAGTAGTTCCGGCTCTATCTACCAAAATCTGACAGGAACCGAATCGGAGGTGAAATACGATTCTACTCAGAAGGCTAAGACGGTAGAAACTGATTACGCTCCATACCAAAACAGATCTGGCTTGACGCAAGACATGACCGTAAGCAAGTCTGAATTGGATGATCTTAACAAATTGGAATGCAGGTAATTTTTGTATATATATAGTTTTTTCATAGTTATAATTTGGGAAGTGAGGCTTGTGAAAGTCTCACTTTTCTTATATATGCACGTATATCAATAACATACAAGAAAAGTTAGATTTTCATTGTTTATGAATTATTTTTATTAAGTTTGCAATATTAGTTTCAGGAAGGGATTATGGAAATAAGGAAAAAGTAAGAACCGAACGTAACTAATAACAGTAGGAAATGAGAATCAGTACCATCAAACGTAACAACAGCATTCATCTTATGTATAAAAACATTATGAATGATTTAGGTCAATTAAGAACTGTAGTTTCAAAATCCTATATTTATAATCTGATACAAAATCAAACCGGATTAAGTATCAGAACTATATCCCATGTCTTGAATCACACAAAAGAACAGGATACAGATTCTTTGTGAAAGGCATACATTTTCCTACATTTGTGTGTTCTTTAGTTTTTAGATTTAAGTTTTTCATGGTATTAGTTTAGATTAGTGTAGATCAGGGCTCGCAGTGATGCGGGCCCTGGTTTGATTTAAAAAGTATTAAAATATTTGCTATTTAAAATCCTGTTCCTATCTTTGCTCCAGAAACAATGAACAACGAGATCCCACCTCTGGTTGTTTGATGTTGAAAGATATTTTTGGCTCATTAGGGTTTGTCATAGTGGGATCTGACATTCTCTTTTGGGCCTATTTTTTTTTATTATGGATAAAGTTTCTGTTTTTGAAAGTTCGGATTTTGGAGAAATTCGTGTCATGGTTATAAACGATCAGCCTTGGTTCGTGGGTAGTGATATAGCATCAGCCCTTGGTTATTCAAATGCTTCTAAAGCTGTTTCTGCTCATGTTGATGAAGAAGATATCGACAGGATATTACTCACTGATTTAGAGCGCTTTACCCAAAATGGGAAAAGCAGAATAAATAATTCTAAAGTAATGATAATCAACGAGTCAGGTGTTTATAGCTTGATATTATCATCTAAGCTTGATTCAGCAAAGAAATTTAAGAAACGGGTAACATCTGAGGTTCTTCCTTCTATTCGTAAAACAGGAGAATACAAAACAAGTTCAGGCGGCAAGGGGATTTTGGTTCCTGACTTTTCTAATCCGGCAGATGCAGCAAGAGCCTGGGCTGATCAGTACGAAGCTGCCCAAAGAGCTATAGCTGAAAAGTCGCAGGCAGATGCAGAAGCCGTCGTTCTGATGGGACGTACATGGAGTACGGACATGGGTTCCTTCCTCCTTATGATCATTACGGTATGCATGAGAAGATGAAGGAAATGGAAGAACGCGAAAATGAGCTGGAAGAAAGGGAAAGAAGGCTCGAAGAGCGCGAACGTCGTCATGAAATGGAGGACCGGGAATACCGGAGGATGGGTTACGAATCCTACCCGACCGATTACTATGGAGACGACAGATACTACGGTGACGGACCTCAGATGCGTAGAGGTCGCGGACGTGGCAGAGGTCGTTCTTATTGAGGAGCAGACGCAGAGGATCCAGCTTATCAGAAATATGTAGATACTTACGGCTACCATTTTTCTAATGCTCTCGCTGATGAGGCGGTAAAGAAGATGGTCAACGTCGATGGATCCAAGAGGATCTGGAAGCAGCCGGAAATAAAAGATATTTTTGAAAAGTGCGGAGCGAAGAAGCCGGATAAAGCGACATGGGGCGATGTCCAATATGTCTTTGCAATGTACTATTCGGATGGTTTTCCGAAGGTCTTCAAATGTGAGAACGAGTTGGTGAAAGCTACGTTAATGTATTTGGATGATCCGGATGCTCCCGAAGGAGTAGCCTTTATAAGATGGCTTGCCGTGCAAGATTACCTCGGCGAAAAAATAAACTGGAAGGATCTGACCTGAGATCCAGATCCAGGTCCTTCCGGTGGTGCGGGAGCCATAGTAAAAAATATGATTCCCGCATTCCCGTTTTTCCCGTTTGGAAAAAAAGGAATAAAAATATTATACCGGTCGGCGGGCAATAGAATACCCGTGGCCGGTTTGTTTCACATAACTTTTTTTGGATATGAATATAGCACACGAATCTAAATCGAATAAAACCCCATTGTATTTAATAGGAGAGTTGATTGGCGTACCGAATACGGTTATGGACTCAGCATTGCATGAACTGAAAGATAGAATAGACAAAGACCCTAAATATAAAGATGTTAAAAATTGGCTCGAATCTTTACCCAAGATCTGAACCTATTTTTTTTTCAATACCAGGCCCGATGCGATTTTAACGTATCGGGTTTTTATTTTAATTCATATTGTTTTATTTTAAATCTAATTAATTCATGAATGTCGTACTTTTGTTGAAAAAGTATTCTATATGGAAAATAAGGAAGATTACGTTGGTTACGAAGATCAAGAACTGTGTAACCGGTATTACAAAGAGGCTGAAGCCATGAGGCAAAAGCAGGACTGGTCTCGGCTTAGGGCTGTCCCTGCTCCGGCTAAGGGAACGCCATCGCCCGGCTGGGGTCAGCTTGGACGTGGAAATGATGTCCGTGTCAAGTATGTTAGCATCAATTCAGGATTAGGAGGAGATAGATTATGACCGTAGAAGAATTAGCTAATAAAAGATACGGTGGAGAATTTGTTTTCATGTTTGGTCATCTTGAAGGTAGAACAAGATTCGTTTTTGAATAATTGTGAATAATACATAACTCATACAAATCATAAACAATTTGTATTGTATTATGTATAATAGCCAAAAGCTATTCCTATTATTAGCCTAAGTGTTGAAACAAACACTACGTTATTTAAGAATATATAGTTACCTACGGATATTTACCCAAGTTCGTAGCTCTAAGGTAAGTGATTAAACAATGGTTGTATTCGAGCTATAGTGTTGCTTACGAAAAACCTTAAATAACATTGGCGATGGGTACTAACAGAGTTTTACTCTGACTTATGTTGAATAAACATTAAAAATGTTTGTATATATGGTGTACGTACAAGACATAAATGGTAAACCTATGATGCCTACAACAAGGCATGGTAAGGTTAGAAGACTGCTTAAAGACAAAAAGGCAGTTGTTGTCAACTTATGTCCGTTTACCATCAAATTAATGTACGTCACATCTGATTACAAACAAGAAATTGTGTTAGGCGTTGATGCTGGTACTAAACATGTTGGTTTGTCAGCTACGACGAAAAGCAAAGAACTTTACAGTAGTGAAGTTATTCTTAGAAATGATATCGTAGATCTTTTGTCTACCAGAAGGGAGCTACGAAGATTAAGACGAAATAGATTGAGATATAGAAAACCTCGTTTCGATAACAGAGTAAAAAGTAAGCGTCCAGGATGGATAGCACCTTCGGTGAAATACAAAATAGACGCTCATATTCGTGTTATTGACAATGTATGCTCTATACTACCAATATTTCGTATTGTTATCGAGGTAGCTCAATTTGATACTCAAAAGATTAAGAATCCTAATATATCGGGTAAAGAATATCAGGAAGGTGATCAACTTGGGTTTTGGAACACAAGGGAGTATGTTTTAGCAAGGGATGGGCATAAATGTCAGTATTGTAAAGGAAAGTCAAAAGATAAGATCCTTAATGTTCATCATCTTGAATCCCGAAAAACGGGAGGTGATTCCCCTTCTAATCTTATTACCTTATGTGAAACTTGTCATAAGGAATACCATAAAGGTAATATAGATTTAAAGATCAGAAGAGGCAAGTCGCTTCGCGACGCAGCCGTAATGGGAATTATGAAATGGAGGTTGTATGAAGAGTTAAAATCCAGATACGACAGAGTTTTTATGACGTTTGGTTACATTACGAAACATAATCGGATTAAATATGGGATTGAAAAATCCCATACATCCGACGCGTTTGTCATTTCTAAGAATATTAATGCGAAACGAATCGAACGTCAATATTTAAAACGTTTAATTCGTAGACATAATAGACAAATACATAAAATGAAAATTTTAAAAGGGGGGGAAGAAGAAAAACAATCAAGCTCCTTTTGAGGTTTTCGGTTTTAGGTTGTTTGATAAAGTGTTGTATAACAATAAAATATTCTTTGTTTATGGAAGGAGAAAATCAGGGAGTTTCAATATCAGGGATTTCAACGGAGAAAATTCAAAAGATGTTTCACGCAAAAAGTTTAAACTCATTAGAGGGAAGAGGCATCCGATTATATTAAAGTAAATGAACGGATTTAATAAATTTAATAGAAAAACGTATCATGTATAATAAAGAAATAGTAATATGCGCGGCCATCTGGGTGCAGGACGGCAAGAAGCGTCCTCATCAGCCCACCAATATACCATCCGGCGCCGTATTTTGTGGATTGAGACATTGTTTTATCATTTCTCAGTTTGCGGCATACGGTATAGCTCATAAAAACCGCAGTGTTCAAGGATTTTTGACAAGCAAGAACCGGTTTCTGACGAGAGAAGAAGCGTCTGAGCTTGTTAAGAACAATAATCAGGAGATGGTAGTAGATAGGAATGCTATTAGAGAACAATTGTATTCAGAAGATTTATATTAACTAAAAAACAAAACAACATGGGGTTTAAAATCAAAAAGTCAATCATTTATAATATGATGAACGGCAGTCGGGTAGAGTACGAATTTGACAATACCAAGGATTTTGATTATATTACATTTAAGGGTGATGGCAAAGAGTCTTTTTCATTTAACGTAATCCTTGTTAAACAATTAATTGAAACATTTGAAATCATGTTGCAGGATATATATTCTGATAATTATAAGCTTAAGGTTTATGCTGGTAATTGCATAGCTCAATTGAACGTAAATCCAAAGGACTCAAGTGAATCCTTTTTTGACGTATATGATAAAGATGAAACGAAACTGATATATGGAATAGAGATCGGTATTCTGAAAGAAATGTTTGGCATATGATTACTAAACAAGATATACAAGCAGCAGCATCGTATATTTTCCGAAGCAGTTTTGTCTCAGAAGACCAGGCAAGGAAAGTAACGATAAGAGCCGGTAATAACGCTACCAAGAACCTTGTCAAGACCTTCAGAGGAAAGTTGTTCAAGAAGGCTTTTGGAAGAGCTCGTAGAGGAAAGGATATCAGTTCTTTTGAAAGACAAGAAAAAGAAAGTGGTTTTAATTTTCTTTATAATCCTAATAATGGTCGTATGCGAAGCGGTCATATTATAATAGACGGAATTGGTCTGTTTAAACAAATAATGAAGTCGGGTACGTAAGTTATCCGACTTTTTTATATATTTGTGGCATGGCAAGAGGTTATTATTGGATACCACAAACAGATGAAACGTTAAATGGCAGAAGCTATTACGTGGCTAAGATAGTAGGGGATATCACGTTTGATACTAAACGAAAAAGAATCGTATTTCAAGCTGATAGGTATTTCCCTGTAGGATCTGTTTTCCATTTTACGCACAATTGCTTCAATTATATCATAACTTGCCGACTTCGTAAGCCGGGGCTTTGGTTTGAAGCCAGGAGAGAGGATTCGGGCCCTATTTGCCCTGAAGATATTGAGCGCTTTGAATCGGGAAGGTTTATACACCGAGATGGGTACATGCATTACATATAAGCTGAACTTGACGATTTTTCGTCAGATTATAATTTTTTTTCATATTATTTTTAAGCCATCAGACTGAGAAGTTAGATGGCTTTATTTTTTATGATATGCTTGATTTTTAACTACCTTTGTCTCATAACAAAAATGTTTTATCATGGTATCAACGTGTATTATTAAAAGAGATAATAAAAAGAAAGTTGTTTCTGTCTCTACCAGATCAGGGGACAGGTCTATGTTGTTTGATAAGATAGCATCTATTCCTCTTATGGAGAACAGGGAACGGGCTACTACTGTTTTTAAAACCGTATTTTCTAATAAGTTCTTAAAGGATTTTGGCGACTGGAGAAAGAGAGTGCCTATCAACAAACCGGCTTATAATAAGGTTAAATCCAACATTGATCTTATTCCGGAAGCTTATAGAGAAAGGGTACTGGATAAGGCTTCTAAGATGAGTAATCCTGTTCTTGTATCAAAATCAGATGCAACTTATGGGATTCAAGAATCAGGCTTCGGATTCTATAGCCAAGATCTGGGTGATAATATTATGTTGGTGGATGCTATGATCCCATCAAGTATTTCCGTACCGGAAGAACCAGGAATAGACGCCGGACAGTATTTACAAGATGCTATATCTTCGGACTTCACTCCCGTATCTGTGGTACAGGATAAGGGTGTTAATTATATGGTTATAAAAGACGGTCTTAAGATATTTAGCCCAGAAGAGCTACCAGAAACAGATTCTAATCCTGTGGGTGTAACGTATCAGACTGGAGAGCCTCGTTTGTTTTTCATGAACGATCGTAGTCAATTATTTGAAGATTACGGAGAAGCTCTTCGCTCTGGAGGGAATGATATTAGAATAGGATTCTTATCAGGCATCGTTCAAGAATCTACCGTGGATGGAGTGGCAGACATTACTTACAAGGCTGGAAAGTATGTTCTTAATAATCCCAAGTCTTTTATACCGGTCATGACCGCTTCTGCTTCTACTTCTTTATCAACAAAAGGTGGTATAATTAACTACCTTATAAAGAAAGGTCTTTTGTCCGGATCCAAGATATTCGATCCGGAAACAAGAAGCTATTATATTACAGGAGAAGGACATACAGGACAAATTAGACTTTTCAATTCAGCCTTATCCTACACTGAGCTCCGTAATCATTTTGGTTCCGATGTTTCCATGAACGACCAGGGTATGATAACCATAAATTCATTGGATAATAGTAAGGTAACTATGAGACTCGCCACCGGAGGAACAGAAAGAGTTAGCAAGGAGCAGATAAAGAGCGATCTTAAGTCTGGAAGATACAATGAATTGGATGCTAAATACGATCACTTTGATGCGCTTGTAGTTTCATTTATATTAGAAGACAATGATCTTTATGCTGATACTAAAGCTAAGATAGTATCGGATTATAGCCAAGAGGAACGTAATCAACGAAATTCTATTGTTGAGATACTGAAAACGCTGGGCGTTAGTGTCGTTGGCATGACCGATTATATAGAGAAGTACCAAACTAAATACGGACACGAACCTTCTGCTAAGGCATTGGCGGATATTGCCAATAACGTAATAGCAGTCGGTGAAGATGCTACTTTGTCTGACTTAGTAGAAGAAACAGCACACTTTCTCGTAGAGGCGTACAGAGATCAGAATGCTGTTGAATCTGTTTTGCAAGATGTAGAAGGCACTGAAGAATGGAATCAGTATGCAGGTCAGTATTATAATACATACGGTAAGGTATATGAAGGCTCTGAACTTGATAATGCTGTTAGGAGAGAAATTCTTGGAAAGATCCTCGCCAGGGAGATGCAGACCGGCACAGCACAGGCGCCGGTAGAGCCCACCTCCTTCCTGGGGCGCGTCCGGCAGCTTCTCTCTGGAATCGTAAGCTGGCTTAAATCAGCTTTATCTACCCAAAGACAAGATTTGAATAACGTTATTAAAAACATTCGTGATCTTGCTATTACCGACATAGATAAAGGATTTGATACCTCTCTGTTAAAGGATAATGATTTTACATTATACTCCCTTTCTTCTATGAACAAGAACAAGTTTCTTGAGTCTAAGATCCGGGCATTGAGAAAAACGTTAAGAGACTTACGTCAGATAAGCTCTGATAGGGCTGTAACTACGTCTATGACCCTTGAGCAGCTTAAGACCATAGAAGATAAGATAAATAAAGTAGAGACCGAAATAGACAAGAATGAGATGGCGGCTGCCATGAACAGCATGATCTCCACAGCCGAAGCTCAGGTCAGATACTTAAGCAATGTGGTGAACACCATCCTTCATGGTGATACCAAAGACGGTAAGCTTCACTTCAATACCAATGATCGAAAGAACGTAGATATTATCAACAATCAGGTTCTTCCGATCATGAACGATCTTCGAGGATATATCCGTAACAGAAGTACCGAATTTGATGAACGTGAAAAGCAGGATTATACAAATAGGATCAATACCGTCATTGCCGACATTAATGGTATTCAATCTGATATTAAATCAGTACAAGACCTTGATGAAAGCACGTTGCTTGATAAGTTAATGAACGAACTTCATGTGCCGGCAGATAAGGTAAAGAGAGTAAAAGAATTTTTCGACAAGGTTCAACACGATGTTTCTTGGATAAGTAGGTGGTTTGGTATATTAGAGCATTCTTCCAGTCCGTTCAATAACGCTCTTGGAGCTATGATTGCCAAAGACAATTACAATGCGATGGTGAATGCCCAGCCCGCCATATCCGACTTCCTGGCATATGCGAAAAAGCATGGTTTTAACAAATCTGAATTTGAAAAACTGCTTCAGAAAGTAGACGGCAAAACTTCTAATTACCTTCGTAGTGCTCTTGATATGGCTAAATACGATCGTAATAAGAAGCTGGCGCAGATGCGAGCGTTTGCGACTGCCATGAACATAGAGATATCAGAAGAAGAAATTGGTGATGTGGTTGACAATAACCGTAATTACGTATTTAAAAGAGAAGTAGTTGACAAGGATGGAAATACGGTTACTGAAAACGCTAAATTCAAACCATCGTCTGATAGAGTTAATACCGATATTTTTACCATCGAGCAGGAAAAGATCTATACAGAGCAGATGGAAAAGTGGGATGCTGAAAATTCGGAACTGGAATTTAGCGAAAGTTATGCCACAAGAATGGAATCCATATACAAAAAGGCTGAAGAAGAATTAGGGCATCCGGTTTCTCAAACAACCAAAGAATACCTTAATGCTCTATCCAGGCAAAAACGGATATTGAGGCAGCCTTTTATTGATAGCGGTGGTAATTTTGATGAAGTTGCCTATTTTAAAAGCAGCAATTACGAAGAAGAAGGACTGCTTCGTAAACAACGTAAGGAAGCAGCTTCAGAATACATATATGTAGGAACCAGGAGAGTGGAAAAAACCGGCGACCAACTTAAGATGGCCAAAGAAATACAAGCTATAAATGAAGTTTGGAGAAAGGAATCAAATAATGTCACTAATGTCGTATCAGAATCGTTTTTGCAAAAATTGAGAACGATTCAGAACGAGTCAGGAGGAGAAGCTGCGCTGAAGACACTTATGTTGGGGGGGCACCTGTCATTCAACGATCGGTTTTGGAATGACGTAGAATCAGAACAATCGGCGCGTACCGAATCAAATAACAAGGCTTCGTATCTTAAAATGGCACATGATATCATTAGTTCTACGACAAGTGATAGAGATGCGACTGACGTGGATTCTGTTGTAAAAGATATAGAAAAAAATAAGGCCATTATCAAGGAAATAATCGGAAACAATCGCGATGTGGCTGATATCGGAGAAATTAATGAAGCGACATTTACCTCATCTGAAAGAGATGCTTTTAGGGCCGCATCTGAAGCTATTGAAGCCGATTACGCTATCTTAATAGATTATGCTAAGATGGTGGGTCTTGAAGATATTGATAAATACCTTACTAAAAGCAGTAAAGCTGAAAACGAAGTCAATCAGTCTTATTTAAATGCTCTTGCTGACTCCAAGGAAGTGGAATGGAAGTTCGTACAACGTCATACTACGGCGAAGAAAGCAAAAAGGATTCAGGCTTTAAGGGATAAGCTATTTAAGGCTGCTGATAACCGATATCTGTTTACCGTATCTGAAACCAACTACCTGTCAGAAAAGCTTGGTATAAGCAAAGAATTAGACGGTAGAGATTTCAGGAATGCTGTTAATGCTAAGATGGCCAGCTTATTTTTAAATAATACAAGAGAAGAGGGCGTAGGAGAAGCTAATGCTATTGTTAATGAATTTGCCAGAAGCCAGGTTTTTTCGTACTATAAACGCATGGCGCCTACCGGATATGCAGCTATGATCGACAAAATCGGTCGAGGTGAGATAGATGTGGCGCAAATGGTTAAGGACGTACAAAACGGTACATCCACCCAAGATTATGGCATGGACATATCGTACTTGTCTTTCGACCCTGCAAGGGCATGGGTGGCTGAATCTGAAGCCGAAAATAGCGGTCGTAATCCTGATTATGTAAAAGATCATGGGTATGGTCATCGAATGCCTAAGAAAAGCCTGTATCGTGACGAATCGTATTTCAATGACTTTGGTATCAAGTATGATGCTGACGGTAATGAGGTTGCTACTAAAAACGTAGAGCAGTGGAATATGATTCAAAAACTCAAGGAAATAAAAAGACAATCCCTTGATCTATACAAAGAGCAGAGCCCGAACCTGTATGCTATTCCACAGATATCCAAACAAGATATAGAACGTGTAGAAGGATTGGGTATTAACTTCAAAAATACGGTTCGTAATTTTGTATCAGATCTGTGCCTGGACAGAGTAGACGATTCTCTATATGGTAAGACCAGGCAAGGAGAAGTGTATGATCCAGAAGACAGGCTTAGGTCTATACCTAAATACTACATATATGAATTGGAGAACCAAGATGATGTATCTCACGATTTTGGCTACTCTTATTCGATGCTTATGATGCAGTCATCGTTATACAACGAAAAGCAGAAGTCTATAGAGCTCGCTCAAGGACTGGAGCAGATGTTACTAAATAAACAATTTGAAGGTGGTAAAAAGGCTGAAGCAACCCAAGCATATCAGATGTTCAGGGACTTCTTCAACGATCATTATTATGGCATTAGGATGAACACCAAAAAACTTACGGTGAACATCGGAGGATATACGGTAGACCTTACAAGAATTATGATGGCTGTTGAAAGATTTATGTCGGTCATGAACTTGGCACTGTCCCCGTTTGTGGCAGCTACCGGCGCCTTAACAGGTCATATCAACCTCATCATGGAATCTGCCGTAGGACAGTATATAAGCAAAGACTCCCTTAAATACGCATCGGCTGAGTTTTCACGCCTTGCGCCATCTTGTATAGCAGAAACCGGAGACATAGATAGAAAAAGTAAATTATATGTCATAGGTGAGAGAATGGGGATATTCAATATCCGAAATCGTATGTATGGTGCCGGATATAATAGAGTGGCCAGGACCTTAATGCGTTCACCTATGTATGCTTTTATGGAAATCCTGAACTACCCTCTTGATCCGCAGGTTATGATTGCTACTATGGACAATGTTCGTTATTACAAAGGCCGGTTCTACACGTTCCAGGATTTCAAGATGGAAAAAGAACGTGGTAAAGAACAGAGTACCATAAAAAGAGAATGGAATGCATTAAAAGATCGTACTTTATGGAGTATGGTAGATGTCGTGGATGGGAAGGTGGTTGTAAAGCCCGGATCGGGTGTTACTGTTGAGGAAGTTGAAACCCAGATGGCTATAACCAGAAATCAAGTTCGTAGCTTGTCGCAGATATGTAACGGATCTTTGAATGAAGAAAATCGGACTGCCGCATCACGCAACTGGATAGCGAGGTTCATGACCGCCCACCGAGGATGGTTGGTGCTGGCTGCTCAACGTCTATGGAAGAGTCGTGGCTTCAATTTCCAGACAATGCAAGAAGAGGAGGGACTGTCAATTACGTTAAAGAATATGATAGCCAAAACATTTAGCTTAGCTTCCGAGTCTGGTATGAAAAACATCATAGATGCCTGGAACGAAAATAAAGACAATATGAGTGAAGTAGAAAAAACCAATCTCAAACGCCTCAGTGTCTATGCTGGTACGTTCCTTATCATGCAAGCCGTATCTATGCTTCTTGCCGGATGGCGTGATGATGATGAAAACGAAGAAAGTTGGCTTACTCAATTTGGATCCTATGTCGGATTCAGAACCATAAACGAAATAGCTTCACAGATGCCGTTTATTATGGAGCTTAACGTGGTAGATATCATTAACGATCCGTTTGTTATGGGGCGAAAACTGAAGGATCTTACCGATCTTAGGAATTATTCACTTGATAAAGTAACATCCGGCACATACAAAGGAGAGTCTAAGTTATTTAGGCAACTCGCCAAACAGACGTTTATCAAACAATGGTATAATATCAAGACGCCGGAAGACGTAGCGCGCGCCTATAATTGGTGGCAGCAGACAAACAACAAGTCAATGATGTTCTTCATCGGCGCTACTCCTGATTCGGAAGGAGACGATGACGTTAGTTACAAATAGACGAAGAATATCGGACTTGCATTGTTTTTGTATGATTCCAATATGTTATATTAGCATCGTCAAAGAGTAGATTGTACGTTTTTTGTTCTTACTTGAAAGATTATGTAGGTTTAATTTTTTCTGAAATTGTTTTCTTACCGGTTCTCAGTCAGAGATAATAGAGAACCGGTTTCTTTTATGTTGTCAATTATTGCTATCTTGCAAACAAAAATCATGAGACGAAGATTTCAAATAGGGATGGGGGTAAATCCCTCGCTTATAATCAATAAAGGCATATACATCCAACATGTAGATGGAGGATTATATACAAAAGAAAATTGGTCTAATAAAGGATATTCCAATGATCTATGCAATGGAATAGCTCTTGTAGATAAAGTGTGTTTTGTTATAGCCACCGAATATATTGGCACATTTCGTTGGGGTAAGGATGGAGAAATAGACAATATATTTGCACAAGATAGTTCTCATATGGGAACTATTAAAAAGGATTATTGGGGGCGTGAAAATCAGAATGCGTATCTTGAATATGATACCAGTAATACAGATTACGCTTTTAATAAAGCTAATAACTATTTATTTAAAAATGGTCAAAATGGATATATAGGTGGCGCCGGAGAGTTTTTTTTGATATCATTGTATGCGAATGAAATAAACGAATGCCTTTTAATGGTAGGAGGTACGATAATGAGTAATAGAATGTGGACATCCACTCGAAATACAAAATTTTCCTATTCGTGGTATTATGATATAAACATCCAAGGAGATCATTTGAGTACAGGTTCAAGGGATAGTTCACATTATGTCCGTCCTTTTACTGAATTAATTTTATGAAATTATGAGAAGAAGATTTGAAAATATTAAGACAGTTGCCGGCGGCAAGATCCCTGTTTTTGCTTGTTCGATTTCGGCCCCTACAACCACATGGCGAAATCCTGTACCTATTCTTGGTTGTAGATACCGATCTAATGGAGCAACTATGGCGGCTTCCTATGTTTTAGATGAAATTAATAATAGCAAGGTATGTACGATGGGCGGTAATCCTATAAGTTGTACGATATCAAATTCTGGACAATATATCCAGGCTTACTTTAATGAAGGACAGGTAACAGGTGATATTATATTACAGTTTACGATTGGAGACGTTTTTTATTATTTCTTTATTACAAAAGGATCCAATCAAGTACCTCAACTGAAATTAAGTCCAAGTACTCACCTTATTCATTCAATATATAAGATAAGTACAATTGGCAGCTTTGTTCCTATTGACACCTATGTAGAATTATAATAAAAGATATAAAAATAGCACTAAAATGTATTAGTATAAGATAAGACGGTTATTAATCATATATTACAATAATCCCCAACCGTACACCTATTGTATGGCCGGGGATTATTGTAGTTACCATCTTTTCTTGTAACAAGAATCCACTACCTTTACCTTTTCTTCTTTGTTCTTACCATAATTAAATTCATACGCATCTTCGAATGAATAAAAAACAGCATAACACGACATGCCAAACATATCGTATTTTATCCTGTTTTTCCATTTCCCAAAAATGTTTTGATATTGGCATCAATATTCTACCTCCCCATTAGTTAATTTTCTTTCAACTATTCTAAGAGGAATATGAAACAAGTTTCTAAGCATTAACTTCATGACCTTCCCTATCTGTGAAAACTAAACCAATACCTTCTATAATATATCCTACTACAGGAGCTTTGTCAAATTCCTCCTTCGTGGCCCAAGTGGCATTATCAGGCATCAGATCCTTAAATGCATCCGAAACATCACCTTGGCACCAGCAGTTATTTGATACAACAATGCCTTTCCCTTCGATATTGATATACATTTTTCTTCCACCGCATCCAAGGCAGTTCCATCCGTTTGGTACGTTTTTCACCATAGGCTTAAGCACCCAGCTTTCACCGTCTATCCTAACCCATCCAGGATCGTCTTTGTGCTTGTCGTACATATTTTGCCAAAAAGAGCATTCGTAGCACCATCCCCTGTCTTCCATGACAGTTCTTATCTCACACCTTTCAAATCCATCTGCATCCATCGTGTGCGGAGAATGAGGCTGGTGAGGGGTGCCACATTTTGGACATACAAGTTTTAAATTCTTTTCCATATTATTTCACTTTTACGATCTTAACAGAATCTCCGATATTGTATTCCCCTTGGTGTCCAACGAATTTTATAAGCCTATTATTATAAAATATTGAAATTCTTTCGTCTTCACCATAATACATTATACATCCATCTTCTAAAGGACGTAGATCATATATAACCCATCCGTTATTAACCTGACTATCATCATGCGAACATGATGATAACACAAGTGCCATCAATAAAATAAAATACCTCATATTTTTTCAACATAAAAATTTATAACCTGTTTTTACTGCTTCCGCTTCTTCTCTTGTATCAAACATTAAGGTAGTGACAGCTCCTATGCCTTCACAAACGTAAGATACTTTTACCCACCACCTAAAAATCCCAGAGCCGTAATCATCATAGTACGGCTCGGAAAGAACTTCTTCTACATACCCATCCAAATAATTCACGATCGCTCCTCCTTGTTTTTTAGATTCTGCCTCTTCGAGTATGCTAATTACCTTATCAACAATATCCGAATCAGACATTTTCTCAATAAAAACATCCATTGCCTTAGTTATGTCATTGGCTTCTTTTTCTTCAAGAGCTATTTCTCCACCGGTAATAGCATCAGATAATGATGTAGATAAGTGTCTTATCTTATCAATGCTCATAAACGTAAATGGATTACCACCTTGACCTCCACCCATTTCTTTCATGATCTGATATCCACCTGAGATAAGTCTGCCTGATGTCGTGGCCAAGGAGGATACGATTAGGGACAGTACCGCCGCTTCCGTCCGCTCCTCAGACACACCCTTCGACCACACGGCTGCCCTTATAGCGCCGGCCAGGTCGTTTATGTATGGCATGAGGCAATCTTCCATCGCTTGTGTTATATCAGCTATAACCTCACTACGCTCTTTATTTATGTAGTAGATAGAAGCATTGTACCTCTTTATCTCTTTGTCCATGTCATTTAAAAGACGCTTGATATTGTGCTTATACATAGGACCGCCTTTAACCACTCCCTTCAGCTTAAGAATGTAATTATAAGCCTGGTCGTTTACGAACAACGTCATGGTCTCAACCGTTGAATGAAGCGTGTTAAGACTGTTAAGAATCTTATCGAAATTATTTATCAAATAAGCTTTTCTGGCTTTTGCTGCGTAATTAATCATCGCATTCAAATTTTAGATTTTCAAGTTCATTCAATTGTTTCTTAATAGATTCGATCAGGTGCGTTCTCCGTTCCTCTGCATGTTTTAAAGCTTCTTCTTTGCTCTCAAAAGCATCCCTTCCTATTTCATAAGGAGCGAACCTATCAGGAATGTCAGCTAACAAAAGACCACCATACTCTTCTATTTTAGCTTTTACTTTTCTTATTATACCGTCTCTCAGGCACGCATCCGTAACCCATATAAATCTATCACATTCTTCTAATTCCCTTTCGTACAATTCATACCATTCCGGCTTAGGAAATCTTAATGTGAATCTAATTTCGGTATCTTTCTCTAAGACATTAATATCATATGCTTCCGGCCACAGTTCTTTTATGCTGTCTTCATCTTCAGCATACGCCACCAATACAAATGAATTACTGGATTCTGCACTACACCAATACGGATATTTTATGGGCCATTTGACTGGACGGTAATCATTGTCACAGTCATCTTTTCTAATATAAAATCTTGCTCTGATCATGTTATTCTACTTTTTTGATTTCACTCAAATCGCCTTCATACACCAAATAAGATCCTCTTCCAGGTCTTCCTTCTTTATTAACTTCCTGGATTGTAAATATAACTGTTCCAGTACTCATGATTTGAACGCTCTTGAAGAAACCAACAAGAGGTTCTTTCGAACGTTTGTAAAGAACGTTCACTTTATCTCCCTTCTTGAATCCATAAACAGAATCGAAATATTCCTTTTTAATTCTTTCAATATTACTTCTATGTTTATTCATTGCATCAAGCTCTGTGTCTAACAGTTGAATCATTTGTTCTTTTGTCATTTCTTTTCCTCCTTATTTAATGGCATTAACCCTTTTCCGTGCTTGTCATACCACAGCATAGCTATACAGTTCCATGCACATTGTGCAAGATGAAAACATCCTGTATCGGAATCCACTCTTTCCCCTTTCATGTATTCCATTAGGTGTCGAAACATTGCCGCACGGTACCGTTCAAAGCCGTTGTCAAGATTCTGCCAATTATTAGGCCCATATTTCTTGGCGCCGGCATGATAGACTTTTACAATGTCCTCAATCTCTTCCATTGGAAGTAAATCCCATCGTAGTTTATCGTCAATGATGTCATTTTTCACCGATTTATTTTCTACGGGGTCTTTGGAAAGAATAATATCCATAATATCCGTTTCTATGACGAACGTCTCCCCATTACAACAAACCTCAGCATATTTATCATTTACTTCTATGTCTGATACTGCCTCCGCTATAGCTCCTTTGGCTATTTTAAATTCTGCACTGATTATATCATCTTTCAATATGCGAAAAATAGATCCTTTTGGATAAAGGATATTTTTAGTGTTATCATCCATCTTTTCCATTGTTTTATCGTTGTTTTACCTCATTTCGATAGTAATATAATCCATCTTCGTCTTATACCCTATCATTTCTGTTTTTCTCAAAATACTGTCTTACGGCTTCAATCGCCTTATCGTCATCAAAAGCCTCTACAAACCCCTCATAGAATCTATTTCGCTCCATAGAGAACGTATTGCTTCCATCCGGAATGGTTCTGAACACAACTACCTTCTCTCCATCTACGTTCGTTCCTATGATGTTGTTATGGAGAATAATAGAATACCGCCCAGAGTTTTTGTTCTGGACGACACTATGTTCGAGATTGTAGAGTCTAAGTAGTTCTCTTATTTCTTTTACTCCCATATTATTTTACGTTTTTAGAAGTTACAGCCTCTTCTCCCCATTTCTTTACATATATAGATCTCATCATGTTCATTAAATTAGAGAAAGAAGAGATGGTTCCCATCTCTATGCAGAATGCAAGATTAGACTGTAGGGTTTCAAGTTCTTTCAACTGCTCCTGTGTAGCCCTATTTCTTATCATGCTTTCATGCTCATTAAATACAATCCAATTTAAGCCTTTAGCCATCTTGGAGTAATCGGCATCCGGAAATCTTGATATAGCTCTTGACAAGACATTGTATTTATCACCTGCCTCTATTCGGTTTAAGATAAGCTTATCTGTTAACCACGTAACAACCTCAGCATACAACATAGGGTTTAGTTCCATAGCTACAAGCACCCATATATATGGATTACACATAGTTCTCCTATTCTCTCCTCTACCCATTGTCTTATAAGCTCCCATTTTTTTCATCACTTTTATAAGTGACTCTTTTTCAACAGATTGTATAAAACCAGGAAATCCTGATTCTATCTTATATCCTTGTTTTTCAAGGATATAGTAAACACGTTCCGCACTCTCTTTATTAGATAGGATATTCTCTATTCTCTTTTCATTCCACCCCATCTCAACCCTCTTCTTCGTATAGGCTTCCTGAAGGTCTGTTAAGGACATAAACGAAGTTTTAGTGTCCTGCTTAATTATTACGCCAAATAATTCTCGGTCTTTTGATACCATTGTAACATTTGTTTTCATAAAATATAACACATAAAAAATAATACGATACAAAAATATGTATCGTATTATATCTATACAAATATATTGTGTTAAATTTTATGATTATATTTTTACGTTATGCGCCTATGGCTGCCTCTAAATTCCCTATAATACCAGTTTCTATGTCATTGATTTTATCATCAATGGTTGAAACCGCATTCTCTAAATCCCCTACAATACTTTCTATATCATCAACAACCGCCTCCATATTAGCTACAGCCTCATCTGATTGATAATATCTTTCTGTATCTTGTAACGACTCCGGCATATTATCTCTTGCTTCCGTCTCTTCGTCTAAAATCATATCAACATCATCCTTGGCTGAATCCAGATTATGCCTAACCTCTGACAGCTTTGATTTGATAAACTCAAGATCTGTTTTATGCTTTTCCAAATTGGAAATAATATCCTCTATTTTCTTACGTCTTTTGCTGTTCATGCTTTTATTCTATTATAATATTCGATAATCTTTTCTTTCCTGTCTCCTGGTTTTACTGCCATATTCTCAGCCAAGAACCTAAAATACGACACTGGTATGTCCTTGAATCTAATTCCTTCATATTTTCCAAACCACATTATTATACTGTCAAGATCGTCTTCTCTCCTACCATCTCCATTCACAGATTTAAGCGAGGCTGCCCGGCGAAGGATCTCGTCTTTGGTAATAATATCACCCATCCTTATATTGGACAGAAGTTGATCGCCGGCAAACATACACCATCCCTTAGAAGGAAATTGTTCGATCGTTAAATCTTCTATCCGGCCGAAACGCCTCATGTTGTCGCAGCAATCAACTATCAGCGCCTCTTTCTTGTCAGGATGGATGCGGACGGCGCGGCCTAATATTTGGTAATAAGTTGAATATGAGAAAGTTGGTCGACCAAACATCACACAATCAAGTTCAGGAAAATCAAATCCGGTAGCAAGCGTTGAATAATTAAAAACCACCTTCAACTTACCTTCTTTGAAATCGGATATGATTTGCTCTCTTTTCTTTTTGGTTGTTAGCGATGTTACGACACCGGTTATGGCTCCCATCCTGGCATTCATGAACTCTGATATTCTATTACATGATTCGATAGAATCCATGCAAACCAAAATGGCTTTACGCTCGTTCATAAGTTGAAGAAGGCGCTTGTAGATAGAGTTGTTTAAGCCGTTTCGTACAATACTTTCTTTAATAGATTCGTTGGTGTATTCGGCTCCGGTACTGTTTAACATCAGAGCCGATTCATCAAACGACCATCGTTCGTACTTAAGTGGACACCAAAACCCTTGAGAAGTTAGTTCTTGTATTTGAGTCACATGAACTATTTTCTTGAAGAAGTTATGCTCGTCTTTCGTCAGCATATTGAGCTTGCTATAGTTCCCTTCCAGCATGGAACTGTAGGTTCGGAGGCGGCAGGGAGTGGCGGTGAAGCCCAGCACCTTCGCCTCTGGAAACCCGTTCATAAACTCCATAAATTCAGAACCTTCCTCCGGGGAATACCCCGAGTGGCATTCGTCCACCAATAAGGTGTCTATCCCTATATCTTTCAACCTTGCTACGTCTTTCTTTATGCTTTTAAGTGTAGCATAAGTCATAGCCGACAGTTCCTTTATACCACATGAAGCAGAATATATAGTAGGTTTAGAACCGAATGATACGGCCTTTGCATAATTCTGCTCCAGAATCTCTTTTGAGGGCTGTAATACTAATGTCGGTCTATTTATTTCATGTGCTATCTTGGATATCAGAAGGCTCTTTCCACATCCGCATGGAGCTACGATTATGCCAGGCTTCTTAGATCTTCCTGTAAGAAACTTAAGCCCGGCATCTACTGCCTCTTTTTGGTAAGGTCTAAGTTCAAAGCCCATCGCAATCTATTTTACTGTTTTTTGAAAGTTCTATTATCGCCTCTTTCAACATTTCCCTTGCTTTATTCTCATTATCTTCGAGCAAGCATACACTGCACGATATGCCCATACGATCTCCATAAGCCTCGGCATTACCTAATGTGAATGCGCAGCAGTAATCATAATCCATGTTTTTTGCTACGGCAATAAACTGATTATCTTCTATCAGTACAGCATATTCAGCATCAGTTTCACACATGATAATGGCTTTATCTTTTTTTATAGACAATACCTTGTTTCTGAAAAGTCCGTTATAAATCCATAGTTCCTTTCCTGCATTTTTATAAAACGCAACCATATCTTCCTTGATTGTAACTTCTTTTTTCATGACTTACTTGTGTTTAACATCAGTAATTAAAACATATCTTTTAACAATATCTTCAAGCTCCATAGAAAATAATAAAGTTGGGCTTTTTCCGTACTCGTACAGAGCGAACCCTTCCTTTATGTCTAATATCTTAATCACATGCTTGCCTCTTTCAAATGGATCCATGAAGTAGCCTTCGTATTCGTATCTTTGACCGACTTTTATTTTGTCGGTCTTCTTCTTCATCTTATACCGATCTATTGCCATGCTTATTTTTATAAGAATCGTTACAAACAAGTATAATAATAAAAAGGCCGCTGCTCCTGCTATCAATACTTCTTTCATTGCACCTCTTTTAAGTAGTTAAACCATATATCCTCCAGTCTTTCCTGAAGCTCAAACGCTTTCTTGAAATTCCCGCATCTTACAGCAACGTCTCTCATGTATTCTACGTTTATAACTTCCGGATCTTGCCGGTATTTTGTTCTTAACTTTTGAACGTCCTCGTATTTCATCGCTTTATCTTTTTAGACGGATCCCAATCCGAAGAGAAAGGGCATTCGTTTTTGTTATGTAATCCAAAGTCACAATAATAACACAGTGCTGACGGGCAGGGTAGCTTGTTTTGCGAAACAGGCTGGCTTAGGGTGGCACGCCGCTTGCTATATCTGGCTCCTTCTGCTCCCTGGATGTACGCTTGAAATGATTTTACACTATTATCTTCAAAATCATACATTTTAGATAAAGTGTCATTTAGCATTTCTATAGATTTTGTTTTACGCTCTTCATCCACCTTAACCTTTTGGTACTGTCTGGTCCTGGTAAAGAAATAGATGTTCATATCTGGCAGAACTCCACCATATTTTCTATAGATGTAAAACGAATATATAGGATGCTGTAAATTCGTTTCCAACTTCTTAGAATCAAAAACCTTATTACCTGATTTCCAATCTATGACATAATGGTGAACTACGTTCTTGCTCTTTATAGCCAGATGAAGATCCACCGATCCTACTATGTACACATGAGTATGAACGGTCCCATTTATATCAACAGGCTTAGGAAGACGGTACGGCAGCACAAAATCTTCTTCGACTCCAACTATAGCACCGTGTCTAATAAGTTTCTCGCAGGGATTAAGATCACTATCAGCTATCATAAACTTATTCCCGTCTTTTTTAAACAGATCCACAATCCAAGCAAGAAGCTCCCCGGATTGCTTCATGGCTATCATCATATTTTCCGGTGATTGCCAAGGTATGTCTTCTTGATAGGAATAGTAACTTATTGCTTCTCCAAGGTCTTTACCAGAAGGCTGTCTTCCGTTCTTAAAAAAGTATTCCAGTGTCTTATGGATAACCGTACCATAAGACGTAGCTTCTTGTTTTTCCGTAGACCTTTTGCCCTCTACGTAAGTCTTATACCATTTCATTGGACAGGTAAGAAACGTATCTATCTGGGAATAAGATATGGCAAGACGTTTTACACCATTAAACTCCTTATATAGCAAATGCGTTTCCGGGACCATCATAAGTCATTGTCTTTAAATCCTTCCGGGTAATATACGACATACTTCTTACCGTCTTCTGGTGTCATGGCAAACTGCATGTAGTTATTACGATTACGATGCTTGCCATCTAATCCTCGCTTCCAATACAGAATCCCGTCTATCTCCACATAAGACCGTCCGCGTTCGGCTCTAACTACGTCCGTGTGTAGCAGATACCCGTCGGAAGACACGATCCACACTTTATCCCCTTTGTTTAAATAAGATATTCTTTTTCTTACAACAACCTTTTTCTTATTATCCAATACAAATTCCTCGTCAGTCATACTCTTCATCCTCCTCTTCTTCTGTTTCAAAATCAATTCCATAACACTGATCATAATGATTGGTCAGTTCTTCTGGTCCTAAATCTTGTCCAAAATCCATATTAAATTATATACTTAATTCTCCTTCTTCATATTTTATATTCACCTTGTCACCGTTTTTGTAAGTTTTTCCAGACAAGCATCTTACTCTCATTTGCTCTTGTCTTCCATTTTTCGAAATATTTACCATATAATGATTCTTCCCTGATCTAAACACTATCTCCACCTCTCTGCCATTTAAATCTTCCGGACATTCGTACACCATTTCTTGCTTTAACTTAAGAAGTAACTTATATACATAAAACAAAACGATAAAGAAAAACGACCCTATTACGATCCCTACTAAATGGGAACCCGAAAAGTATGTGGTCCAGCTATATCCAAGAATAAAATGTGTTATGCCCTTGAATGATATGATGTCCGACAAAGACATGCTTAAATCAGAAGCGCTGTTAATGTCAATATCCGTATCCAGATCAGATCCTAATATCGACAACAAAAACTGTATAACAAAAGCAAATGACGCTATTAAAGCCATGCATAAAATTATATCACTTCCCATACCCTTCTGTTATTATTTTGTAAACAAGATCAGTCATATCTTTGATGGTCTCCATATCATAATCAATAATAACAATATTGAATTTTTGTTCCACCATCACATCAAGCTCAATTCGATCAACAGAATCTAATCCAAGTTCTTTAAACGTCACATTTTCTTCATGAACTATATCTATTTCCGAATTAAGAAACTGAGTAATAATTATATCCTCTATTATCTTTCTGATTCTTACTTTTTCCATTGCTTTCTAATTTTGTTAAATAAATACGTTTTTATGTTTTTCAATCGCTCTTTGTCTGTTTCAGAACTTCCGGTAAACAAATAATCCGGATTGCCTTTAGCTGGCGGCGTAGGCAATTTAGATACGGCAAACAACCAATCCATTTCCTTATTCTTCTTAGACTCCAAATAAGGCTCGGTAGCGATCTTAAATTTTTCAGCTATTAAGTCAAAGAGCTTTGAATTTTTAAGGTTCATATGGACTGAAAAAGCCTGAGAAGGCGGTTTCCATATGAAGTTACATAAGCTCATTGTATAATCTCCTGACTCTGCTATATAAGATTCCGTTACCTGAAGTATGACCTCTTTCTTGAATGAGGTGTTACCCATAAACCAACACAATCTGGATTCCGCTTCTTTTCTGCTGACACCTATGTCTTTTGAATATGATTCGTACATTCCTATCATAATCTTCAACGTTTCCAGAACCTCGTCTGTCATCTCCGGTGTCTCTATATAATTCACAAAAGACGTTCCTTTGTTGGTCAATCTCATCACGCCTGATTTTAATTTCTCAACCAGGCCAAGCTCTATATATCTACCAGCGTCTTCTTCTGGCATAGCTTCGATCATAACCGAATCCTTCTGTCTTATGGCAAGAAGATTGGCAAGATCATTAGGGGTCATGTCTGATGCTGCAAGTTGTCTGAAATTGATGTACATTCTTAATCAGCTTTAATAAAAATAACATTCTTGTTATCTTGTCTATCAACACGTCCACATGGACCAATAATTATGTCTGTACATGAATAAGAATCGTAATCTTCGAATATACACCTATCGCATGTATCACCTTCCACACATTTTAATCTTACAAGTCCGGCAGTAAATACTTCTCCTACTTTAAATTCCTTCTTTTCCATATTCCCTCCTTGTTTTTAACTGTTGTACCCTTCTTTAATAATCGAATTTCTACCGGTAGATACCGACTGTCGAAGATCGTCATGTACAGAATCTACCGTAGAATACTTGTTTCTGGTTGTAAAAATCACTTCCAGCATCTCCTTGTAATCACCTAAAGCTACTTCGTATCTCGGATCTACTTTGGCTTTTCTTTCGGCCTCGGCATTACTTTTAGCCAGTTCTCGGTCGAGGAGGTCTTCTTTGATTCGGTCAGCAATCATATCAAGTTCTTTTTTAATAACTTCTCCTGCTGCCCGAAGTTGACCTTCTACGTCACCAAGCTGGTCTTGGACGGTTCCTATTTCTTTCTTTAAACGATCGTATTCGTTAATCATACCCATATCACCAGCATAGCCAGAAAAGTCCTTGATTATTCTGGTTCCTTCTTTAAGGAGCTCAATAACTCGTCTTTTACGTTCTCTGCTTATTAAAGACGGAAGACGATAATTCATATCCGCCACCGCCTTATCATGTATGGAGTTGATTAAAAACATCTCTCTCTCATCCCCTGCAAACTCGGTAAGAACCAGAAGGAACTTACTTATCAGGTATTCGTTTTCTTCTACAGTAAGTCTCATACGTTTCTTTTTTTTAATATACTGACTGTTCTTCCTTTGTCTCTTGTTCTTGATCTTGATTGTCTGTAACGTCTTCCACAGTATAGAGCTTAGGCGGCGTCGGCGGCTGGTTGGGGTTCACGAACTTCGTCCCGCCCTCCCCGTACATCCATCCATGCCCCGGCAGGATCTCTGGGTGGATTGTATTAGTAAGCTCTTCCATACTAACCTGTCTTACCTTCAGTATATGATGAAACACCAGTCCGGCTGTCCTGAATGATGTTTTGTTTTCAGTTTTAAACCTATCAAGAGTCTGATACCAGTCTTTCCCAAATATCATATACTTATCCAGCCCGTACCTACGAGGATTGTGCAAACCTATCATTAACGTACATAACTGACCCAGCGTATCAGATTGGTAAAAATCAGAAAGACGCGGAGGTTGCTCTTGTGGGCTTTTTATCCTTCCTTCTATCTCTCTGTTGAATTGGGATATGATGAGGAAAAATATGTTTTTATATACTAATTTAGCTTCGTTCATAACCGCCACCAAATCATCTATAGCCGACTTAGGATCTAACCCCATTCTTTTTATCAAAGCAATATGATCGACTTTAAATATTATAAGACGTTTGTCTTTGTGTTTGGTAGCTATATGATACACAGCCGCCTCAAACTCTTTTACCGTACACGGAGCATCGATGTATATTATATTATTCCTGATTTCACCTTGAAGGATTTCAAACATCCTCATCTCTTCTACTGTATTAGAATCTTGCCTTCTTAATATTTCAGGAGCTCGCTTTTTCATATCCTGGCTCATTCTACGAAGAAGAAGATCTTGAGGATTCATTTCGAACTCGCAATTAACAAGAAAATAATCTTCTGCTTGCGGGTTGATCATCGGATTCATCACATTTTCCAATATCTTTTGGGCCACATACGATTTACCTACAGATGGCCTGGCTCCTATGGCAATAGCGTGCTGAGGAAAAATACCTCCAAGCAAAGCCTCGTCAATATAATCGTATCCGGTTTTAGCGGGGATAAGCTCTCCCCGCCTGTATTTTAAGATATTCTCATACGCCTCTTCCATAACCTGTTTAGAGGTCTTGAATATTCTTCTTATATCTATCCTATTTGCTATCTCCTCGTGCATTTTTGTCACCTTTTGTATCCGATTTGGATCCCCTATTAGCTTTTACTGATTTATACCTAAGACCATTCTTGGTATGAGAACAATCCTTGCCTTTTCTCCAGCCCTTACCCTTCTTCTTGTCCGTTTCGTAGTTTTTACGACCAAGCTCTCGGCGTTTGGCTTTCTGTTCCGGTCTGGCATTTATCTCCTTGTCCTTTTTAGCCTTTTTCTTCCTGGCTTCGGGATGAGTCCTGTAGTACTCTGTCGATCTACCCATGTGCTTATATTTTTTTTGATTAATAATAGCACAAAGATAGGCAATTCACGCCCTATTTCAACCTGCCGTAGCTCATATCAGGATCACACCAGACATACCCGTCTTTCTCATCATGAAGATACTCAGGACATCCTCTACATGCGCTACTGCCTGACACTATTTGATTGTTTTTATTAGGGCACTTATCTCCAGGTTTATGCCATTCTATTCTCGAACCTGATCGCTCTTTGTTTACATGACAGAACTGAAAGATTTTTCCCATCGTCTTCTCGCCAAACATACCTATATGTGTGTACTCTTCCGGTATAGATAGAAATTCAGATAAATCTTTATACATCCTTTTCCGTTCCTCCGGCGTAGACCATAGTCTGTCAAGTTCGGCATGGACTCTTATCTTAAGAGATCTCAGTAATGGCCCCGCAAGCCGGCCTTTAGCTTTTCCCTTATTCGGCCCTGATTCATGAACACCGACATAAGCGTTGCATGGTTTGCACATCATAACCATCCCTAAGCCTTTTCTGCTATATATTTTATCGGCATTTACCAGCTCAGTTTCTCTTCCGCAATAAGGACAAATTTCGCCTCTTAAAACCCGTTGTTGGCGCTCATTAAGTTCCATACCCTATTCTTTTGTTTTTCTTTAAACTTTTCATACAAACTGCTTTCAGTTTCCATTTCCGAGATCTCTACCTCTACGTCCTCTCTTTTGAAAATTACTTTCTTGGCTGTCGGATACGCACATTTAGAGATACGAATAGCATTACGAATAGCGTAAACAAAATACGTTTCTGGTGATGATTCAATCACCACTACCTCATTTAAAGTGTTTTTGTAATTTTCCATATTATCTGCTTGCTTCAATTATATAACCAGGATGATCTTCACACGCCTCTTTATATTCGATAAGAAACTTAAGAAATGAATCATAAGACCCCCATCCATTTTCCGGCTCGTATCTCAAAAGACTTTTTCTCTTAGAGATCATAATACATATACCTTTTGTAAGTACATTCTTCATCTCATCGGTATCTATTTCCCTACCCAATTCTTCTGGTCTCCAAACATAATCGTACAGCGTTTCTTTATTTTCTGATACGAATATTCTTTGTGCCATCTTGTTCATGTTGTGGGTGATGTTTGCAACCCATTCACGATCCTCTTCTTTCTTCTTGTTCTTAATATAAACATCCAGGCTCATGATATTTTTCTTTTATCTTGTTACTAATTATCAAATCTGCCACATCATCTCCGTCTCCTACATTTTCAACATTTTGAAGATAGTCCGATACTTTTATCCTTGACTTCATCATCATCCCATCTATCTTTTTACTCCATGTCTCAAATGCTTGTCCTTTGTCCGGAAAAGCTACAGTCTTTCTATCTTTTAAAACATCTATCACTTCCGGCCTTAGATTCTGCAACCCACCGGTAGCTACAAATAACTCATCTGGTTTATTCACAGCGCATATAATAGCCGTCTTTTCTGATTCCACCAAATTAACCACCTTATCCGGATACTGGCTTAGAAGATGTTCTCCAAACAGGCATTGTCTAAACAAGAAGTCTCTTGCATGCAACGAGTGATAAAACATAACATGAGGCCGCTCATTGTCACCGTCTTTTTCCTTCACTCTTTTTACATCAATCTCATTCCCCTGGCTGTCGGTCTTTATACAAAAGTCCATGATCTTGCCGGTTCTGCATACAAAATCTTTGTCTATCTGCCAGAATATACAACACCCTTTCCATCCCCATAAGTCCATTGTTCCGACATGATACCTTCTGAACACATCAGATACCCTTTCTTTTCCCCATAGAGACGATAAAAATCTAAATACGGTGTTTCTATCGTCTGGAACCACAGTCCTCTCAAACTCGCTAAAAGGTATGTAATTTACAACGTCAGGATTTACAGGAGGACGATAAGCTCTTATACACTTGTTTCCCGAAATCCAAAGATCTTTGTCACCTACATCCTTGCCGGTAGGTCGTTTATCGTAACCGCAAGTCCGTTCATGATCGCATCTTCCGAACTCGTTTCCAACAACCTGACCTGTTGCCACATCAATATAAGGGGTGAGGCACCGGCTTTTCCCGCAGGCCGGGCAGGTTAGCTTCAGCCGGCTCCTGCCGGGTCTGCGGTCAAGTTGAAACCGGGGTACGTTTTCGTATTTTCTAAAATCAAGCATTTTTAACTCCTCTCATCGCCTCTATGATTCTATCTGCTATAGTTATAGACCATGACACCACATCTGGTACATATACTCCGCAATCTATTTCACCTTTTCTATTTTGTGCTTTAACAAACTCAATAGAATAAGCCTTAATAAGATCGAATCTACGTTGCTCCCAGTCTACATCTTTGTTTTCGTCATTTACAGGAAGGGTATCGAGATAAAAATTTAAACTCTCACTTATCACATTCCCATTATCACCATAGAACTGTATTCTGTCATGGTCGCTTCTTGTAGTTGAGCTACTGAAAGTGATTACGTCTATTATCTCTCCTGTTCTTCTAATTTTTCTTTTCATACTCTTCTTGTATTTCTGACCAATATAGGCATTATTATTTCGATGGTCTTGCCATATTTCTTATGAGATGCAAGTACACATATTGCATATTTATCTCCTATTTTCAAATCTTTCGATAATCTTAATCTCGAACCCCTTTTGATGTTAATAAAATAATCACCAAAAGGATTGATACATATCGGTTTTACGATTTCCACATAATCTCCTTCAGGAATAACAATATCACTCATATTACGAATCTTTTAGACATTTCCTCAGCAATATCATATACAACAATATGATCCTCTTCATTGTATGGCTTATTGATATTCAGCACTCCTTTTCTTACCTTAAACCTCTTATCTTTTCTAAGGTGATTCAACATCCCTTGTTGGAATACACAGTCTGCCTTCTCCATAGCAGCATTTTTATCAGACCATTCTTTTAGCGTATAACCTTTACTGTTCGTGCTTTTTGGAGAAAAATTCATAATGCGTGCGTCAATTCCGTACCAGTTTTTAACCATTCTCCTTTCAGCCTCCAATTGAAAAGCATGTTCATTTCGTATGTCACCCGATTTAAAATCTAAGATAACAATCTCTTCTTTCTCCACTTCTCTCACTTCCTTCTTCGGATCGCCTTTTTTGAACTGCCCCGTAGCCCTTTGATACACGGCTCCAAAATAACCTTCTTCTTTGTACTTGAATGTCATTTTAACCATCGCATCTATCGGCGTAGCTACCAAATAATCTTCTAATGATAATATTCTTTCAATCATCATCGGCTTAACCTTATACTCCGAACAAAATTTAGCAAACTTCATAACTCTGACAATCATATCGTCAAGATCATCTATGCTACCAAAGAATTTGTCAAGATTCTTTTTTGATATTTTAAGCTTGCCTTCTTGCACTGTCTTAACTATAAAACTTCGATTTAAGACCATATCTCTACCCGTCAAGTACAATCCGTATAGGTAGTGCATGATCGTTCCTTTATCTGCATCATATTCTGATACTTCTTCCGGATTGCGACCAATCATCCTCATCTCCTGTCTCCATTCTTGAAGAGCCGTCTTGTCATCTACGAATCCGTCTCTAATCATGGTTGTTACCGAGGCGTATATCTTGGCTGTCCCATCGTCCATCTTTCTTACATAAAAACGATTACCGTCTAATGTCAATCTTACGAATTTGGGAGTCTCAATCTTCTTTAACTCATCACAGATATAAAACGGCTCTAACGTTTCCTGATTTTCTGTAAACGGATTCGAATCCTCTTCTCCAGGGTTAGAAGCGGCTTCCTCCGCCGGAGCTTCCGGTTCCTCCTTCTGGGCCTGCTCTGGCTCAGGCGCCGGCTCTTCAACTACTGGAACCTGTCCGCCTCTTTCTGCTATGTCTCTGTTCTTTATTAAAGACATAACCTCCTTCTTCAACTGCTCTGGTGTTTGATTAGGATTTGACACCGACATCACAACATCGTTCATTCTAAACAACGTATTTCCTTCTCCTTCCACCATAGGCGCAAACCCTAAATCTGTCAATATTTTTATTTTCTCTTTCATGATCTTCCTCTAATCAATTCTTCTTTAATACAATGTAACACTGTTTCCACTTCATCTTTATCTCTATCTTTCACTGCGATAGCTATATCCTTACCATAACTCTCTCTCTGTATGTGAGCATAAAAGATAGTTTCATTGTCAGCTTCTATTCTTATTTTATAAAGTTTTCTCATATCTGTCAATTATTTCAATAATTAATCTACCTCTTTCTTTAATCATTCCCCTGCTTTCCATATCCAGTACCTTCTTTACCGCATACTTCCACACAAAAGGAAATTCTGTTTCAAGTTTATCAAATTCCATCCGGTCAAGATACATGTCGAATACCGTATGCTCCGATTCATGTAGGAAAACTATATTATCTCTGCAAGTAGCAACCGACTTATATATCCTTTTCGGAAGTATGTGACAGATGTTACATACTGTAGGAAAATGAATAGCCTTACCGGTCATAGACATTCGAATACTACCCAACTCTTCCAGCATAAGACGAAAAAACCCGGATAAATCCGGGTTCTCTAACTTTTTCTTCTTGCTGCTGTTTTTAATGGATGTAATTCTGTCTTTCTTCTTCGGAGTCAACTCTTTGCTCCTGCAAGCCTGGCATAAGCCATGACTTCTTATCATTACTTTTCGTCCACATTTTTCGCAGACGTACAATTTCTTTTCCACTCTTTATAATATCTCGATATAAGTGATATAGTTGAAAAGGATAACGCCGTTAAAGACAACGTATATGGTAAGTTCATTAACCATCTTGGTACCTCTTCTGTCTTAATCACTATCAGCAAAGTAGCACCTGCCACTACCAATAATACAATTGCTATCGCAAGTGCTACACGGGAAATAACATCACTCATCAGTTTTCTTTTCTCCCAATTTTTCTACGCCTTTTTGCAGATCGTATTTAAACACTTCAATGATTTTCGTTTCTGCAATAGACTCACAATTCCAGTCTCCTAACGTGCCCTGCATACCTTTAGTTAACACAGCCTCAGCGTCTTTCGGATTGCCGGCCTGGACATACATATAGCATGGCGTTTTCTTTTCTTTACCTTTCTTTTCATCCAGTGTAATGTAATTCACCTTACACTTATACCAGTACTCAGCTTCTCCGTTGAAGAAGATTTCTGACACTTTAATAGGATTAATTTTTACAACCTCGAAAGAATTGTACAAATCCTTGAAGATCTCCAACGATCTTGATTCTGCCTCTGTGTAAGACAAGGCATCCACTAAATACTTTTCAGTTACTTTCTTTTTTTTGCCGTTCTCGATATTATCAATCTCGGCTTTTACCGTAATTTCAAACCAGCGATTCATTGTATTAATATTTAATTAGTTGATTTCTTTCCTTTTTCTATTTCTGTTTGAAGCCTGGCTGAGCACCATTGTAGTACATCCATCATCATCATATTATTATTTGATAATACACCTTTTATAACCAAAGCCAGTTGACGAGGAGACATACGCTGACTCATATCAAACCTACATTCTTCTTCGTTTACTATCGTGGCCACAAAATATTTGCAACCTTCTAAATGTATCAGGGCTTCAGTCATAGCCTCTTTAATCTTTTCTTCTTCCTCTTTCATGTTTCTTATTTTTCGGACAAAGATATGTCTTTTGTTGCTTAATAAGAAACAAAATGATTTAATATAAATTAATTTTCTTCTGGGTTAACATCGATAGACATATTGTATCTTTTCCTGATAAAGACTTCTGTTTCTTCATTAAACGGGTAGGCTTCTTTCAAGAAAGCCATAGCCCGCTCCGCATCTTTATCTGCTATCTCAATATATCTCTCGAAAGTCATGCAAAGGTCGATGTTGTACGCACGCTCCTGTTTTATCTTGTCCACGTATTTCAACACTCGGCTTCTTATGTTGTTGGCTTCCTCTACTGTCTTATTAAATGATCCTATTTTTGCTGATTCAGGATCATTGTTTTCTTTGTTAACTCTTTCAAATTCTTCATTGGTGTATCCTACGCAACCCTCTACTGCCGGCACGACGCCCTCGTTTATGACGTTTAACCTCTCATAAGATCGGTTTAAATACTTTGAACCCACCTTAAAAGCCCTGGACCTGACCAGTAAATTCACCACCTCTGTAGCGTCCTCTATCTTTCTAAATCCTACACCTATGTCTTTAATAACAAATATCGGAACCCCGCAATCCGGGTACACAACTTCCTTTTCGTTCTTTATATTCCAATTTTTAGCTTCAATTGGAATACCCTTACCAGCAAGCTCTTTGTCTATATACAGACTTATCTCTTCGTCTGTCAATGCCACAATCTCATCTCTGCTTAAATCAAAAACTGTTTTCATTTCTTTTATTCATTAAATTAAACAATCTACCTCTTTGTTCGGGCTCCGTATATTCCACCCATATATCGGCTGCTACATTTCTAAGAAATTCCATAAAGTCTTGATGATCCCTGTATTCAGCAGAATCAACTTTTCTCACAAAACTTAGAATTTCCTTTAACATCTTATTGTTTTCTTCAAGAAGTTCTCTGTCGGTCATAACCTTTCATATTTTCTTCTTATGGTGTTGATTCTTTACCGCTCCGGCTACCTCCGACAACTCCACGTCCCTTTCCATTGTTACCCGAAAATCTTCTTCTGTTAAAGAAAAAGACATAGTTAATGTAGGAGTATCCTTAAAATACCAATCACATAATTCTTTTAACTCTTTACGTTCATCCTCGTTTTTACATTTATGAATGGTAAGGTAATTCATTCTTTCCTCTTTTTCTTTGTCTGTTAAATCTTTTTTCATAATTCTAACTTTTAAAATTGAGTATATAATTACCTAAGGTAATAGATCATCCAAATAAGCCCATGATTCCATTTCATCTAATCTGCATAAAATACATCCTGGACGGCTGGATATAAAAGTTCTGTTCTCTTCCAATATACCCATAATTGGATTCTTTGATCCTATTGTTGATTTCTTAGGGAGAAACACAATAAAACGGTGGCAATCTGGAATTACTGTTATAGAATGCCACACGCTGTTAATGCGCCATTCTGCACCAGCTTTAAAAAGAGGAACAGCAAATTCTATATCTTGTTTCATGTCTTATTATTGTTTAATTAATTTAAATATTTTTAGTTTTGAAATTATTTAATATGCTTATCGGCTGGATTGATTATCAATCCATCGTCACATGAAGGGAATGATATGTTAGATTCTCCATTATCAAGATTAGTCAGTTTAACCGTTCCAGCATATTCATCATCCACAAAAAACAATTGACCCGAAGAAACCACAAACCTGCATTGATATGCATTCATCATTGCTCCAAGTTGTCTAATCTTAGTTTTAATCTCTAAAAGTTGAGCGTTGTTGATTATATTCTTATTCATATTTTATTAAAGTTTATCTATTATTTTGTCACCCATTTCCTGCCATTCATCACTCACGCTTATAACCAATCCTATGACAGTTGATGATAATAACAATGTAAAAATAAGCCATAACAGAAAGCAGATAAAAACACATACATACCTCATGATTTTTTAGTTGTTAGATAAAAGCAAAATCGGTTCATTTGACTCCGCAATTGCTTTTATTTGTTCTGGATTGACAAAACTCTTAACTTGTTCGCTTATATTACAAATGGACTTGATCATATCAACGAATAATTTCGAGGTACATTCGTTACACTCCACTTCCATTACCTGTTTATGTCTATTGTATGATATGCTCGTTACACAATTCAGCCAGTGCGCATAAGTTCCTTTTTCTGTATTTAACCTGCCGTATTCTACTTTTGTCTCTCCATTTCCATATTCAATTACTCTTTTTAGAAATGGTTTTGCATAAACACTAAAACCGAAAGGTTGGGTGTTTAAGGCATCTAAACGGGAAGTTCCATCTCTCCATTTTCCATTTTCATCGCCTCCTGTCCATTCCTTAGAGGGGTTAGGGACAATATTTCCGTTTTTGTCATAGGAAAACATGCAATTCGTTTCCAGTTGATACTTAATAACAGGCACTTCTTCTACTATTTTACAACTCAAACATCTCTTTAAAACTTCCCTGATTTGACTTTCCAAATCAGAAAGTGCTATACTATTAAAATATCCTTCGTTGCCTAATCTGTTTGCAGGTAATTTGATCCCATAAGAATGAATCTTATCCACATCTTCTTTTGATAAAGTAGTGGTAAACACTCCTTCTTTGGTGACATTCACTTTAGCAGTTACAGATAAACTGTTATTGGTATTCTTTTCCGTTATATTTAGTGTTGTTAATGCTGCCATAATCAGATCTTTTTTAAATCAATTTGAATAAATATAATGCATTCCTGCTTCATATACCTTATGTACATCAGGGTCATTCTTGTCTTCCGGTTCCAATTCACTCTCTTCACAAGTATAATCCCATTCAGAGTTGTAGTACATATCCTCGTCTGTTTTCTCCAAGGAACAATCTTTCATTAGATTCATATTTTCTCCCCATACTGCAACTTCTTGTCGTTGCTCTTCTTCTGTCATAAGGGATATTTTGTCTTTTAATTCTTTCCAGGTCATGATTTCTAAAATATGATCAATAATTCATTCTACATCAAAAAGTTGATCTAACACCAATAATTCTGCATCCATATCTTCATCTTTCGGGAAACGAACTTTTATGTTTCCGAACTTAGATGTCTTAAACAAGATGTAGGGGTTCATGTCTTCGGCGGTCACCGGTTTATATTCCTTGATTTCCGACATCTTGAGATACCAGTCGCCTATTTTCACAAATCCGGAGAAGACAGAACACAGATGCGCTTTTACAGACTGTATCTCCTTTTTATCTTTGAAAGGTATAATTTCCTCCTTCCCTCTTATCCTGATTGACAGGAAAGGACAAATATTATCTGTTTCATTTTGGAACTTAAAGCCTGTTATAGCCTGCTTTGGGATTCTTCTCCCCATTAATACAAAATAGCTCATTGTTGAAAATATTTAATTGGACATAAATATACAAGTTTTACTAAGATATCCTTCTGTCATCTCTATGAAATTCACACAATCTAATTTGCTTAATTTGTAAATCAATGCCGGATTGTGTATTATGGCTATAATTTGTGTTTGTGGTTTATGGAATGATAATACATTATAAATTTGCATTATATTGTCAATGTCAAGATTCCTGTCTGGCTCATCCATGAGAACCGTGTATTCAAAACTGCTTTCTGCTAATGTTATGCGGTTTCTTTTATAATACTTCAACAGATTATCAATCCTTTTAATCCAAAACGCATTTGATTTTTTCTTGTATTCTACAAGATCTTGTATTGGAAACGTATAATCCTTTTGACCGAACATTAAATTGAAAAGTGATTCCAATGATAACACCACTTTCTCTCCATAAGATCTTCTAATATTATTCACATACAAATCTAAGTTGCTGATGTTTTTCAATACACTATCTCGATTCATCTCCGCCGATGGCAATAAACGGAATACTTTCCCTGCATAATCGGATGATATGTCAATCCCATCAAGAACCTTGTCATCATCATCAAATATAGGTGGAAAATCCAGTGCCTCGATCGGTATTTCAGAGCACATGGATTTCTCACATAACGCATACATTGATATGATGTTAAGCAAAGTTGATTTTCCACTACCGTTTTTACCTACAATCACATTCACTCCTGGCTTGAAAATAAATTCTCTACTATTTTCAAACGCTTCTATGTCAGAAGCATGTTCAAAAGGAGTTTTTGTATTGTCTTTTATTTTTACTGATGTTATCATTGTAATCCTTTTTAAAAATCAATTACCGCCCGAACCATGTCTCCGATGTGCTTGTTGCCGGTGCCCGTGAGGCCACTGGAGAAGACCACGTACCACGCGACGGCCTGGCTGCTCTCAGTACTGGACCAATACCACGTCGAGGAGAGGGGAGATGCCGAAACATAAGTGAATGCTTTGTTTAGTTCGTCCATATAATGGGCCATTAAATTTAATTGACCAAGAGATGGTATATACTCGCCATCTTCCAGCAGATTTCTCAATTTTGCATTTCTGGTTACAAGGCGTTCCGTATTGCCGCGTCCGTCAATGTCAAACAGCGCATCACATTCACGTTCGTAATATGTTCCACTTCCGGATTCTTCACGGCTATCATCGTCAAGCAATTGTATGATATCATGCTCCGTCAGTGAGATTGCAAATGACATGTATCTGTGCTTCAACCCAATGTATCGTACACAATCTTTGGAGTTATCGCCGGTAAACGGCTCTGCATGTCCGTCTTTGTAGATTATATACAGTCCGTCAGTTGACTCTTTCTTATCCTCTTCGGATGGTACTCTGTTTTCACATGTACATTTCTCACTTTTGGATCTTACGATTATATTCAACTCATTTAATACATGATCCCCGATGACGCTCTCGCACGCTTTTCTTACAAAATCATGATCTCTTCGTTTGAGTTCATCATTCACCATGCATCTGATCCAGTTTTCTATCTGGTTGTCACCTCCATATGTATTAACCATGTACCGTTTTACGTGTTTCTCCAATAACGGCTCTATGTTTTTGATTATATCTTCTTTGGTAAGGTGAAGTTCATTTAATATACAGTTCCTTACTGCCTTGCATTCTTTACTTGTGCTCATGATATGCCCATTTAATACTGTGAATCATATTTTCTTTCTCTCCCGCTGTCTTCCCCTATAGGATTATCCCATCCGTATTTTACAGCCGTAGCTTTAAATAGAGGTAGCCCGTAAAATCTATAATCATCCTCATCCCAGTCTTCAAGACCTTCTTCCAGGATGTAGTTCCACATCATTACACATTCAAACATTAAACTGGCTGATATTCCTCTCTGATTTAATGCCTTTTCAAAACCGAATCTTACATCTTCTTCAAGCTGTTTCAAAACATTCTCCCTGGTAAATTCAACTACAGTACTGTTCCACCTTTCTTCGTTATTGTATTCTTCGTTCGGCTCCATACCGAAATCCTTTATCATGTTATATGGGATAAATTTAGCCAGTCTGTTAAAATCTCTACCGTCTAAACATTTTGATTCTAATTCTTTAAGTTGTTCTAATGTTTTCATAAGCAATTTTGTTTTATAGGTTAATCCCATCCTCCAGTAGTGTACAAAGATACATCTTCCTCCTCTACGTTTACACCTTTAATAGCCTGTAGAAGTTTTTTTCTTTGTCTCCCGGCACATATTGTAACCATATCCTTTATACCGATATGAGCGCTCCCATGTACTTACTGGAAAAGGGATATTTTCGTCAATAACCAGCCTCTTCATATGAAGATGTTCGAAGAATTTCTCATGATAGAGTAGTTTGTACTCGTATGCTACTATACTTGCAGATGAGAATGGAAAATAATCATCTTCTTTTTCTTCGTATTTTGGCTCCTTATAGTAAGCCATTTTTGTCACAGTAAAATCGAAGCTCCTAAGAATCTCTTTCGGCTTTCCAAACTCTGACTCTATGAACTCTATCCATACCTTTTCTCCCTCTTTCTGGAACGCACATACCTTCTCATTTCTGTACTTAAATTTCCATCCTTCTTTCTGATGTTTTTCATCATTGAACGAATCAATAGCCTCCTGAAAATCGCTTTCACTTTCAAAGAAAATATCAATGTCTTTTACTCTTTCTCCGGAAAGGATATTTTTAAAACATCCACCAGCTATGAATCCTTTGTGGCCTTCCATATACTTGTCAAGCCATCTTATTTGCCAGAAATTATCTGGAGTATCTATTACAAAATTATTCATATTGTTTATGTTTTGCCGTTACCAAGCGAGATAAAAATTCCGCTTCACAATAATACAATGAGTGTAATTACTCAGGTCGATTCCGTTGTCCGTAAATGCATCCAGGACCCGTTTTTCCACGTATTTGAGTTTTACTGTTATCCCCTTCTTAAACACTTCTATTAACTTCTCATTGCACTCAATAGGTCCAATAAGACAGTATCTATTCGAAGGACTGTCTGATATACAATATGTCTGACATCCTAACATGTTGCTTAAAATTACTTCGTTCATAATTTCTCTATGATTCTAATATGGTGTCTACAAACTCCGTTATTTTATCAACGGATTCTTTTGATAAGGTATATCTTCTCCAATCCCATCTAAAATGCGCTTTTGGGAGATTTTTAGTAGAATATTTTTCATTTCCGTCCTTGTTAGTCCATTCGTAATTATCCTCTGGATCCGCCACTTTTATCCCCGATTTAGGTCCGTTACGAAAGCTATATAGCATTCTTATAACCGATTCAAAATCCGAACCTATATCAAATAGCATATGATACACCTTGTTTATTAAAGCCCTATCAGCTTGTTCCAAGTCTTCACCAAACAACTCTCTTACACTCCAATTTTTCATTTCTGAATAACGAATGAAATTAAGTTTCCCTTTTTCTATATTAGGATTTTTTCTTGATAATACAAGCTCCAAATCTTTCACAAATGATTCTTTTAGCTTCTGTTGTCCTAACAAGGCGGTGTATTTACTTACTATATCCATTATCCAAAGTTTTTTAATATTGCTCCAAACGAATCATATTTAACCCCTAATATATCATGTGCCTTTTGGGATCCACATTCACATTTTCCTACCTTCTGTCCTGATCCACACCCGCATAAGTCTATTCCCCAATGGTTGACACAGTGGTCGCAGCAGTAGGACTGGTGAAGCCATGTGGCATCACCAGTATCCAAATCCAATTTTTCAAATGTTTCCCAAAACATGCTATTCGAAGCACTATTATCAAATCTGATAGTGACTGCACCACATTTACATTTTTGTATGTATTCTATTTTCATATATGTTCCATTTTCAAAATTTCTGGGGACAGATATTCTTGTAACTCCAATTTGCGTATTGGGACAAGACAATCCAGATGTTTAGCGTCCATTTCTTGCCTATTCTCATCTACCCACATTAAAGTATCTTTACTGCTACATTCCGGACATTTGTCAGCTCCACATGGAAGAAGCATTTGTGCTCCACATAAGACACATCTTACCCAGTCTCCGTGCTGCACCCCTTCGTATGTTCTTGTTTTCATATTTGTCATTTTATCATTTACAACTTTCACTTCTTCGCTCCACAAACGTATCTTATATATCGGAGTGATGCCGATCAGAATACCACTATCTTTGCCCCAATATTGAAGTGTTTTGGACTCAATTTTATGATGCAATTCTTGTATTCCTCCTTTGTTTCTGTCATAAGGAGAAAAATCAGATAATTTTACCGTTTTCATTTTTCTGGATTTTCAGCAGTTTCTAAAAGACATTCATTGCCCTCAAAAGGAATGCAACAATCCCATAATGTTCCATTAGAACATTCGTACTTATAAGGCAATCTATTATAATCGTCCACAATTTCCCTTGCAAACAAACTGATATTCCATTTTTTATTTCCTTCTTTTCTTACCAGCACTTTGTCAAACGGCTTAAACTCATATTTCGGTTTTTCTTCAATTCCGAAGAAGCGTTTCAAATACTCTTTAGCTTTAGGTTCTTTGCTTGCCTTTAATGCGTCAACCAACTTTTGTCTTTCGGACTCAGTGGCAAATCTGTATTTTTCTATCTGATTTTCCCAAGCAGATAAACCATCTTCTATTTTAAGAATACCTTTTTGATTTAAAGAGGCATAAAAAGACGTTAAATATTTCCCATGTGTATTTAAAATAAAGATATAGCTACCATCTTTATTACTTAACACCTCTCCATCTTTAAACGTAGTATATTCTGGAACTTCAAGAAGGAGTCGATTTGCGCTGCTAAGTGCTTTTCCTGTAGCAGAAAACCAGTCTGCCGATACAGAAATCGAATGAATTACAACCAATAACGGACAATTTGACGAATTGTCTTCATATACGATTTCTGCTCTATTTTGTCCTTTCTCTGTCACAATACGACCTGCTATTTCCCCTATGTTTATTTTTTTTCGCCGTTTCTAAATCAAACGGAATTGTTGCTGTTCTCTGTTCCATGATCTTATTTGCTTTTATTAGTTCCTAAAAGATGCTCATTTCCTTGGTATGGGATACACTCTTTGTATCTCAAACCTCCCAAGCATTCATATTTATATTCTTCTTCTCTTACTCTGGCAAATAAGTGTAGATTCCAATTTCCCAAATTGCTTGCTCTCACTCACCAAGACTTGATCGAATGGCTTAAAATCGCATTTCTTTTCTTTAGTCAGCAAGTATTCGTACTCACTTAGATATTGTTTTATTATTCCTGCTTTTTTAAGGTTTTCTGTATTAGCAATTCTTTCAGCAAAAGATTTTTTCTCTTCCTCTGTGGCTAATCTAACATACTTGGATTTATCCTCACCACACACACTTGTCCATATTGGAACTTCTTCAGATGTAATCTCGCCATATGCCGATATACCATATATGCATCCCATATCTCCTTCTCTATTAATAATACCATTATATATAAATGGGTTCCCAAGCGTGCTTATTAATACATCTCCTTTCTTAAAATACGCTCCAGCCTCTACTTCCAATTCCAGAACGTTGTTGAAAAAAGTACGACCTTCTGTATCGGCATATATAGCACTTATCCCAGATTCATCTTTTTTTTACAAAAAGTAAATTATAACGATCTGCACAGTCTTTTGACTCATATACAAATTCTATTTTAATATTACCAATTAATACTGAACCTTCTATTTCTCCGCTTTTAATTTTTCTCGCCGTATTTAAATCAAACGGAACAATAATTGGATTTTCCATATCTTTTTATTTTTAATTATGTAATCAATAAAACAAGATGGGTTACTTAAACCCATCCCAGTTGTTTTGCTATTCTCTCCATTTCGTTATATGCTATCCTATGACATCCAGCGGTTAGCAAATCGTTTTCGTACCGATTTAGACTCCACTGGTGACCGGTGATGTCCTCCACCAGACCGTGCCGAAACTCGGCGCCCCGGTGCATTGCCGACACAGCCCGCCACAGTTTTCTGGCTTCTGCTATTCCAATCTTTATCTGTTTACTTGTCTCAATAATATTTCCTTTTATACGAATCCAGGCGTTAGGTTTTTCACCAGGAATATATAAAGGTGTATTCAAGAAATTGATTTCTCCTGACTTCCACTCTTCCAGTTTTTCATCAAAATCCTTGTAACGGGCTTCTTCTTCCTTTCTTAATCTCTCTAATTTTATTCTTTCTCTTTCTTCCTCACCCTTTCTCCATCTTTCAGATCTTTCTGAATACTTAATCCATGTACCTTCCCCGCAAACTTCATCAACAATCACATTTACGGTCCCTAACACTTTTAATCCTTGATGATCCAATAAAATTTGAAAGATGCGTTTTAATTCATGTACGTGCTTACGCTTGATACTATCTCCGCTCTTGGATAATTCATGATTGGTTCCAAGCCAATCATTAGCACTCTTTTTAAGGATACTCTTAGCAGTTCCCATGTTAAAGAACTGAATGTAATCCATCATATTCCCAAAAGCGCCCCAAATATCTGTATAAGATAATTCTGTTTTAGCTCTTTTGTATTTTTCAATAGACTTCTTAATTGATTCCAGTTTGCTGGCAACAAACCTCATATTACCAGTATCCGATATATTATCCCCTACACTGAAAACCATTGCCCAAGTTGGTATCGCATTACGAACATAGCATTGATGTTTGCTCGTGGTAACAGAATAATAATCTTCATTTATCAGGTATGCTTTCTTCCCTTGTTTGTTTTTTACTATTCTCCCGACTTCAAAGTGATACCCATAAGAATAAATACTTGTACCTTCAAAGAAGAAATTGCTCCCTGATGCTGATTCTTCTTGTTCATGAGCCCACAAGTGAGCGACCATTGAATTGTTCATATAAATATCTTTTTAATTGTTTAACTTACCTTTATCATATGACATTCTCTTTTCGTATTTTTCAATACGTTCGGTTATCATATCGCAGAAGACTTGCCCCTCTTTTTCGGAACCTCTGAAGTAACTAATCATCTTCAGGATATTCCCGTTAAACTCATGGACAAACTTGTTATAATAATGTTCACCCATAACTTTCCCATATTTTCCCATAAACAAATCCTTGTCTAACGACTCATCCTTGAAACAACGGTTGTAATCCCATCTTACAATACGAAACAATGTTTCAAAATCCAATCTTTCCATATCCTGTATTTTATTTAAGCTCAAACTTAATACCTTCCGGCAACTGAGAGCGGTCTACCTTATTCACAAAATCATCAAACTCTTCCTGTGTGATTTTTTCTCCATAACCGTTCCAGTTGAAAGACAAAGTGTTCGTGTGAGAATAATATATAACATTATCGGTAGACAACCCATAATCAAACACACAGAGCATTATCTTCTTTTCTGCTTCTGCTTGTCTGATTTTCTTATCGTATCGCTCACAAATTTCAGCACGTTTTGCCGCCATCTTTGCTTTATGGGCTTCCACTCTGCGTTTCTCTATATTTTCTGAGGAATAATGCCCGGCTTTAATACGCTCTTCAATAAGAGATCGTTCCTCGTCCGTTAGTGTTAAAACAAATCTTTCTTCTTCCGGCTTATATGGATTAACCCACTTCTTACCACACAATTTTTCAAGTTCCGCAATAAGTTCTTCTGATTCTCTTTTCCATCTATCCACGATCCCCAGATTGAAAAGCATATACCTGAAATACAACTTATCCTCAGAGGCTTTATATAATTCTACGCATTCTTGTTCTGATATACGCAAATACTCCATTGCCACAGACATACCGCTTCTTCTAACGTGATATATGCCATTTTCCACCGGATACATAGGAGCACCATAATGGTTACAAAGATGCAACGATATGAATTTTGCCAATTCCGGAAAATGTTTTGCAACTTCATCATGGCAGCAGCCTCCTAAGTAATCCTCATATTTTCCATGCTTGTTTTTCCAGTCAACGTCGGCTGTTATGCTCCAGTCGCATATGTTATTTTTGCAGTCATCATCCAAAGAGATTCTAACTGTTATTCTATAATCTTCTTCATTTTCTGTAAAGAATTTTGTACCTGAATAAAACAGTTTGTTTGTAGTTTCCATATTATTTTAGTTTAATCATTACACTTATGAAAAATAAAATCTGCACACTCTCCGGGAAGTGTTCCTGCGTCATTACAACGGTAAAACCCCTGCGTTCCCCAGTCTACATCTACCGGATAACCTTCTGTTTTTTCCAAGAAGCGTTGGATTTCCTCACATTCTTCATCCGTTAATCCAGTGTAATCATCATTGATTAACGGGCAAGCCCAATAAGAGGGCAGTCTGTATCTTATTACTTCTATCATGGCTTTATCAGTTTACAAATTGCATCTTCAAATACCGGAATCATCCCTTTTTCTCTAAAATAAGCGGTAGCCACTTTGAAAGCATACAAAGGATTTACCTTCTTAATTTCATGCAACGATTTATAAAAATCAAGTGGCTGACATACATAGAAGTTTTCATTGCCAAGACATCCGAAAACTCTATTCATAGTTATTTCATTGCAATTACTACCGCCTAATATTATTAAGTCACATCCGGTTTTTCTGGTTCCCAGAATAAATATCTTATCCTTGTTTCCCGGTTGCATAAATATTTCCTTGTCAATCCTAAACCAGTCGCTCTGGCAGTCCTCTACATCCCGGCGAACAATTTCGTCAATTTCAAGTGCGTATTCTTCTTGTGTTTTCATAAAATATGTTATAAAAAATGATAAATGAATATTCCTCTTATTTTAATGATGGTTCCAGGCTTTAAACCTTGAACCCATTCTATTAGTGTTATTGGATCTTTTACAACATATCCCGGATATGAATCAATGCAAATACGATACGCGTATCTGCAAATCCCATATTTTATTACATAAATAAGATTATGCCCATTCATATCTTTGTTAACATTCATTTTATCTACCCCATTTTGTATAGCACGCATCCATTCCTCTTTTACATCTTCTATATTACCATTATATATAATTTCATCATCAACTTCCCCCTTTTCAAATATTTTACCAAGACAAGGGTCATTTAATAAATCCTTGATCTCACTCTTTCTGTCACATTCTCGTATTTCTTTCGTGTAATCTATAGATGTGTTATTATAGGAGATTTCCCCATCCATGTATCTCCCTGTATATTTCGACTTTTCTTCTAATTCAAATATTATTCCATTCATAAAGCATTTTTTTAAATGTAGTTATATAACTTCTGAATAAAATCACTCATGGTATTGGCATGTTCTCTAAGATCATACCAGTCCATTTCTTCAATATCCCAAGGTCTATTCTCCTTTATACTTGGATAGAATACGTTTGTGTCCCCTATCTCCAAATTAATCAACTCATCTATTATCGATTCCGGTTTGCCAACAATGAAATACCAATGCGTCGAAATCTCTTCTTTATCAAATTCTTCCCATTCATTATTCCAAAACTCTTTTGATGTCATGGATGGGCACTCACTCATTAACTTCTCCCAAGCCTTCTTATCTTTGTTTCTAGACCAATAGACTTCTCTGTTTTGCTCTGTAATAGGAATTTTTATTAGGTGATTATATACAACTTTACACCATCTATATAAAACAGAAGCCGGATAATG